GTTTCAACGATGTTGAATACTGTTTTTTAATTACTGCAAATCCGATTAACACGGAAAGCAATGCAATGAGTGAAGAGGAATTAAACCGTTTAATCATGGAGGGCGGAGATATTAGCGAAATAGCTAATAAGTCTAATATATCGCCCTTTAGGACTATTTTGTTTCCTAATACCTCGCAAATTTGTGACGTTTTTCTATCTTTGTTGGATAAAAACGAAGAAAGGGAAAAGAAAGGAGAAAAACCTATTTTTCCTACTATCAACCTTAACAGGTTTGAGCAAGAAACGCCCGAACCGTATTTTAGACGTTATACAAAAGACGGAGACGGAGTCAAGGAAGGTGATTGGATAATAGCCCAAACAGGTGACGAAACTCTTCCTAATGACCCTATGAAACGCAAAGTTTTTCGTTCTATCTGGATAACATCTATTTGCAAAACAGACGCAAACGGTGTAGACATTCCTACGGAAAATATAGTACGCAAGGCGGCTAGAGCTTACACAAACGGGCTAGAAACTCAAGCGGGTAGCGGTAAAATGATTGTGCCGTGTGCTATGCAAATGAAACTAGAGGCGAAAAAAGCTGCGGCAAATGCACCTAAAGAGAACGACCAAACCGGCGGAGATGAATTATTAGCCAATGAGTTCGAAGAAGAACAACCGCAAACACGTGGTAGACGTCGTTAAGGATATGAGGGAGAAATCCCTCATTTCGACCATAATATTGAAAGCAATAGATTAAGATAGTCGAATTTTTAATTACAACACATATCAAGTATACAATGGAAACAGAAGAAATCATTTGGCGAGACGGTCATGTATCTACAATAGCAAATGAAGAAGCAATTCGTATCAGGTACGAATATCCTAATGGCGAAGATTGGGAATGGAGAATAAAAGTACATATATCAAATATTGCTATCAGAGATGTATCCGCTTATTTATTACAAATGCGTTAAATATGACAATATTCCAAGTCTTATCAATTATTGCAGCAGTATACGTAGTATATATAACAGTATATGAATGCATTAAACTATGGAAGGAGATTAACAAATGACAGTACAAATGACTAAACATCGAAGCGTACTCAACAGAATAAGTAATTTCCTGTGTGTCGCTCTTCTACTTGCTATTATTGCTGGTGCAATATTTGGTTCACCATTCAATTTCAGAAAGAAATATGAACCATTAGGCTTTGTAGATCTACAAGTAAGGTATAAACACTATTTAGTAAGTAATAAGTATCAAGAAGATGATGATACATACGTACTGTGTTTAGTAAATCCTGTTACAGGTGATGAATATAAAGCGTATGTCGCATACTATTTGTATATAGACGTATACTTTGTAGGTGATACTATTAAATAATTTATTAACAAAATCATTATCAAAATGAAAAAGAAAAAAAGTGTTACAGTCCATACTACGGACGGTCTCGAGTTAGTGTTTACAAGTCGTTCATTTGATTACTGTTGTGGTAATCCAGATGGTGGATCTCGCATTTGTATAAATGGTGAGGAAGAAGAGATTATTGAAACACCAGCTGTAGTATCAAACCTATTAGACGAACTGGAGGACTAATATGATGAATGAAGATCAGTATCCTGTAGTAAGAAAATCGTCTAACGGATGTTTTTGGACGATATTAGTAGCCATTGCATTAGTAATCGCTACTGGAGTAATAGTGTTTCTGTGTCATGAACCTATTGCTAAAATTGTTACGTCGGAAGACGAATCAGTTTGCATTGACACTGCAAAAGCTAGTGAGCCTGTACTAACAATACAGGAAGTTCTCAAATTTAGAGAGAATGTGAGGGAAGGTATGCGCATAGATAGTATATTTTTAGCAATGCCTGAAGCGATTCTTGTTGATATTCTTATGACGCATGGGACATCTTTGTCTAATAGCGACATAGTTTATATATATGAATCGAACAAAGAGCATTTTAAAGATATAAAAACTGGCGCAGATATCCAGAAAAATATTCTTACCGTAGATTCTGTGAAGAATCCAAGAGACTCTCTAAGGCGTTAGAGACAGCGTTTTGCATAATAATCGAATAGTATTTGAAGAAAACAGATTTGGTTAGCTTGCTTGTGAAAGTAGGCTAGTCTTCAGTAAATGACAAGCCTGTGGGGCGTAAGTAATAAAGAATTCTGAAAGATTGCAGGTAAGAGTATGCACTTATTGGCAATATGCATACCAGAATAATTTGTTATGATCGTGCGGACGTAAAAATCAGGTGGGTTGATAAGATTTAGCTTAGCCGCTATTTCTGCTATTCCCTAGTGTTGCTCTCACCAACACTTAAAATCAGTGATTGCTAATATGATTTCTTTAATAACTCGTGAAGATGAGATTAATATGTAGTAATATTAGTCTAGTATATAGCGCTGTATACTATTCTCCGTTAACAAATTTGCCTATAGCGCTGTAGGCACGTCGTCAGTACTAACAATAAAATTTTAAGTATATGAAGAAATGAAAACTAAAAAACAGGAATCCAAAAGGCACATTACTAGTATGATATTACATACTGGTCATCTCTATGCTAATATCTTAGCATTAACTAAAATATTAGGTATAACATTTAGTGATGCCAAACGGCTAGCTAGAAGTAAACCAAGTGAAGAAATTCAACTCGTTCCGTACTTAGAAATTAATTCTAATCTCTCTACTGATGAGATTAAGAAAGAATTAGAAGAGTATGAGATCGAAATAAAAGTAATTAATCAATAATTATGAAAGCAATTGTAATTCTATTAAGCAGAGATTTTAACCCAAACAGCGAATCTAAAGCTGTAGAAGAGATAGCTAAAATTATCTCTAAGTATACTTCTGGGGATGTAAATTGTTCATTAGACATTTTATGTCTTGATGAAGACAGTATTTCTAAAGCTTTAACAGCTCATGTGTTGAACAAAGCAGAAGTAAATACTATTGATGACAGCATACTTAGATTATGCCGTGATATTACAGAGACAGTAGGCAATCCAGTAAACTTCAGTAATGAAAGCACATTTAAGGTAGAATTCATTAAGAGATTTCTCAATGATGCCGATCTTAGACAGCACAATACAGAAGTGTTAAAGTATTTGATCAGTACTGGAAAGCTCAAGCCGGCTCATTCTAAAATCCTTGATTCGTATCACTTATCAAATGTTCCTCTCTACTTAAGAGAGATCAATAACATTTGTAAATTCTTTTAACTATGGCAAAGAAGGAGAAGGAAGTGAAACAGGACTATAAAAAACGTCCTAAACATAAAAAAATGGAACCTTACAATCGCAAAAAGTCATGGAAATAAGTAAAGAACATCCGTATGAAGATGCCTGTAAATTACTTGGCATACGTCCTGTAGCCAATTATAAGAGCTACAAATTGTCAGATGAAACTAGGAATTTCATCAAGTTAGAAACTGTTGCAAAAGCTTTGAATGGAGACTGGAAACCTAAAGTAACAAATCCCAAAGAAATGCGATATTACGTATGGGGATGGAATTACACGGATGAAAGAAAACCTGCCGGTTTGCTCCGTGTGGATTCTCGCGATGGGCTTGGCTATGCTGCTGCTGATGTCGGTTCTTGTCTAGAATTCAAAGACAAAGAAACAGCAAAAGAATTTGCAAAATTATGCAAACCATTGATTGTCAAACACTTATTTGGTCGAGACGATCATGAAAACTTTAAATTCAGTTTCTAACGATTGTCCTACACATGATAATATTATCAACTGTAGTGAATGTGATCTTGAGTGTAAACTCAGAATGGCAACGAATAACAAAGAAGAGGTTCCGCCAGAGCCTCTACCCGCTGTTATATATTTCTAACTTAAATTGTTAGTATGGTGGATTCCAATCAACCTAAGAACTGTAAATATACCAAAACCCTAATACATATTATTATGTAATGGCTATTCAACGGCAATCTGTAAATCTACAGATAAAGGGAGAGAAGGATAGGGGTTATCTATAGAATAAGAGATAGGAATATATAGAACAGTTCTTTTTTATTATTAACTTAAAAAAATTATCAAAATTATGGCTAAAAAAGAAAGAAAAGCTTTATTCTTTGTTCGTAAAGTAACAGGAAATAAAGAAATTCTGTTTGCTGTAGTTGGCATGCCAGAAAGAACAACCGCGCCAGCCGAAACAGCTCATTACATTTTGTTTAGTGGAAATAAAAATCAACGCTACAAGATGAAGATTAATTCCTACAAAATTGTAGAGAAAAAGATCACTGATGTAAAGCCTAACTTCGAAGAAGTAACAGGCAAATTACTTGATGAAATGTATTCTAAATGTTGTAAATCATTCAGAACTGCATTTCCAAGATAGATTGTAAAGATCTAGAGATTATTAACATAAAGTTCAACTTCTAAACATTATCAAAAAATGGCAGGAAAAGAAACAACGGTAGCAGATGTTACCAAAATTTCAACAGAAAACATTGAAGAAGTCATCAACTCCGGTTCTACGGTAACTGAAGAAGCTGCAAAAGAAGCAGCTGAACAGATTGCAAAGAAGCGAAAAGAGGAACTGACAGAACGTCTAGTTGAGACTACTTTACGTAGTGAATATACTCGTAAGTCTACTTACTTGAGTATGAAGAAAACAGACAAAGAGCGTGAGATCAAGCTCAATTATCTGAAAAAGTTCTCTGAAAAGGATGACAAATTACGAAACGGCGGTATCACTATTGAAGATTACGAAAAGGATTGCCAGGAACTCTACAAAGAGGCCAACAAACTGATTCGTGAAGTAGGTCAATGGTATGACGAACAGCTGAAGAAGCTGTATAATCAGTATCCAAGGGCCCGCTACGATTGGAAATACAATAGTATGTCTATGTAATTTCCCCGCATCGTCCAAAACCATAGTACTCTAGCAGTAGAAATACTGACTACATAGTCTAAGTTTAGAGAAAGTAGCAAAACTTAAATCATCGTTTAGGATTGATCACATAAGCAACTCTAGTGTGAATTGACACACATGCAAACAAGTGTAAGGCGTAGTAATACGACCGATGCCGGAGCAGGACAGTATGACAACGTGCCACTGATCATGTGCCTAAGATCGTGAGGATGTAATTATAAATTGCGCAATATATAAATACAGATTCTATACTCGATGAGTATATTATGCAATAGCATTCTTATGATATCAAATCAGCACATTTTGGAATAGTGCGATGCTAGACATCATGCCGTATAGGGGCCGCAAGGTATCTTATACTTCCAAGTTTAAGTTATCAAAACGTTGTTACATAAAATAAAAGACCAAGAGTATGTAGGTTTGGTCGCCTACATACTCACAATTGACTGTTAGGTCTATTAATCAGTCGTTAGGACAAGGGTTCGACTCCCTTATGCTCCACAAGTCACGCATGACATTAGGTTCTAAATTTCTTTCCTTGTACAGGGCAAAAAAGAAACTAATGGGGCATTATGGTTTTGACTGCGACAATGAGAGATAGAATAGGTCAATAATGCGAATAACTGGCAATACAAGTTATGTAACAGACTACACACGCTTAGTAGCGTAATAAGTCTGAACGGCTAAGCTAATGTCGTAAAAAGCGGAAGTAAGTGACTCGGGACTGTAGGGGTTCAAATCCCCACTTACTACAATTAAATTAAGTTTAATCAATAAATTAATTTGAAATGGGATTAATTAACTTTATTAGGCAGAATCTTCCAGAGTCATGGGAGAAAGCCGCAACTGAAATGAAAATGAAGAGTGAGTTAATAACTCGACTTCATGCTAATGTTCCTCGTATCTATAAAAATAGATATCATTACAAAAAAGGAATGCGTTATATTAGGTCTGTATTTAACATATCGGCTGATAAGCTAGTTTACTACGTTGAAGCGTCAGATATCGACTTAGTAAAATGGGAAAAACTTACTAACAAAATTAAAGAAATCGAATATCAATGCGAGTAGTACCATGGTGGGTTTGGTTTGATTCCAAACAGGAAGAAAGAGAGTTCAAGCAAATGTTAAACTCTTCAAAATCAGATATTGAAGCGATAGATAAAGTATTGGATAAATATCCAAACTTAACTCTTGATCAGGCTTCTGGTATAGTAGATAACTTTAAAAAAGAAATTAATAAGTCATGAGATTAAATGGACCCGGCGTATATCAAATTGTCGGAAGTAATATAGAACTATTAGCAGTAGTTGTTGGTGAAGCTCCTTATTTAAGGATAACATCTGCAATTATCATGAATGAAGCATTTCAAAATGCAAAATTCAGAGAGGTAAAGGAAGAATCCTATGAGATCCAGAGTATATATAATCATCCAGATAACTATGTATGTTATCCATACGAAGGATCAGAAGTATGTCAGCTACCCATTGAAAAAAGATCAATGCGTGGCAGTAAGATGCCCATCACAACAGATGATGAGTATAACGAATTTAAACGTAGATACATCAATGATACATCTATTCCTGGAAGAGGAACTATGAGTACTAAGATGTATATTATGGATAGAACTGGTTGGTCAGCCGCACAGGCACAACTAGTTATTTGCAAACTAGCTAAAGAAGTAAAGAAAGAAAATGGTAATACACTGCGTTACGAATAATGTATACACTCCTTGGGGTAAAAGATATAACTTATTTCACTGGAGAGCATCGTGGTGGGTATATATCAGTCTTGCAGAAAGAGAGAGAAAGTTATCTTTTAAAGCTGATAAACCGGTAAACCACATATTATATTGGTTTGATACTAATATACTCCAGAGAATAGGAAGAGATTCCAATTTTACTCTAAATGTCCGCATTAGAATAGTATGTGGAATGATTAATAAACTCAATCCTGCAAAGATATCTATGGAAATGAAAAGAGAGTTTATGGAGTGTATTTGGGATGCTTATCAAAAGTTCTCAAAAGATTACATTGAGTATCATTGTAGATACGAACTAGGATTACCATTTTAAGGGTATAGGGCTTTGATCGGCCCTATACTCACTAACCGTTGAACAGGTCAAATAAGAGTTACTTCAATAATACATAAATTTGCGTCCTGTACTCTTATGATTATCAGTTCAGCACAATGCCCGTACATATGACAGATGAAGAAAAACAACAAGTTTTCGATCTGATCAAACAGGCGAAAGAAGGCAAGCAATCTGCCTTCACAAAGCTTTATAATCGCTTTAATAGAGTTATTTACAATACTATTTATTATATTGTGAATAACAAAGATGCAGCAGATGATTTATTATCTGTTACATTTACTAAGGCTTTTAGTAAGCTAGATAGTTATGTTAATAACATATCTTTCGAAATGTGGTTAAAGACAATAGCTATCAACAGTAGTATAGACTATATTCGACATACTAAAAAGGAAAGAGCGAACTATTGGATTGACGATGATGCCAACTCTCTACAGTTGAATGACTCGGCCGGTTATTCTCCTGAAGAAGATTATATCTTCGCAGAGAAAAGTGTAAATTTAGAAAATGCCTTGTCGCGACTTCGTTGGAAGTATAGGAATATAATTGAGCTACGCTCAATCCAGAATCTGTCTTACAAACAGATTTCTGAACAACTTGGACTCTCAGAGTCTCAAGTTAAATCACGGCTTAATAAAGCGCGTGAAAAGTTAAAAGAATTATTAACAGATTAAAATTTACTAATTATGTCAGCATCTATGATTTTAGTGCTGCTTGTTGTAGCAGCAATTAGTGCACGTATTATGCGTTCTACTAAAATGTGGTGGATATTCTTATTCACTATTATGACTGGCTTATTAGTAGGTATGTTGAGCAAAGAGACTGTAAATCATTTCGTAAAGAAAGAAATTACAGCCTCTATTGCTCCACTAACTAACACCGTAGACAATGTAGATCTATTGTGCATGTTACCGGTAGTCACAGTGACAGAAGGAGCTACACATGGAGTAACAGGTTACGCAATAGACCTTGTTGAACCATTGTCAGACGCATTAGTTGGTAATCATACTACTAAGGGCAGAGACTCACCAGAGTTTGAGGATGATAGTTGAACCTCATTAAACAATCTATCTAAATTCACCTATTTTATTAACAATTTAAAACATTATCAAAATGTCATCTAAAAAGAAACAAGCAGCTCAAGCAGCTGCAACTGCTGCAAAACCAGCAGAAACAGCTAAAGTAGATAATACTACAAAAGCAACAACAGAGAAAGAGAATAAAGGTACTGCGAAAGCAGAAACTTCAGCAGCAGCTCCAGCTCCTCAACCTAAGAAGAAAGAGGAGAAGAAAACTGAAGCTAAGACTGAAAAGCAGCCCGCCCAGAAAGTGGCTGACACACAGCCGAAGCCGAAGAAAGATAAAACTCCGGTAGTTATTGCTGAAGAGGTAGACGAAACTACCGCTCTGGGCAATAAGATTGGTGTTCCATTATCTAACACAGGTATGGACGCAATCAAACGTTCTTCTACTGATGCTAAAGCACAGTTAGTAACCTATGGTTACAATCGCTTTATCAACAATGAAGAGTTCAAAGACAAGTGTCCTGAAGCTTGGAAACACACTGCACAAGTATGTGATGTTGTGTGGTTGCTTGCTATGGTTGATATTCGTAATGAAGTAGCTGCCTTGAAGTCAGGTGGTCAGATTGTTGCGAAGATACCTGAAGATCAGCTGATGCCTTTGAACGAAGTAGCAGAAATGCTGGGTATTACTCTTGCTACACCAAAAGCAATTGTAGGCCCGCAAGGTGAAAAACAGCTTGCTATTGATTTCACTTCACAGGATACTATTATTCCTGAAGAATTGAATGACAAGAAAGCTCCGGTACAAACTGTACCTGATCTCGACTATGACAAAGTTGGTACAGATCATGAAAAGATTTGTGCAGCTTTGGACTATTTGATGCACCAAAACCGTGACATTACGGTTTGTATTGACAAAACCTTAGAATGGTATCGTGGGTTGTGTATGAACAACGCAGGTTCTGCTGATGCTAAGCTTGCACTCGATGCTAAACCACTTAACGAATGGATTGATGAAATCTTCCATCTCATCCCAATAGCAGGATTGATGAAGGGTCTTGGACGCTCCGTATATCTTTATACGAAACAACAAGGTTCTCCAGTATCTGCTCACAGTATTCTGCATGGCAAATTGCCTAACTGGAGTGAGGAAGATATTGTCAGTCTGCTGAAAGTACTGATTCAAGAAAACTATCGCTATAGCTTGGAAGATAAGATTGACGCAAATGGCAATGTTATCAAAACTGAAAAGCCGAAACCTACAGAGGATAAGGCTATTCAATCTGTAGTTGGTAGTATTGGATTGGAATACGTTGACAAATTGATGGATGACTACACTCGTTCTGTACCTGAAAATGCTACAGATGAGCAATTGGCAGAAATCAAAGATGCCCGTGTAGCTGCTCGCAAGATTATCAGTCTTGTACGCGCTAACTATTATCCGGGTAAGGTTGAACCGACTAACGAACAGATTCGTTTCGCAATCGGTAAGATTATCAACGTTTATCGTCAGCCAATGGATCAGATAGCTGAATTCGAAGGCCCTCTGCCTACTCTCGTTGGAGAATATCCGGAAACTCTAAAGACTGAAGACAAACCGGCCGAAGAAAAAAAAAGCTAACAGCGCCGTCTAAGTGGAATATCGTATACTACCTTAAGAAACTGTTCACTAACTCATAATCAATATGAATAGTAGAATTTTATCGACAATTGGTTTCTTTGTGATCAGCTTGTTTGTTGGTTATAATTTAATCAGTACTGTCGAACCCGCGCAGGCACAACAACCTGTAGTTCCTTCGTATTTAGAGTTAATGTCTATGATGAACTCTAATAAAGAAGAGAAGCAGTCTGTGAGTAAAGTAGGCACTATTACTGTGTCTTATGATATTAACACTCAAGAAGTATCCGTAAAAGGAACAACAGACGCAATTGTGAACGTTACAACAACCGGTGAACTTAAACCGGTTGTTAAGTGGAGAACTAAAGTAAAAGAAGTCAACACAGGATTTCCAAAGGTACGCAGTATTGCTAATATGCCGGAGGATGTAAAACCACTTGCACCTTTTACTAAAGATATCTCAAATGAATAAGAAGAATCTTGTTATGCTTACTACGATGGTACGACTATCACGTATCATTCGTAGTTGCAAAGATGCAAGGCGTAATTTAGATTCAGTGATAGACCAAACCAACTACTTTATAGTAGCTGGAGAGAATTCTAATCTCATACAGGTACAAGCGAAAGCTAGTATCAGTAATACCTTATTCGTAGAACAGTACTTACGCTCGTCTGTAAGTAAGATTTGTACTAGTTTGGATGGATTTGATCCAGGAAGAATGGATCCTGTCGATTATATCAGTAGTAGTGATATAAAAGATGGCATAGTTGACCTATGCCGTGGCAAGAAAGTTGTAGCAACAATATTTATACCATCAGGAGAAATTGTTCCGGCAAGACCAGAACAAGAAACTATAGGAGAAGATAAATCCTCAGCGGAAAAAAGTTAATAGTAATAACCGCTATATAAATACTATAATTATACTATGGTTCGAGAGGAGTAAAACCAAAGCGTAAATCACTCCGGTGGTCACAGCAGGAAGTTTTCAAGTACTACCACGTCAGGGAGTTTGTGTCCATTAACACATAGCCCGAGAAAGACAGAATCCGAGAATATGTTAGCTGCTACAACAGTGAGATACTCAAAAGGTAGGATAATAACTTACACGACTGAAAATCGTGGGAAGAGAGAAGGAGAGAGTGAGTAACCTTCGCTGGGTAATGAGAACCGTTTGGTGATTACTTAAGTAAAGACTCATAGTTTAAGAGAAGACACACTGAACTATAAACAACTCAAGGGAACGAAATCCCAATACTCGTATGCACTATCAAGATGTGATTCAAGAAGGAGTATAAACACGATGCTGAAACAAGGGCAATACGGCTCTTGGACTAATCCCTTTGGAAAGGAACGTCAAAACATATTTATATTAAAAGGACTGACTAACGTCCCCCAGCGGGCTCCAAACTCGCTTAACAAAAGCGCAAGTATGCGTTCAGAAAGAGAAAATACGGATGCTAACTTCTAGTGTTCTAATGGAGAGAATCTGTCTCGTCTACCTTAGATAGCCGTTATATGAAGGGAAGTAATACTGATACTAATGAAGGATAACCGTGTTATGGTACATACTTATACAAAGTAAGGATATGAAAGCTGGAAACGCAATGATCCAGATTGTAGAACTACGTGTAGTTTTACTCTGATTGATTACCCGTGGAGCAGGAGCCAATCCTGTGCATTATCGTAAATAGTGTGCTGCAAAAGAACTTACGTATGAGGAATGAAGCTATATGAGATTGATAGCATTCTTTCAAGTCTAAAGTGACTCACGTGCTTAGTCGTTCGTGTGAGTATAAATGAATGAGGAATGACTGAACCCAGAGTGTTCAGGCGGTTTGAGGGCGCTATAACCCTGATTCTAGTTGTCACATACCTTTAGCAAGTATGATTATGGCATAAAATAATAAGCAAAGGAGAGTCTTGGTACTCCTATTAAAAAACAGCAGAGCTTATACCTTTCAAGATATGAAAAGGTGTATTACTAGATTATCACACTCATTCCAGAGTAGGAGATATTAGTAGTAGTCAAAAACAATAGATTAACAAGTAAGAGCCAAGCTGCTCCAGCTTAGAACCCTGGAACCAGAGAGGTAAGATTGTGAACAGATGATGTTACTCTACTGCATCTGAAAGTTAATGCCGAATAGAACCGGCCTAGTTAAATCTGTTCTAAGAGATAGTTAATATATTATTAATCGACGCATAGTGAAGGAAGGCTATGGTCACATATAATTAAGGAAGTTCAATGATAGTACAGAAGTGGCAAATTATCAGTTGTAAGATAGACCGCATGGAGTACGAGTCACCCTTAGACTGCCAACCGTTACGCTGACATTAGACACTCCTAAAACGTTTACCGCAAATAAACGTGTAAAGAGAACGCTGAATCGTTAATAACCTGCAGCCAATCACCCTGTCTCGGTAGATTAAAGGGCTAAGTACATTTTGACTCAATAGCAAGAGCAATTGAGCAGCAAGGAGACGATGAAGGGTGGAAATCCCAGTATTCGCGCAGTATAAACAACAAATCCGAGAGGTACAAGTGGGCCATGCTTCAAGCAATGGGCTTGTGAGTTTTAGTAACGTTTAGATAAAACGACCTTCAATCGCATAGATTGTCGTATCCGGAAATACTAATAGGCTGAAAAGATGCCATTGACTTAGTTTTCTATATTGCATCCAATCGCGATATAGAATTACGGTGAGAGGTGCGCTAAGCATCGAAAGAATTGAATCTTAGCCGTCGACACGGGACGATAAACATTTATCAATCTTTATCATATTTTTTATCAGAGATTTTATCAGAAGATATTTTCAAATAAATTGACATTTATTCTATTAAAGCTTAGTAGATTATGTGATTGAATTCACCACTACCATTACTGTAGCGCCAGGAAATAATCGAACGGTAGAGAGCATTAAAACGAATATTAACTTAAAAACATTAAAATGATCCGTATGGTATATCAAGTACGGAATCAAGAAGGGAAACATTTTTATGGACAATATCAATCAGAACAGCAATCCCGTAGTTGGAACTATGGCTGCACAGATCCTTGCCCAAAACCGGCAAATCGCTCAGAAATATTACGGACCTTTGTTCGGTAAGCAAGTGTTTACTATCGTAGCTGTTTGTCCTGATCCGAAATGGAAGGAAAACACTATGAACGGAATCAATGATTTCCGCAACGAAATTAAGGCTTATATTGTCAAAGCTATTGACATTATGAGTATCAGTATTATTGAAAAAGATTTGGATCAACGGCCGAAGATCGGTATCAATGTTGGTATTCCCGGCGTAGAACCGATGATGTTCGAAATCGCTGAACCGGATTTCAGTAAAGCAACTCGTGAAACAGTCACTGAAGCTATTGACCGGCTTAGTAAGCCAGGTAGCAAACCGATGTTCTTCTCTGCTGAAGACTTGCCGAACCTTGACAAGCTCGTAGAGATCGCGAACAACGGTAGTATCAATACGTACGAGGAAATGGCTCGTAAGTGTATGATGCTCGCTAAGACTGTTCGTGGATATTCAGAAAACAACCGACGGATCTACACTAACTATATGCGCGAATGCGGTATCAGCAGTGCAGAACTTGAGGTAAACGTTCACATTGAAAAGAGCGAATAAACATTATGATAGGAAGATTGTCACCTTCTCGGGTTGACTTCTTACGTATGCTAATCATATATGAACCATCTATTTTGGCTAAAGTAAAGGTATTGAATGGGAGACTTGAAGAGCAGCCAAAAAAGGTAGATATATTAGATAATGGACAGGTTATCTTATATTATGGTTCAGGTCCGAAATGGTTGCAACGATTCTTTAATACTCATGGATCGGTGAGTATCACGGATATCGCAATCAAAGCAGCAAGCATAATGTCTGGCTCTGGAGAAGCAAAAAATGAAGAAGCTTTCTATGGCATGATGAAAGCCATACTTAAGGAAGCTGAAGATAATAATGATCTCGACTGTATAGTAGACATCTTATTTGATAACTTACGGTGTAGTCCGAACGGGGAGTTACACTCTAAGTATATCAATGAAAAGTATTTACAAAAGTATGCAGATGAGAAAGGGCACAACCGAAAAGTTAAGATGACTGAAGGTCCTCGGGGCTTTATAGGTATTAGACTAGAAGATGGACGGGTATTACCGTGCTATCTTGGTAAAACAGTTATAATTGACGAATAAGTGTTGAATTGGACACTTGTCAATTAATCTCTTTGTCATAGTACTGAATGGGGTACTACACAAAATGGAGACTGCTGAATTGGGCAGTTTCAATCCCATGCATTAGCTTAGTGATTAGAGCGCTCTTTAGAGAGACGGGAGTTTGATTCTCTCATGCATGACTAACTAGTAGACGTAATTTGGTTGAGTATTAACTTAAAAAAACAAATCACTTGAATATGAAATCAATTACATCTAAATATGCAAAAGAACGTATTTACAATCTTAGTAAAGATATAACTAAGTATTGGCACATAATACAGAATGAAAACGTTATTTCTAAGGAAGCAAAGCGAAACTACGATCTTAAGGTATTACTTACTAAGATCGAAGAAATGGCAGAAGAACGTTTCCTTATGAAATTATATCTCCAGTGTATTAATATGGGGTATAAGAAGTTTTCAGAATTGTCTAATGATAATAATTACATTACGATATTTTCACTTTCAGAGAAACAAGAACGATTGAATCATTTAAATCGAATTAAAACTATTGATCCGAAGCTTAAACGTGCTAAAGGTAAGAAAGCGCTTAACAATACAGAAGAACTTACTTCTGCCTTCATTGGTACGTTAAAGAATAAGCTTCAGTTGGAGATCAATAAACTGACAAAAGACCTAGAAGATTTTAACGAAAAAGCAGAGCTAGATATAGAGTCTGCACCAATTTGCCTAGCGGCATAAAAAAATGCGAGCCTTCGGGCTCGCTAGTATTAACTACTAAAACATTATCAAGATGAAAAAGCAAAAAGTACAACATAAGAGAACTGGAGTAAAATTATCCAGAACTAACCGTTCTAAACTACGTCGTTCAAAGAAGGCAGAAGTAGTATTTAGAAGTCCGGGTCCATCGCCCTTTATTACTAAAGGAGAAGATGGGAAAGTCAGTATTACTAATATCGTTGGAAACGTTAGCCAGAAGAGCTATACAACAGATATAGGTAAAAATGCAAGACAGGCGAATAAAACAGCTAAACAGGCTAAGAAAGATCGTATTAAACAGATCTTAGCTAGTGCTGGCTTCGATCCTACTATCAAGTATACGAGAAAGGAGAAGAAGAAATTCACTCGTCGTATCAAAAATTTGCTATTTGTTCAACCGAAACCAGTTAATTTAACTGATGAGGAAATTAAAATGCGTTTTGTAGCAGAAAAGAAGCGTAAAGCAGAACTTCTTGCAGGTAGACCTCATAAGAATGAAATAGAAGCTCTTATGACTAGTTTTCTTGGTGAGAAAAGAGAAAAATCACTACAGAAAGAAAGCAAGAAATATCGCTACATAATCAAGCAACAAAGTAAAGAAACTCCGCAAAAGGAGATAGATTTTCTTACTGATTATGTCACTGCTAAAAACGAAATAGAAGCAGTAGAAGTAGCGAAATCTAAATTCCGCAGCGTGTATAAGAACAGTGAAGATAAGAACAGCTTGACTGGTCTATCTGTTATTCAGTTAGATACTAATCAAAGTTCTTATTATCCTAAAGATACTATTCTTTCATGGACTAGTCCTGAAGAATTAAAGGAGAAGTATTCAAATGTTGCAAGTGCGGCATAGTTATTAACTGTTAATATTATCAAGATATGAATAAGAAAGATACACGCTATAAAATAGCTCGTAGTAAAAAGAGAATTGAGTTAAGAAATATCTGGAAAGACGACAGAAGAAACTTGCAAGGATGCAAGATGTTGGTATCTGCAGAAGAAGCTAAAGATCGCGAAGAAGCAGGAAAGAAACCTATTGTTCCTAAGAAATGGAAAGAAGAAAGAAATGCTAGAATTCGTGAAGCTCGTGAGCGATCTGCAAAGATTGACTTTCAACCTAAAGACTTTCACTGTGATGAGCTAAAAGAACGCAGAAAGGCAAAGAAAGCTCATAGAAAAGCTCTCATGCTCAAAGCGAAAGAAGCTATGCTTACTAAAGCAATTAAGCATGGACTAAAACATAAGGACGTAGATGCTATTAAGCATACTATTGTACTTACAGCCAAGCTTGATAGAGCAATCGCTAAAAAACAAAGTAAAGAAGACAAGGCTAAGTATAAAGCTTCCCTTGTAGAGTTTAAGACTAAGTATGTTCGTACATACAAGGTAGGAAACACTAGATGTCCTGAAAAAGGAACCGGACGTCACAAAAAAGAAAGAGGCTTTGCACGTAATAGCACCGCAAAAGTCTATTCAATGAAACAGGCTAAGCAGGCCGCCTAAACTTTGCCTGCACTATAAAGCTTTTTTCATAAATTTTTAAGTTTGCAATGGAACCCCCGTAGTTTAATTGGTAAAATGTCTAAATGTCGGTTCAAGTCCGACCGGGGGAACAAATTTAACACCATTAACTATGATTATACGAGATAAGATTGTTTATGTATATGATATTGAGGTATTCCCCAATGTCTTTCATTGTACTGTAAAAAATACAGAAACAGGTAAATTACATAAATTTGAAATATCTTGCAGAAGCAATCAATTAGATGAGCTCGTAGAGTTCTTTCATACTATAAATACGAACCATACATTTGGAGATCTTTATACTACAGATATTCAGTTTAAAACTGATAAACTATTCTGTGGATATAATAATCTTCATTATGATAACGCTATTATAAACTATATAATAGATTATTATAATACTATGAAATACAAAGGTTATAGGACTATATGCAGGTCTATATTTAACCTAAGTAAAGTAATTACTAATTCAAGCGAAGATGATATCAGTGCTTGGAAAAAGTGGAAATACATGGTTTGTTTCGATTCCTTTGATTTACTTACTATGTTATATAGTAATAAGTTAAGAGTAGGTTTGAAGGAGATTCAAGTAACAATGCAGTACAAAAATGTACAGGAATTTGTTGCAGACTGGCAGGCTGATCTGCCTGAAAGTCAAATAGACTCAATGATTGATTATAATATTAATGATGTTAATTCTACTGAAGAGTTACTCAATAGATGCAAAAAAGATATTGATCTTAGGATCGCTATCGAAGACGAATACGGAGTAAGAGTACTTAGTAAAGATGGCGTAAACATTGGTATGAAGATCTTAACTCAGAAATATCTGGAAAAGACAGGATTAACATGGTGGGATATTAAAGACTTAAGATCTCCTATGTCTGTAATACCATTAAACGACGTTATATTACCATTTATTAAGTATGATAGTCCTATACTTCAAAGAGTACTAGATGATATGAAAAATCAAATAGTATCTCCTGGAAGAAAAGGATATGAAAATAAGTTCGTATTTGAAGGATTACAATATTCTGTAGGAGTTGGTGGCATTCATTCAGTGAATAAGCCAGAAATAATAATTCCGAAAGAAGACGAATTACTCATTGATATTGATGTTGCATCTCTATATCCAAGTATGCTAATAGAATATGGATTCTATCCTAAACATTTAGGCCCCGAATTCCTAGAAGTATACAAGCAGATTAAAGATGAGCGTATCGAAGCAAAACACAATGGCAATAAGGTTAAGAATGAAACCTTAAAGCTAGCTCTTAATGGTTTGTCAGGTAACTTGCAGAATGAGCATAATTTCTGTTATAGTCCATTTGCTGTAATGCAAATTAGAATAAATGGACAGTTACTATTACTAATGCTAGCAGAGAAACTTACCCAACTAGGATGTCGAATCGTCCAGGCAAATACTGATGGCTTATTCGTCTTACTTAAGAAAGATGTATATTCTAAAGTAAACAAAGTTTGTCGTGATTGGGAACAACTTACTAAGCTAACACTTGAGGAAGAACGTTTCAAAGCTATGTATCAATATGCTATAAATGACTATTTCGCTATTGCTGAAGATGATTCAGTAAAAGAGAAAGGTATGTTTATTACTACTGTGAAATTAGGGAAAGGTCTAACTCCGAAGATCATACCGAAAGCAGTAATAAACTTTTTTAAGAACGGAGTATCAGTAGAGGAAACTATAAAAGGTTGCCAAGATATTAAAGACTTTTTAATGTCTGAAAAGACTGGTAAACAATGGCATGTTGAGTATAATAATAAAGAACAACAGAGAACTAACCGTTTCTATGCAAGTACTAATGGTGCTTACTTATGGAAATGGAAACCGACAGGTTATAAAGAAGGTGAAATAGTTGAATACGATGTACCTTATGTAGGCACACAAAGATATACAGCTAAAGAAAGGCAGTATCAGAATATGCTTACTGCATCTGGTGTTACTTTATTAAATTACTTAGATGATAAACCAATAGAAGAGAGAAAGATTAATTATAGGTATTACATTATGGAAGCCTATAAGATAATCAGAGAACTTAAACCGTTACAAATGAGCCTATGGGATTAACAGAGGCTTTATCAGATAATTTCAGAAACCGTAAGCTCATATAATATATGAGACTATGATTTTAGAAATAGACACCTCAATCCTTGACAGGATTGAAAATTTATCTATTAATCAGCTAGTATTCCTAACACTTGTATTGAGTGATTTCAAAAACATCAATCAAGACATTCAGAAACTTCTCAGCCTAGTTAATGAAGAAGAGATACAAGAGTTAGAATCTCGTGGTTTAATCGCTACCAGCACTGTAGACGATACCACAGTCATAAAGAAGACAGCAAAACTAGAAGAACTTCTAAAAGAAGATAAATCTATGTTTGATGAATTCTATGACCTATTTCCAGTTTATGTTATAAGACCTGATGGAACTAAAGGTTTCTTGAGGGCTAATGTGAACAAATGTAGGAAGGAATATAATCGAATAGTCGGTAAAAGCAGAGCTATGCATCAGCATATAATGAATTGCTTATCTTTTGAGATAGATAATAAAATGCTAACCGGTAAAATAGGTTATATGAAGACTATGTGGAAATGGCTCACTCAGCACGAGTGGGAAACTTACGAGGAGCAAATGAAAGTAGAGGAACCTGTAATTAGTAATAGTTATGGAACAGAACTCTACTAATACACTTACTTTCCGTCATATCTCTACTGCTGCTAATGAAGCAGTAGAGTATATCAGAGAGAGAAAGAATCATCAGATTCAATCTCTTAAGACAAGATGGAATAAGTTCAATACACATTGTATGGGTGGTATTGAACCAAATACGATATATACTATAGTAGGTATATCAGGTAGTGGTAAATCATCGTTTGTTAATACGTTAGAAACTGATTTAATAGACTTAAATCCAGATCAGGATGTCGTTGTACTTAATTTCTCATTTGAGATGTTAAGTTCAAGGCAGGTAGGTAGAAAATTAAGTAGTAAGTTAAGGCAAACTACTGCACAGCTATACAGTGCTAATGAGGATCTTGCAGATGAAACATTAGCAGAAGTTGAGGAGGCATCTCAACAAATAAAATCATACCAGATATATTATGTAGATACACCTGGGACGGTTGGAGAAATAGCTTCTACTATTGATTATTTCTATGAGAATTATGCTAAGGATAAGAAATTTATTATTATCCTAGACCATACCTTACTTGTAGAAGGTCAAGAATCTGCACTGAAAGTGATTTCGGATTTACAGAAACTGTTTATTAGGGTTAAAAAGTACCCTAATACTACTATAATCCAGTTATCACAGATGAACCGAAACATTGAGGCTCCTGATAGGATTAACAATCCATCTATGCATTATCCAATGCGTAGTGATATTTCTTCTGCGGATACTATATTTCACGCGTCAGATTACGTTATCTGTATTCACAGACCGGAATTGCTCAATATACAGCAATATGGACCAAATCGTCTACTAGTTAAGAATAAAGTATATCTCCACATCTTAAAGAATAGAGATGCTGGAGAGTGCGCAATTCTAGAGTTTGACAATGATTTAAAATACAATAATTTAATTGAAACGCTAAAGAATACGGAACCTGCAAAGAAGATTTCGTTTTAGTAATAACAATTAAAGGCTGAAAATTATGATTACAAAATATTCATTTACATTACCGAAGAAAAACAATACTAGTGCTTTTAACAACAAGAATATTCTTGCTGATAAAATATTGAACGCTTATCCTTGGCTGGGTAAAAAGAAAGAAGACAAAGAAATCTTTGATTACTATTATCTGGATACAATTTCTTGCCCTGCTGGAACAAAATGTCCGTTTAATATTAGCGACTTGGAGGATGAGTTCTTCAAATTCATGAGTGCTCTTAGTACAACAGCTAAGGACTACGACTTTGAAGACGAGTTCGGTACTCCGATTCGTATCTTCGATAATTTTGTTCAGATTGGCTACGATGTAATTCCTATTACACCAGGTTCTCTGAATCACCTAAAACCGAAAACAAAGAAAACCATTATCGACATCACAATTAAGTTGAAAAATAGTGGTTTGTTCTAAATAAGATATTAAGATTCCGTACTTATCAGAATTTGTCAGAGTTTACCAGAAAACACGGAATACAAGAAATAAATTAGCTTTATGATTGTATTACCAAAAGAAAAAACTGAAGCAAAGGTATGTAATCCTAAGTTTGCCGTTTTCTATGGAAAGCCTAAGGCAGGTAAATCCTGTCTTATGGCAGCCCTAGAGAACAATCTGATTATCGACCTGGAAAACGGTTACCAGGCTTTATCTGCTTTAGTTATTCAAGCAAGATCTGTAAAGGATTTTGGAGATATTGTTACAGCAATTAAAGAAGAGATTAGTCGTACGGGTAAGAAGCCGTATAAGTATATTACTATAGATAATGCAACTCGACTAGAGGAGATATGTATGGGTTATGCTATACAGCTTTATAAAAGCACGAATCAAGGAAAAAATTATCAAGGAACAGACATTCGTACTCTACCTAATGGTAGTGGCTATATGTGGCTTAGAATGGCTGTGAAAAAGGTAATCGACTTGTTCAGAGATCTAAGTGATCATCTTATATTGATTGCTCATACGAGAGATAAACAGATAAATGTAGAAGGACAAGAAATGTCAGAAATGACACTTGACCTTACTGGTAGATTAGGAGACATTATCTGTGGTGAAGCAGATGCTATTGGATATGTTTATCGTAAGAAAAACGAAACTATCATTTCATTTGAAGGTGGTAGTAACATAGTAAGAGAAGCAAGAGCACCACATCTAAGAGGTAAGAACATCGTCGTTGCTGAAAGTGACGAAGATAACAATATTACGTTCCATATGGATCGTATTTTCTTACCTGAAGAATAACATACAAAACAAAGAAATTATGATTTACAGTACAGAATTAGCAAGCAAGATAGTAATAACAGATAGTAACGAGAATAGCAAGTTTCTCGAAGCTGGTATACACGATAATGTGAAATTCACTGGTGCGAGAGCTGCAACCTCTCCTACTGGTAAAAACTTTATGGAACTCCGTTTTGAAAAAGACGGAAAGGAATTGTTACATACTGAATGGGAACCAAACATTAAACCTGAAGAGACTGAAGAACAAAGTCAGAGTAAGATTACTAATCAGGTAACACGTATTATGCGTGTACTGAAGTGTTTCTATCCAAAAGAATTGATTAACTTCAATGGTAATAGCTATAAGGAGTTCTCCGATTGGGCTATTGCTATGCTAAATGCTGCTAATAAGAATATCTTGTTAAAATTGAAGGTTACTTATAATGAGAAAGGTTATACAACCTTGCCTTCATATGTTTCTTATGCAGTAATTGAACCTATGGATATTCCAGAAGGGTTCTATGATAAAGAGACAAATCCAGAGAATAAAAGTATGATTACAAAACTCTCTATCGACATGTTTACTAAACCAGTAATTGCCGATAAAGAGACTAAAGTAGATGAACTGTCTGTAGGTAATGATCCAGCAGACGATCTACCGTTCTAATTGTACTTAAAACAGCTGCCACCTAGGGCTTAAGCTAGGAATACGTAGGTTAGCATACCGCACTATGAGAAATGAGTGATTTGTATAGTATGCAACCTACGTTTTATACGGCAGTCCCGGAGTATCAGGGATATGGTTTAATTAAAGAAAAGATACATTCTTTAGTTAATATAGAGTTCGAATCTCTACACTGCCACTAAATAATATATATATCATGACTTACGACACAAGTAAAGTAAAAGACAATTTTGGTATTACTCTAGAATGGATATTAGCTAGAGTAACAGAATATGATATATATGCTGCGTATATAGGTAATTTTAAAGTAGGCATGATCTATAACTCTCCTTTAAGGAAAGATAAAACACCATCATTTGGTTGTTTTTATAGTAAGAAGACTAAACAATTACTCTTCAAAGATCATGGCACTGGAGAATGTGGTAATGTAATAAAGTTCATAGAGCTTTACACAGGCATTACTAACTATTCAGATATACTTAAAGATATAGTAAGTAGACTTAAGATTACTAATGATACGCAATTAGTTAGCTCTAAGCAATACATACCGTCAACTGAAACAGTAATTGGTGTTGTACGTCAGGAATTCACTGAAACTGACATCAATTACTGGAAGCAGTTTAATATATCGGTAGAAACTCTAAAGAAATTCGGAGTAAGTAGTATAAAGTACTACCTATGTAATGGCATAGTAAAAAGCATTTATAAAGAAGATAATCCAATGTATGCTTATAAGGTTTATAATCATTTTAAGATATATAAGCCTTTAGCAGATAAATATACAAAGTGGCGTAATAACCTTACTGAATACGATATTCAAGGTTATAAGCAACTACCGAAGAAAGGTGATATCCTAATAATTACTAAGAGTATGAAGGATGTCATGTGTCTATATGAAATGGGAATACCTGCCATTTCGCCTTCATCTGAATCAACATTTATTCCGAACGATGTCTTAGAGCACCTAAAGAAGCGTTTTAAACGCATTATTATAATGTTCGATAGAGATGAAGCTGGAGTGAAATATCTCCGTAAAATGAGCCAAAAAACAGGCTTGGAAGGTATGTTAGTCCATAAAAGATTTAAAGCAAAAGATATATCTGATGCTATTAAAGCTAATGGATTTGAAAAAGTAAAGAACTGGTTAACAAAACAATTATGAGTAAAACAGATAAATTTTCTTACGCGTTACGTAAACTTGTAGCATTTCCATTTAAACTAGTAGGGAACACATTTATTGCATTAGGTCTTACATTAAGTATAGGTATTAATGGAGTATTGTTTCCGAAAGATCTTGAGATAGCTGACAAAATTGCAGCAATACTTGGAGAATGTAAAGTAATTCTATCAGATATAGCAGATGAAGCAAAAGAAGAAATAGGGACGAGTAAAGAATGCAACTCCTAATGAATACGATGGAATAAAATTCCGAAGTAAACTGGAAACTTATACATATAAAAAGCTGAAAGAAGCAAAGATCTAGGCAGACTATGAGCAGCACAGATACGAACTTCTTCCAGCTTTTACTTTTGGAAACAAAAGATACAGACCGATGACCTATTTACCAGACTTTGTTGGTAAAGGTTTCGTGATTGAATGTAAAGGCTTCCCTAATGAGGCGTGGCCTTTGCGTGAAAAGTTATTTAACTATTATTTGTACACACATGAACCTAAAACAGCGTTCTATGTTGTACACACGTAGAAACAAGTCGATGAGTTAATCGACAAACTAAAAACATAAAAACAGAAGTTATGGCAGAATTTATTAAAGTAGGTAATGAGATCACAGTTAAACCGAAGTTAGAAGGATTAGCATATGAACTTATTAAAGGTAAAGTATACGATTTGAAATTTAATCGTATGGAAGGAAAATCTTATCTAGTAGAAAATGGTGATTTAAATATGCCAAAGAAACTGTATAAGCTAGATGAGGATAATAACTTTATTAACCGTGTGCTTACTTATTTCAATTCTGAAAGTTCTAACCAAACAACGGGTGTATTACTTGCTGGTACTAAAGGTACAGGCAAAACAATGCTCTCTAAACGTATTGCCTTAGAAAGTAATCTACCTATTATTGTTGTTGCAACTGATTATCCTGCTGATAAACTAAATGCATTCTTCAAAAACTTTACTACTCCTGTAGCAATTATGTTTGATGAAATTGAGAAGAACGATTATTGGTGGGAAACTAAGGATCTATTAGGATTCTTGGATGGAGTAGAGTCAACAGCAAAGAAACTCGTATTAATGACTTGTAATAGAGCAGAAAAGATAGACGAAAACTTCTTCGATAGATGTTCACGTGTTCGTTATTTCAAACAGTATGAAGCTAATTCTAACTCTGTATTTGTACGCTATATGGCAGAAGATAAAGGAGTTAAGAATATAGATGAAGTTGTGGACTTCATTAACGAATATATGAAAGTAAAATCATTTGATAATATTTCTGCATTCTTAGATGAAGTTGTTCTCTTTGAAGACATGCCTTTAACTCAAATAGCTAAAGATATGAATATTTCTACTAAGGAAATAAAAGAGGAAAACAAAGTATCCTTTCAAGATACCGGATCAGTATCTAACGAAATACAGATATCTGATGAGGATGAAGAATATACCGATAACGATGAAGAAGATGATTCTGAATTCGTTACAAATGAATCTATATTCTAAATCATGATTTTATTTCTAATGATAGTCATATACAAGATGTCTAAACATATCCGTCAGGATATAGAAGACGAGATCCCATGGAATACAAACATGGAAGTTGAAACCGATTTATATTTAGCAGCATGAAAATAGAAATTCCGTATTATGAAGATAACACGCGAATATCAAATTCAGCAATCGGGTGGTTCTTAAAGAAAGGACCGCGATACCTCAAGGATATGCTTGATGGTAAAGAAGAAGGTATTAGTGGTAAGTATCTTGATAAAGGAACTATGATTCACATGTACCTACTTCAACCTGAAGAGTTTTGGGAGAATTATATGATAATTGATTATGAGAAACCCAAGACAACTCAACAGTTAGCTTTCTGTGAAGCTTACTTCAATTCTACTGAAATACTAGAAGAAGATAAACTTATAAATGCGTACAAAGCATCTTACTCTGGCAATAATATGTCAAAAGATGCTATGTTAAAAAAAGCAAAAGAATTACAGCTCAAATTTGCTGAATACATTGAGTTCTTAAATAAGAATCAAACGTATAAGATTATATCATTCGCAGATCTTACAATGCTAAAACGCATTAAAGAGAATATATATAATCACATTAAAGCAAAAGAGTTGCTTGAAAACCAGCCTGGTATTGAATGCCATAATGAATTTCATATCAACTGGGAAGCCGAGAAACAACAGGTCATGTGTAAATCACTGCTAGATAGAGTTAAAATTGATCATGCAGAACGTAAGATTGTACTCATTGACTTAAAAACAACTGCTGATGTCTATAACTTTAAACACTCTGTAGAAGAGTATGATTATTATAGACAAATAGCCTTCTATATACTTGCTCTTACTTGGTATATGAAAGAGGAAGGTTACGATATAGAAGACTATGATCTTGAAGCGTATATTATTGCTATCCAAAGTAATGGTAATAATGAGATACGCGTATTTAACATGTTAAACGAACAAGAGTTATTGGCCCGTAAAGACCTAATATCAGAAGCGTTGACAGAAATATCATATCATTATCAGACAGGAAATTGGGACCATACTCGTGAATATTACGAGAATAATGGAACTGAAGAACTTAAATGAAGCAACCGCTTGTCTGTTGCATTTAGTGATAGACAATAAGAAGTTAGTAAACGAAAATCTTGTGAACGTATATACAGAGTATCCAGATGAACCATATTTCTGTGATAACTTATTTGTAATGTATAGAGAAACAACAATAAAAGCATTGTTGAATCTTCAATACGAACTAAGAAAGAATAAGTATTTTCATAGCCTACGTCAGATTCGAATAAATGACCAGTGGTATGAAATAGCTGTATTTACTTTGCCTAAAGAAATTAAAACTCGTAGAGATATACTAATCAGCGGTGGACCCGCAGAACTAAGTAAATCTGAAATGAGTAAGACACTTGAGCTATTTAATGGTATTCGTACTAATTTGCCAAGTGTATTGTTTACTAATGAATTTCACGAAATAAAATCCGTCATCCCTTTTGGTGATGTTATCGAAGATCCCTTCGAAGACATGCCAGAAGAGTGCTAACCTCCAAGGCACTTCAAACGATAAAGGCTACTAGAAATAGTAGCCTTTATTTTTATTTGTATAATTGTTCGTAATATTTTCGTTTGATTGCGGGATCTTGAATTTCTTTGACATTCTTAAATGGAGTCATTTTCCATAACCATCTTTCTAATTTTGTGTCGCCCTTATAAGCTCCATACTTAATCTTTTTATTATTAACTAAAACTTCCCACATTTCACTAAACGATATAAGATTAGTGAATGGATTCATTATATCAAATATAGAACTCACTGAAGTAATAGTATTAAGTAAGTCTAAAGGATTATATTGATTACCATACTCAAATCCAGTTCTAGTAACTAGAAGAGCTAAGAAATTTTTAACCCAACTGTCTTTATCATCATCAGCAGCTTCAACTAATAGAGGTTTAACTACAAATGATAATAGAGCAATCATAGTCATTTCATAACTAAATTGTCTAATATTACCTATATCAGATGCATCTAGTTGTTTGCGGCTATTCCAATCCTTTATTAACATAGGTATTACTCTACTTATTGTTCTTAATAAAGCTTCACGTTCCATACCTAAGTTATAATCATACTATTTTTTCATAGTGATTCTTTCACTAATAATATTCGGTATATAATTACGAAACATCATTATAAGAGAACCAAAAGCGTTAGAAGCAAATTGTGCTTTCTGTTCTTCTGTTAATTGCCCATCAGCTGTAGCAGAAAGAGATCTAGCACTATTACTAATTTCATTCTATACTTCAGCAAAAGCTTTAGCCTATGCTTTATCTCTAATTACAATATTTCCATTTTCTATTTCAATTATATCATAAGTACTCTACAGAGTTCTCCAGATGTTTTTTGCATCTTCTTTGTTAGAGAATAACTAATTGAACTATTGACTATTATAGAATCTTCCATTGTAGTATCTATAGTTATTCATAATCGAATTTAGTATAGTACCTTTGATTACAAAATCAGAAAATGAAAAAAGTCCGAATGCCCAGTTCCTACTTATTGTGTTTATTATACCTACTCTGTTAGAGTTTCTAAAAGCATTCTAGAATTCTGTACCTATTTCGAATCTCTGCATTAATGCTACGTACTTGTTGTTAGTGGTAGTATCTTTTGCATACTATACTATACCAAACAAGTTACTTACCATATTGAAATATGCCTTGGAAAAAGAAGAAAAATCGAAATATCTACCATTAGCAGCCATACCTAGCTGAGCCAAAAAAGCTGTAGCCATACCTGTAGCTCCAACAGCTAAGTTGAGACCTAATCCAAGTAATTGACCATAATTCTTAATACTGTGGATTACTTTAGAGAAGTTTACTTCTTTACCTGCTAATCCAAAGAATTTACCTATCTTACTATCCTCTGCAAATTTCTTAAGTATAGATTTAGATTCTTCTCCATATAATTGCATATCCATAAACCTACTTATAAACTTATAAGTATTAGTATCAGCACCTACTTTCTTATCACTCTGCTTAAATATCTTTCTTTTGAGAGCATCTAATCCTATAGGTTTTCCGGTATATGCACGATTAGCCATCTACATCTTTATTACTTCTAGGTCTGGTTGTATCTCTGTCTTATTCTTGAAGTTTTCAGCCATCTTGAAGTAAGCTATAACAGAACCAACTAAGTCATTTGTAATCTTATTAGGATCGTCTAACTTGTTTATATAATAAGTAGGAATCATCCTCTAAGCAGATCCATCTGGTCTACTTGTAGGAGCATCAACATAACCTACATCATCCACATCTTTTACTATACCTTGTCTGGTATACTGTAGGAATCCTTTTATAACACCATCACCTTTAGCATATTGATACATACTACCACTCATTTGTGGCAACTTGTATGGGTCATTTCTAGTCAAGAAAGTAAGTTTATCATTAGATGTTTCCATACCATTGAGCAATTCTTTATATAAGTTCCACAGAGGTATGTTTCTAGTAGCTACTTCATTGCCATTCTTATCCTTCTTTACTTTAAATAAATTATCATACTCTTTATTCTTGTAAAGAGATTCTTTAGGTTGATAGTACTCGTCAATATTTACATCGAATTTACTATTGAAATATTCCGAATTAGGATCTATTTCACTAAACTCTCTAGTAGGTGCTTCATAATTTATAAGTCTTTCGTCCTTTGGAACTATCTTAGTATAGTACCATTTTGGAACTATTACTTCTTTTTCACCTATATAGTACTTGATATGGTGCTGATTCTCCCATAGTTCATAGAACTCTATACCTCTGTTTATAGCTGCCTACTTATCTCTTTTATATTGTTCAGTAGGAACTGATTCTGCAATATCTTCGAATTTAAGTCCTTCTATAGACTCTTCTTCTTTCTTAGATTTGGATTTACGAGCGTTCTTCCTCTCTTTACGCATTTCTCTATCCAGACTATTTAGAGTATGCAGCAGAGTAGATGACATATACTGTACATCAATACCTCCAGTATACTCATTTCTATACGGTTTAGTAAGCTCTTCCCTTATCTTCTTTAACTCAATATACCTATCCCCGTATTCTTTCTTCTCTATCTAAGATAGTTGTTTATAGAATTCATCACTAATCTATACTCTGGTATATCTCTTTTTCCATGCTTCATACTGTTCTGGAGTAAGATTTTCCTTTGCTTCGCGTTTAGCTTCGTTGAACTTCTCTTCATTGGTAACATAATGCATTCCTTCATGAAGCATTTTATTCAATTCAGTAAGTTCCTCTGCTATCTACTTATCTAAATCAGTCTTAGGAGTACCATCTTCATAATACATGGACATCAACTGCTTCTTCTGTATATTATAGTTCTCATATTGTGCCCATTGTTTAGCATCTAGATTCTCAAGATGTACTTTTCCTCTACTATCTCTTACATCATCTAGTAGTTTGTATATCTTAAATTGTATTGCGTCTCGTGCATCTCTGGCTTCTTGACTAAGTGAGTTAAATGCATCATAATATTTCTTAGTATATCTACGTTCGCAATGCTTACTTAACCAATCGTTCATCTCCTTATTGAAAGCAGTTCTAGCTTCCTTCTCTAAAGGCATGTTCTATCCTTCCGGAACATTATACTTAGTTTTTAAGCGTTTGCGTTCTTTCTCAAGATTATTAAGAAACTCTCCATACTTTCTGTCTCTAATAAAGTAACCAGTTTTTTTACCATCTGAATCATATTCAAATAGTCTCATTTGATCTCCTAGAGATATTTGTTTCTATAGACGTAACAACTTGTTACCGAACTTATGAGTAGCGAAACGAGTCTTATTATTAGTGTTTGCTATCATATCGAACATAACTCTAGCAGCCTTATCGTTCATTTTATCTCCAGACCCTATCCATCTCATTAGAGAACTAACGTCATTTTCAGTAGTAATAAGATCTTCTCCTACATACTATTCCAGTTCTGTTCTGCTTTGTTCATCCTTGATACCATACTTTAACATAGTCTTCTATGCTAAGTCTGTAGTAAGTTCGATAAGTCCTTGCCTAGCTGCTGCAAATTGAGTACGCATATTGGATATCATAGTCTTCATCTGATCGAAACTCTATGCTCCAAGTATGTCTTTATAAATGTCAGAATCAAATACATTTCTAGCAATTTCTTCTAGTACATTATTATACATACCGAAGTAATCCTATTGGAGCTGTATTAATGCTAGATTACTAAATCCACTATCTCTACCTTCTCTAAGATTCTTTTGAGCAGTAAGTATGGCATTAACTGGACGAGTCATAGTTCTTTTTATATCCGATAAACAGTATACTATGGTCTGTAATGAGTCGATATTTGGGTTCTTAAGGGCAGATAGCTATTGCTCTAATGGAACTAATAAAGCAGTCTTATTAGCTATCTTACGATTCTAAATAGACTTAATACGTGCTTGTACAGCATTAGTTATCAGCTGTCTTAACGTATCTAATGTCTTATCAAAATCGTAACGTTCAGCTCTAAATTTCTTCATAGCTTCATCTATTTGAGACATAGATTGTTGCTGAAGTGGAGAGTCTTGTTTATCAAATATGTTTAAGGATTCCTTACTAACAATAGGTTCTCCTTCTACATAAGAGAATTTGTCAGACTTCTCTCCTTCTATCCAATTACCATATCTCTCTATAAATGAATTGGTGTATATTTTAGCTTTATCCTGTATTGCAGCTTGTCTATTATCATTATTATATTCTAATAGTCTAGCGAATAGTACAGAAGGCTCCCCATTCGGAGCCTTATCTAAACTATAACCATTATTCATGTCCCAGATAGCATATGCTTGTTTTTCTCCAAGAGCAGCTACCATCTCATCAAACTCCGCTTTAATCTGCGGATCACTTAAGTTTGGGCATATTCCTTTTGCCATAATTATTTACCTTTACAGTTATTATAAGCATCGTCTGAGAAATTATCCTCATTAAGATCATCTTCAGAAGTAAACATATCTGATATATCTTCGCCAGATGATTCTACTCCAGCATTAGGATCTTCATAAGGAACTGCTTCCATCATTGCTTCTGTCATTAGTAATTGTTGGTTTACTTTAGTCATTAAATTACCTTTATCTAACAAACCTGCTTCTGCTGCTATATCTCTATCTAACTCTTTAGTTTCCATTGCTTTAGATTTAGGTTTCTCACTCTGTTGAGTAGGCTTCTCGTCATTTACTTCTTGACTGATAGTGTTATCAGCAGAATTCTCTGATAGATCTACATCTTCTGTTAATCTGTCTAATCCATGAGCATTGAACTGTTCGTTGAAATATTGACTTGGTATAAGTGATATATCTATATTTTTGCTGTCTACTCCTTTAACCCACATCTTATACTTAGATTGATCATTAAAGAAGTCATTTAAATACTTGTAGGATAACACACTTATATTATTTTCATCAAAGTCAGATAGAGAATAAGCGTCTTTATAATACTCATTTACTGTATTTGATCCGGACTGTATTCCTAATCTAGGTACAGCAGCATATATTGTCTGTCCAGCCTATCCTAGTTTTTTACCTTTCTCCTTGTCGTATACTTCAAGTCTACCTATTTTGACATATAATACAGTATTTCTCTTTCCGTAAACAGGATAATCAATAGATAAGAAATCTCTTTCGTCTTTTCTAGGTTTAGTACTGAATGACATAAGGTATGTACCTGTACCATCGGTCCACGGGGATGGAGCATATATAAACGACTTACTATTATATCTATTGGATTTAGGTTTAACTACATTCTTAACTACTTCAGAATCCTAAGCATTGTTTCTAGCAATATTTAATGCGATAGAAGGATATGAGCTTAACGTAGGTTCGTCTATAGTTTCATTAAACACATTTCCTAACCATTGTCCAGTATTCATATCACCTATAGCTTGTCTTATATTATCTGCATAACCTGAATCAACTCTAAACTGACTAGATATCAAATGTGAGAACGTATTTGGAGCCTTATTGTCATAAGATGTATAGTAAGCATACAATGCTAATCTATTTGCAAATTGTCTTACAGCTGCATCTTCACTGGACATCAAGTCACTAAAGTATGCAATTAATCTATTCTCAAAATTAGAACTGTTAGCCATAGAACTATTAAGTAAAGACATTGCATCAATACCACCTTCTGTACTGTCTGTAGCTAGAGTTGGAATTAGGTAATTTAAGAAAGCATTACTTATTGATCCATCTCCATTAAGCAAGTTATCGTATCTACCATTTATATTTCTATATATGGCATACTTAAGTTGATGTAATCTCTTAGGAACAGTTCTATTACCCATTACCATTTCCTTTAGTTCTCCCTACTCTAAATGCATAGCTGGAGTACTGTTAGCAATTCTAGCTCTAATTACACTATCTACAATGGAATCCAACTTCATGGCTAATTGTTTGTTTATTCCACTTCGTTCTCCTATCATAGAGTTTATCATATTATTAAACAAACCACCATACATATCAGTAGCTTGAATAAAATCTTGATGTAATATAAATCTAGGAATATCTACCGCATTTTTTAATTTCTTCATCAAGAAGCTATTAGAGTAATAGTTAAGCAGAGCGTTTTGATTTTCATCTTCTATTTTCACACCTTTATCATCAGTTTGATAGAATAATTCACCATCATTCCTGATAAAATCAAATACTGATTTACTATAGTTAGCCTACTGAGCTAAAGTATTACCATATTTCTTAGTATCAATTTGCGATAATCTAACTAATTTTGTTAGTCTTTCTGCATATGGTAACATGTCTTGATAGGCTGTAGCAACTAATACTTGTTGTAGATAGAAGTTTAAATCTCTATTTCCCTCTATATTAGAAGTAAGTGCTTTTTTAAGTAACTCTACATCTACTGCTCGTCTAGGAGTATCTGGGCTTCTTTCAAAATCTAATAGACCTGCCCATTCTTGATTTAATTTCTTTTTAATATTTTCATCAGATTGTGAGTCAACAAAGTTGGCAAACTCTCTCATATACTGTTTCTTTAAACCAGATAACGTATCATCTATTAACTGGCTATAAGAAACGTCTTGAGGATCTACACCATATTGACCATTCAATTTGATAATCATGTTAGCAAAATCTTTCAAAATAGGCTGTGATAAGAAGTAGAATGTAGCTTCTCCCTTACCTGTTCTAAGCAAGAATTCAGTCATACTATAAGTAACAGAATTAACATTCAGGTTAATAATGTAAGGATCTTTAGCAACGTCTACATGAGCGTTAATCATGGCAGATAGCCAGTCAAGTATTCTTTCACCGTCCTGAGAAGTTATATCATTTATATTACCTAAATCGTATAAGTCTGCTACATTCCCCAAATCCATTCTAAGATTCAGTGCTTGAGTAAGCGCATGATTAGTGGAAGCTAGAGCAAACGGAGCAATACCGTCTTTACCACCAGTATACTCAAACTTTTTAAATAACTGATAAGAAGGAAGTAATTCATACATTGGTTTAGCTTCATTTTTGGCAGTACCCATTACTAGTGGAAGAATGTTTGATTTTACCTTTTCAGTAAGGTTATCAAGAGGAGCTTTAGTTTGATCTATGTTAGTATCGTCAGATATAGCAATACGATACATATCAATTAATCCATTCACTAATTGTTGTTCAGAGTTACTATCTATATCATCCCAATTACATTCTAAATAATTACCATCTTTATCATAGTAACCAGTAACTATATACAACTTGTCAATATCAAAGTCAGAACCAGTCATTGCAGTAAAGTCATTAGGAACTACAATAACATCACCCATAGACTCTGGAAGTACATCTGTTACTTTAAGAGATGCTGTAGATGATAAACCCTGCGTTGGAATACGATAACCTAATGCATACGGCTTAGCATTCTGACCAATTATATTCTTCTCTATTAACCATTCTCTGATAGCTGTATAACCTTGTTTTCTTACTGAAGCAGGTACTACATGTCTGAAGAAATTGGTGCTAAGCATACAGTCCATACTACCGTCTTCATTCAAAGGACTCAGATCTTTACCATCATTGAATGCTCTACCTACAAATTCTTGATCTGTTATAGTTGTATTCTTAAATCCAAAGAACGCGTGTTGGATAGCAGAACCACCCGGAGTATTGATATCAATAGCTCTCTTTCCTACTTGTGATATAATCCTACTTTCGATAAATCTTCTATTACTCTATGCTGACAGAGGAACACGCATTTGACCTGTGGATTCATCAATTTCGAAAGAAGACACCACATCTCTGGATAGTCCACTATCTTTAGCTTGACGTATTAAGAAGTTAGATAACTTTCTAGTAGATAACGTACCATCATCAGTAAATTCATCGTATATCTTCTGTGCTCCTAGATCTGATAACCTATTAATAGAGTTAAATACATTATCTATAATCTATCTACCAGTGTATTCTACTCCTTTATTTAATCCATACGGTCTACTCTTGACCAAGTTACTTAGTGCTACTTTAGCAAACTGAGTACCTAATGATCTATCAGTATGTTCGTGTGGATCTGTATTCATCTATAATCTAAGATTACGCAAATCTTGAATATACGTAGGCAATTTAGAATTATCAGAATCTAAACCTTCGAAGTTAGTCTCACCATTTACTATAGAAGTAGACGGTTTATTCAGATCTTCTAAGTTAAATCTACTGTTCTATGCGTCTTTATATGGTTTGAATTTCTTTCTACCACCTACTTTAACAGCGGATTCAAAAGTAAGCATATCAATAGCACCTAGTTCTTCATTATTCATACGATTGTACAGATGATAGTTATCTGCTTTTGCCATCACTCTGAACATCGGGAAGATAGCCATCTTGTCAAATACCGGTACATTCAATCCTAACTTAGTGAGTTCATGATTACCAAAGTATACCATCTTTAATGGTTTGATAAGAGTCTCTATAGCTTGTGCGTATAGTTTAGGATCTGACAACCATGATTCATCAGAACTTTCTAGTAGATCAAACGCTCTTTCTACTTCTGGTGACCATTCTCCTACTGCTTGAACAATTCTCTTATACAATGCAGGTCTAATGTACACAGCAGCATCGGCTTGGTTTATCCTACCTCTACCGTTTTCATCAACACCGTATGCAGCAATCTGTCTAGCTACTGAATCTTCTATAGCTTTCTTTATTTTAGCATTAAGAGTTTTCATAGTGTTGTTAATATTCTCTTTACTAACCATATTAACTAGTCGTTTCTGGTCTATATTCGGGTTAGTTCTTTGAATATGTTTCATTACTTCAGCAGCAGTAAACATCTTTTTGTACTCGTCAAATTTGATAGATCCTACCTCATTGTCACTCATATGTAATACTGTGAACTTAGAGTTATTTCTAGGATCTCCATCTCCCCAATAAGTTCTGAGGTTATCTCCAGTAGACAATACAGAACCAAGACGTTTAATCTTATCGACAGATCTTTCTACTATTATCCACGGTTGTTTCTTATCACGTTTCCATTTATAGTAAGCTGGATCTCCAACAAACGCTTTCTCTACTTCTATGATAGAAACCATCTAGTTGGCTACATGGTTTGCAATTAATGAATAAAGTGCAGCAGGCTTACTTCTCTTAGAAGAATCTCCATTAGGTAGTGAACGAGAACGTTCATGATAATCGTCTAACATGTTAGATGGTATCAATAGATTCTCATATTCGCCATTGACATACTTTTTGATTATGCCCTTGTCTACTAAGAAATCAAGTTCTTCCTATACTTTGTCTTGTAAAGTTGCATTTATCATATCGAACAACACTTCTCTATCGCTAAACAAAGTATTTTTAAGTTGTTTAAGTCTAGTTGGCATTTGATTTTGATTATTATCATAATCAAATTTTGACCAAGCATAAATCATCTGGTTTAAAGGCATGTATTTATAGTTTCCATCTTCTCCTCTCATTCTGATGGAAGAAAAATATCTGAAATACCCTCCGTTACCCATATTATCCATCTTACCATTTTTTATCTTACCGTGGTAATTATCAATAGCAAGATTAGGGTTCTATTCTACTTGTGATTTATCTGCGTAATACTGTTCTATAGCATTAAATTCATCAAGGAAATAATCTGCAAATGTCTGTAGTGTATCGTCAGAATAATGATACATCTGATCATCAACATATTGAACCTGTATACCAGTATCTGTCTGTCTTTCAGTTAATCTAGATTTAGACAACATATCGTGAAACAGTTTAACTCCACTAATAGAATACCATGTCTTCTTATCTGCCATAGTAGGTAATAGTATTCTATCATTATGAGCAAGTACCATTTTAGATATATAGTCCTCTACTGGAGATATCTAAAAGTAATCTCTACTAGTTCTATTATCTTCGTTACGAACTGCAATAAAGGTACTTAGACTTAATTTAGATCCGTCTTCTAGTGCCTGCAACAGTATAGAGTGACGATTATACACAGCCTTCCTAGTTTTTGATACTTCTGAAGGATCTGTATTAAACCATCTAATTCTATCAGACATATAATTATTCTAGGTTATTGGGTATACTGTAGTATTATTAGGACCAGTTACACTAAATTCTGATGGATTTGGGTGAGACTTACCATGAGCAATAGCCAGTTTCTATATAAAACTATCTTCTGTTACAGGGAATGGATTATTTAGCTTTAATAGTTTTGTCTCTCCCTTAGATAATGCATCCAAGTTGCCTAATATCTGGTTACGAATGTTTCCTTTACTAGAGTCATTAAGTAAAGTATACATTTTATCGAATCCTTCAATAGTAGGTAGCTTAGGATTCATTGACTTCATGCCGTATAATAAGTAGTCTATAGACTTAATATCTACGTCTATACCTATTCCATTCAGCCAGTTCACTAATTCCTCTTTTGCTGTAACACTAGCCTTGCGGATATCATCTTCTGTGAATGTAATGGCTTTAGGTCTCTTAGAAGTAAATGGAGCAGCTATTTCATCTATCTTCTCTTTTATTAGCATAAAGTCGACATTCAAATCCTCAAGTTTGTCCTAGTCTATTTCAAACTTATTAGGATTACTCTTGTCTATCATACCGGACACATAGAATAGCTTACCCCATTGTCTAGGATATTTATTCTATAATCTAAGTAAAGAGGAATCTAGGATTCGCCATTTACCAGCTTTAGCTCTCATTGATGTTTTTACATCCAATACTAAATCCTCATCTTGTATTCTACTGTTTGCTTTTTCGAACGCTTCCTTAAATTCTATAGAAGTCATTTCGTTTTTAGCACTCTTAATAGTAGTAAGAATTTGAGTACAAGTGTTTTCATCTGGTTTATTATCTCCACTAATATAGTTATATAGAGATTTAAAGAAGGGATCGGCATTACCAAGTCTTAAACATCTAGATTCTAGATCTTCCCATCTTTCGATATCCCATAGGTTTTCCATTATCTTATTCCAAGACACATCAAAGGATTCAGTCATATTGAGTCCAAAGATAGGATCCACCACAGGCACTAGTTCCTTATTCTTGTCATATTCCATCTTAGGAATAGAGTAAAAGAATAACTTAGCGTTGAAAGACATATTGAGCTTCTTTGAAAATTCAAAAGCAACTCTATCGTATCTCTCATTATTATTCTGTCCTTCTGTATCACCATTTTTATCTACCTCTACTTCTTCAGCTTTGATATTCAAAGTAGATAGTTGCTCTGCCATTTCTTTTCTGAAGATATCCCAGTTATCAAGTACTTCTTCAATAAGTTGTTCATTTTCTTCAGGAGTAAGACCAGCCATCATATTTCCCTCTATAATAGACGGAATATAATCTAGATTCTCTGTTAACTTAGATATATCAGATGCTTGTCTAACATTAAACACAGACAACAACGTACTAGTAAGTGAGTCTAACACATTGTAGAATACATCCGGATTAATGATAGAAGGCATATTCTTCAATCTGTATTGAGGTACTCCCGGTATAGAGAAGAACGTACCATTGTCTGTAAATGCTTTATGGAATTCCTCCATGGATACAGAATTCAGTTCATATTGAGAATATCTTCCCTTATTTATACCTTTATATATAGTAGTATAGAGACTATCAGATATATTGAACATAGACTTAACAAAGTCTTTTATGGCTCTAAATAGCTTAATAGTCTAGTAACCAAGATTATACCACTTAGCATTCTGAACAATAGCCCAGCTACGGAAGTCTTCTGCCATAGCTTCTTCTACTTCATTTATAGAAGCATTCTTATATTCAGGATGATGTTTTACATAATCATCGTATACGATCTGTCTTTCTCTAGGAGAATGTACAAGTAAGTTCACATAATGCCAAGCTTCATGATACTGAATACCTTTCCCAGCACCTTGTCCAAGGATAATATTACCTATCCCGTTAGTAGCTAATCTAGTAACACCGTATACTCTAGGACCATTGGAAGCAGCTCTCATTACTCCGTTGAATACCATTACTTGGTCTACAGATAGACCTAGTTTATCCATCAACCAAGATTTAGCTTCACGTAAGTCTTGAGATATTCTATTTATTTCATTTTCCTCAGTAGAATACATCCCAGTAACATAGAAAGTAGGTTCTAATCCAACTTCTTTAAATACCTTCTCTAACATAGATTTGATAAACATCTGAGGTTTACCGTCTAAATCATATAAGTATACGAAGTTTTCCTTAGACACTTTCTGACCAAGAGAAGCAGCAAATTGTTCGCGTTCCTCACTAGTCATATATCTAGCTACTTTAGGTGCACTAGCATCAGGTTGTTTAAGAGATTTTACTAACTCCTGAGCCTTAGCTCTTCTATTCTGACGATTCTCAGAAGTAGGTTTTACTTTAGGTTGTTCTTCTACCTTTTCCTCTACTGGTTTCTCAGGCTGTACTTCCGGTTCTTTTACTGGTTCTGGTTTAGTCTCAACAGGTTGTGCTACACTAACCGGTTCAGTAGATACTGATACTGGGGTTTGAGCTTCATTCACAGTTATATCTTCTGCGTATATAAAACCGTCTCTAAAGGCATAGTCACCCATATCAGTTAACAATTTACCACTGTTAACTACCCAAGCTATTGCTGGTGGAGCAACTTTGTCTTTTACTAGTTTGCCTTCTTTCTCTGAGATACCCAATTCAGCTAAAGTAAACTCAAGCTCTCCGGGATACAACACTAGTTTTTCATCTCCCGGTTTAAGTACGCGAACTGCAAGATCTCTAAGTCTTTCTGGTAAAGACTGACTAAGAACATTCTTATCCATGTTCCAATGGTAGTTCTACATCATATACCACAAGATAGCCTTTCTAGCCATCGGGTTAGTCTTTACTTCACTTAATGGTACATCAGTTCTAAAGTATAGACCATTTCTATCACTTCTAGGACTAGCAAAGTAGAACAATTCTGTTTCAGGATCAAAGCCTAATTGCTTTTTAGCTAGGAACTGTACTTCTTCCTGTTTCTTAGCTGATAAACGTGTTTTCTCACCTTGATTAACTATCAACGGTAGTACTCCATACGGATCACCATCTGTAATCAAATCAAGTACATATTCCATAAAGTTAGAATATGATCCATTAGGAGTAGGATTTCCAGCTTCATCGTGACTTCTCAACTTAATGTCAGAAGGCTTCTTAATACTTTCGTCTCTAAAGAATTTTTCGCTCAAGTATACTGGAACAGTATATCTACCTCTCGGAGTAGCAGAAGGCTTTGGAAATATAGCCATCTTACCGGCAAATCCTCCACTACTAGCTAATACTTCATCAGTACCTAACTGTTTAATAGCAAACGGATCCGCTTTATAACCTACTTGAATACCACCGACTCCATAACCAAATGTACATTCAGTCAATATTTTATTAGGATCCAAAGGAATCTGGAATGTTTTACATTCAGATAACTTTCTGAAGATAGGTTTATTACCATCTTTTTGGTTATTAAATGTACCATTAGATACATTTACTTGAGTAGGTACTACATGAGTAAGTCCTTCTTCTGGTAGTACGTATTTTCCATTCTTGTCCTTCTTACATTTCTATAAGTAGAAAGATACTATCTTTTCTTTTTGAGCAGCAAGAGTATTTAAGTCTTCGGCAGCTTTAGACTCTTTAGGTACACTACCTAGTCTGTGTTGATAGTCGATTGCAGCTTTAGCGTTGCTTCTATATGCCGCAGCATATATCTCTCCATTCTTGTCTATAATCATGTAGACAGCTGCATTTCTATATGTAGTTGGATCATTAGGATCAAAAGCAGCTTCATTTGAAGACATAGTGGGTCCCGGAACAAAGTATACCTTAGCATCAGATAAGAAATTAGGATCACCCATAGCCTCTCCTAACTCCTTTCCTGAGTGTATATTCTTTGCTCCTTTTACTTTGAACGGAAGATCCATAGGCTTAGTAGCATCTGGTCTATAGAACAATGTTCTTCCTACTAACCAACTATTCATTATGCTAGTAGAAGACGAAAGACCTGGTACTATACCCTTTTCCTTCTCCTGTTCATTAGCTTTTTCCGATAGAGTCTTAGTAGAGTCATCAGAGTACTGTTCAGCTAGGTTCTCTTTCTCAATCTGTTCTTTAGTAACCTCTTTACCATTCAAGAACATCCTACCTTGATTATCTATAAAGTAGTCCTCTGCATCAGGAAATGCTTTATTTGCTGATCTTTCTAGAGCTACAGGATCAATAAAAGGAAGTTCTTCTGGTTGATCTTCTATCATAGTAGCTTTTATAGCATCTGGAATCTCAGGTTCTGTTTGAGGATCTAAGAAAGGATTATCATCAGATGTTAAACCAAAGTCATCGTCAGGATCTCTAAAGTTAGATGCATCCATAAGATTCTCCATATCTATCTTATCTTGTGTATCATCTTTAGTATCTCTAGTTATCTCCTCTTCAGTTATATCATCAGCAGTTCTCTCGTTTGAGACATCTTCCGCATCATCTGCTACAGTAACCAGATCACTTATATCCATTTCTTCTATGTCTCCAGTCTCTTCATCCTTAGCAGTTAATTTATCTTCTTCAGATTCAGTGTATACATCCTCCACCAGACTAGTTTCTTCTTCTCTCTACTTAACATCTAAATCAGTTGATGCTATCTGAGATCCAGAGTTATCTCCTTCTCCAGTTGGAGTAAAGTCAGGCTCTTCTTCTGATGTCGTCTGAGTATCTTGTGTATCCTCATTCTGAGCATCTTCTATTTCGCTTACTTCACTATAAGATCTGTCATTCTAAGTATATCTATCAAGATCTGCCTTAATAATATCATTAGCATACTTTCTAGCAGCATTTACAGACTCGTCTATAATATCATTTTGCTGTACGTCTCTATTGTATCTAGCAATTATAGATCTATCACTAGGGGCTTCTTGACCATTGTCTTGCGCTTCCTTTGTATATTTATCGCGTACTTCTTGTTGTTCCTGTTCTGATAATTGTGGCCAGTTACGAATATTGAAGTCAGCGCGTCTGTTCATATCAGTTCTAAGTACTACTCCGTTCTGATATGCAGCACGCCTGTTTACAGCCTTACTAAGTAATCCAACAAGTATATTTTCATCGGCTATTAGTTGTTCTAATTCTGGATCGGTATTAATTCCAAATATATCTTTAAGCTACTTGAACATCTACTTATCCTTCTTAGTAGCATTTTCTAACTATTTCTGTTTACGATTAATGTGATATACTACTGAAGCTATATTCTCATCACTAACATCCAGACCGTTCTTTTTTGCTTGAGCAATAAAGGATTGCATGTCTTTGAGCTGTCTTTTCAGCTTATTCAGAACATTAAGAGTAGTAAATGTCTACTGAGCGTCTCTCACTATACTAATAAGATTTTCTTTTACTCCCCACTGTTCTTTCTCTGTATCAGATAGATTATCCCAATACTCATCCACTGAATTTCTAAACTCATCAGAACTATGTATCTGATTTACTTTTTCAGCGAGTTTCTTGTTAGCTTCTTTAGCCTGAGTGTTAAATACGCGTTCTAAGTCGTACGCCTTCATCGCGTTCTTAGCAAACGTTTTATGCTCTTCACTTCCTACTTTAATTCCTAATTGCTCTAAGTTCTCAGATACATTAGGATTATGATATATACTCTCCAGCTACCTAGCTTTCTTGATATCTTCGTCTATATCCTCTTGAGTAAGACCCTCTGGAGTAAATCTATCTCTAATATCTTGAAGATTCTGGATTACGTCTTGAGTATATCCCTTTTTTACTGCATTATACCATCTGTCTACTTTGACATCTTCTTCTTTATTACTAATGTCATAAGCAGCCATGTTACGTAGCATATTATTAGATTTCACATCTCTAATAAGCTAATGACCGTCAGATATGGTAGTACCAGCACCACCCATTAACAAACCTATAAGAGCACCAATCTTCATATTTTGCTCTAACTCTTTGTCATTGTTTAAAGCCTCATCAGGATGTAAACCCATCAGGGCCATATTGGCTTCTGCACCGTATTGGAAGTTCTTAAAGAACGCATCCAGTAATGTCATTTTTTTAGGATCATACTTAGAACTCAATTCGTAGTCTCTTTGAATCAAGTACTGTTGTCCTTCTTCTGTACCTTCTCCAAATGCAGTCACTCCAAGTTTAGTACCTAAACCTACTACAGTATTAAGTACGTCTCTATACTTATTAGCTTTAAATACGTCCTTGGAAGCCATTCTATATAGAGCTTTATTTATTCTGTTATCTATAAACTTATCAGCTATATCTGCAACTTTAGTGAGCCCAGTAGCTTTCGCTAATCTTTTACCACCTTGCTTAAGTGCATCTTTTGCCGATTTCACAGCAAGTTTACCTCCATAAGAATATAAAGCCATATCCATAGCATCCCATACTCCCAAAGCCATATTAGAAGTAAAGATATTATCTAAACCATTATACGCGTTAAGTTTGATATTCTCAAAATTAGGATCATCTGTTTTGATATTATACAGAAGCATGTCTTCAAGAATCTACGGCATAGTCATTTCATCCGTGTTAACTCCTCTAGCCTGTAGTTTCTCAATACCTTGGTCTAATATTCTATCTACGTCTAAATTACCTGAATCCATTTGATTTACTATATTATTCAGGTAAGCATCAAATACTTCAGCATTAGTTTCTTGAGTACGCTGATAATAACTGTTAGCTGCATTTAAACCAAATTCCCCAATGGCTAATAAAGCAGCTGAATACGGGTTCCCTCTCTTAGCAGCAAGTTTTGCAGCCATACTTACTAGTCTACCAAGGGTAGCAGTTTCTACAGTAGAGGCTATTTCTCCTAAAGATGAACCTAATTGTGGTATTGCGTAAGGATATGATTCTAGATCTCCCCAAGCAAACTCATTGTTATTTACTTTTTCTCTAAATTCTGGAGATATCTAATTAGGGTCAAAGAACCAACTTCCTTCTTTTAGAATGTTTTGTCTATCTTTAATCTTTTGTATTTTAAGTTCTTGTGATGTTATACTATCATCGTATACCTTCTATAAACTGTTTATAATTCCTGTTCTATCAGGATTATTCCATACACTTTCTTTAGGTTTAATATTTAGTATAGCATCACCGTAGCCGGTTTTAACATATTCTTCATACGCTTCAGCTTTATTATCGAACATAGTAGATATACTAAGCATAAGTCTATCCCATAAGGGTACTTTCTTAGGATCTACTTGCAGTCCTATGGAAGTTGTTTTTTCTCCAGTAATACTGTTTGTTTCAAATCCATCATAGTACAGAGGAGCTAGTTTACTGTTGCCTCTTATTAGTAGCTCGTAAGTCTAGGCATTCTGATCCAAGTATGTCTATAACTGAGCTGCTTCCTATGGATTACCTTCTCCTGTATGTTGTATCTAATTTAATTTTTGTAGTTTCTCTTCATAGTCTTTTAAGAACTCTATACTTTGCATAGTACGTAGTTCTTTTCTGGCTAAATCACCTTCTAAGGATCTGATATTTGTTTCTATTGCTTTCTCTACAATAGATTGACCTAACTGGTCAGTATATATATCATAACCTCCTTTTATTGCTATTCCGGCATTAGGAGTAAGAGCAACACCCGCAGCAAAGTTGAATATCTTGGACCAATCATAATTGCTGTCTTTTTCTTCTGGAGTTTCAGTACTTCCTTTTCTAGTATATATATCTGCTAAGTTAGTAGGTATATCGTAATCATACTCCTATACCTACTATTTCCTCTCAGAAGTAGTAGGTATATTTTGCACGGTATCCATAGAACCATAAGTCATGGCGTTCATTTTGGGAGCGCCTATCATGAATTTGTTGTCTTCCATATTATCTTAGATATCTGTTAGCTGAATCTTCTGCCTATGAATATTTTTCTTTAGTTCCAAGTGTTCTGACTTGTCGTTCATAATTGGCATTTCTGGTAATAGTAGCTTCATTATTACCTATCTATAGAGGGTAGGTAGCATCAAACTCTACATACAAATCGGAATCATCTAGTTTCTTTCTAGTTAATTTCTTAGTAGTTTCTCCCTTTAATACTTCTCCGGTTTTCGGGTCGTATTCTTGTTCGATCTTTATCTCTTGTTTGTCAATAATGTCCCCTAAAGATACTATCTTACTACCTATTAACTTAGCGAAATCGCCTTTATTGATTGATTCAAAGCCGATATTTCTTAACTGATCTATTGGTATATATACTTTACGTTTATGATATACTTCGTTATTATCACTAAGTACTTGACCAGATCCTTTAACAATAACATCTCGGAATTGATCGTTGTACCAAGCTTGTTGAATAGTAGCCATAGCTACAGATCTATCTTTCCATGCCTTCTTCTGTTTTTCATCTGAAGCGTTCTACATGTTGTTCATTGCATAACCTAGAGCTCCATTTTCATATCCAAGTAAACCAAACGTCATATCTGCGCCAAGTGTCATGTTAGCAGTACTATTAGTAAGTTTTGCATCTTTACCGAGAGCCTCCCCGCCACCTTCCACAAGTAGACTAGTATCTACTTCTTTAGATAGAGGTTGACTAATCATGTCTAATAGTTTTCTAGAAGCACTGTTTATTCCAGAAGCTTTACTTAAACTGTTCCATGCCACCTTGAGGTTATTACTCATATTTCTACTTGCCTTCTGGTATATTTCAGAATTAGCTTGTCCACTAGCTACTGCTGATCTTTCTTCAGGAGTCAAACCTCCTAAAACAGCTAAATTGTTCTGTACAGTAGTAGTAGCAAGTATTCTAGATAAGTCTGGCAATACATTACTAGTATCTGAAGCTCCGGCTGCCTTTGCCTTCAGACTATATTTTAATTGTTCTATAAAGGCAGGATCTACATCGTATTTAGGTCTACGAGTTCTGTCAATTTGTGATTGAGCTACTGCATTGATGAATTGAGATTTAGCCGCATTTGCATCACCGTTATTCATAGCCAAGTACTCTTCGAAGTACTTCTGACCCTGTGGAGTATCAATTAAGTCATTAAACTTAGCTGTAGCTACCGCCATAAGGTCTTCCATGTTATTACCAGTTACTATATATCTAGTACCATTTACATAATCTGTACCTAAGAAACCTGGTTTCAAATCATTAAAGTAAGGAGTACTAAGTTCATTTAGATTCATATAAGCTACTGGAGTAATGTCATCAAATATTTTACCAGTACCTAGAGTATCGTAGTTAGCTATATCTGACTTGTCCCAGCTGTCTTTGAGTCTACCTTCTGCTTTCATCTTAGCTCTCGTTTGTAAACCCATTCTCTAATAGTCTGCACTTTCTTTTAACTGAGACAGAGCAGCATAATCTACACTATTTATTAGTGATTGTAGTTGAGCTCTATTACTAGCATCCTTCATGTAATCAGGGTTAGACACCATTTGATTAATGGCATTCTGAAAGTCTTCTCTGCCAATAGTCATGTTATAATAGTTCTCTGTATCTACTCTGGAAGGTGATCTGAATTCTCCAAACTTCTGTAACTGTGTAGTAAATTGTTCTGCCGCTTGATCTACTGCTTGTTTTTGTGCCGCACCTATTCTGTATAATTCACCAAAATTGATAGGCACATAAGTATTAATAAACTAAGCCTATGCGGCTTGATCGTACATATTTGCTGCCATATTATCCTTTCTTAAATTGTTTCATGAATGATGCGTAATCACTTGCTTTGTAACCAGCTTCTAGGAATGGTCCATACATTTCCAACATAGCCATATCTCTAGACTTTTGATTCTTCATAAGTTGTTTGTTCTGTGCGTACTGACTCAATTGACTCAGAGCTGTTCTTTGAATGTTTCTAGCAGCAGCTCTGCTTCTAGCGTTCATATCCACTGCCATATTAGTAGCATTAACTCTCTGCTGTCCTAAACTATTCAAAGTACTAGCATAATCTGCTTTATACTGGTTATTAACATTGCTAGCTGTAGAATATAAATCTGATATAGCTTTGTTAGCTGCAACCTGACTCTGAATTCTATATGCTAGATTAGCTCCAGTGTTAGAGTTGTAGTTAGCAGCATTATAGTTACTAATCGCTCTGTTCTCACGAATAGCTCTCTTGGCTGGACTAATATCAAATCTACGATTAGCCATTGTTTGATTTATCTGAGCTTCATACGGATTGTATATTGCATTGAAAGACTCTGGTTTTGCATACATGTTAGATATAGTAGGAGCTAGTGCAGCAATATCGGTAAACAGATTCATCACAGAACCCCAATTATTACTAGGAGTACTAGTAACCGTAGAACTAGGAGTAACTGGAGTAGAAGCGCTACTAGTGGAAGATATATATGGAGCGGTCTCGTATGGAACTCTCGCTTGTGTTTCTCCACTAAGGTCTAATGCGTTCTCTACTGGTGTTATAACGTTAGAGTTTGTAGTTGCAGTACCTCTTGGTTTAACAGATTTCTTAGGAATAACAACTTCATTTGGTCTACTAACGATTTCTCCACTAAGGTCTAACAAATTATCCACTTGATCTACCATGGTAGGAGTAACATTTTGAGGGAGATTAATGTTCAAGCCAGAGGTTTGGTATTGAGGAGTAAGTACTTTATTAGGATCCATGTTTGTATTAAATCCAGAATAATCTCTTATTGGAACTGCCTAATTCCTATCGTTTATTCTATACTTATTTCCTTTATATGAAAATGTTTCTCCAATTCCATAAAAGTATTCTTTACCAGACTATTCGTCCCTATACCTAAAACCACGTTTTGTACCACCATCAGCAAATTTCTAAACAGACTGCTTCTTTTTAGTTCCTTCTTGTATAGCAAATAGTCTATCGTAGATCATCTAGTCATGCATCTAATTTAACATAGTTGCGTTCTCTGCATACTTATCTTTAGCTTTACTTGTTTTTTTAGACATTAATCTCTTACCCATCTGTGCAAATGTTTCTTTACTACCCGGTACTTTTCTTTTATCACTAAGTATTCTAGTACCCTCTGGTAGATTAACCAAATTACTATCTGTTGGTTTACCTTCTTCTGGTACATTAACTATATCTCCTTGTGGAGTATTGAGTACCTCTCCATCATCTACATACGCCAAACTACTAACTGTACCTCCGTAAGCCATTGTTTGTATATCTGTATCGTAGTCTTGATAGAATTCCTATTCATTCTAATAACCCATGGCTAAACTAGCCTGGTTACTTCTAGCATTAGCTATAGCTTGATCTCTTTGTCTCTCTATCTTTCTTCTATTTCTCTTCCCACCTCTGATACCAGTACCATAATTAACAGTAATATTATCATCGTATGGATTTGATGATAAGTTAACCTTACCTTTATTACCAGTTATGCCAGAAGCTAAACCAGCAACTCCGCCAACTATAGCTCCAACAGGACCGCCAACCGCAAGACCAGCAGCTGCGCCCTTAGCTGCTCCACCTATTGTATTAGTTACAGTCTGCATGTTAGCTTCTCCTCTAGTAGCAGCTGTAGCAGGAGCAGTTATATTTCCTATCATAGAGCTGACAGCATCTCCAGCTTGACCTATACCTGCACTAACTCCACCAAATAAGTTCTATGCTTTAGAACCAAACAACGGATTAGCGGAACTACCAGGGTTATAGTTACCAGGTGCATATTTCTGTACAGATGCTGGAGCTGTCAATTGTGTAGGCAACTACTTACTAAAATCCGTCTATAGATACGGAGACTGTAGTGTCTGTGGGTTATAAGAAGTGCCACCTCCTGAAAAACAATTCTTTTTATTTACTTTTCTCATACTAATGAATATCTATATGTTGTGTTAATATTAGGGAGTTTAAAGTTATGTTGATTGTCACAGTTAATTAAGTAATCACATATCATGTATTTACCTTTCATTCTACCTGGTAATGACATATCATCTTTACTTTCTTTCTCTCTACCCACAGCAAATCTATATGTGTCTTCTCTTTGTTCTATCGGATTACTTACCTCAGTATTATCTCTAAATATGGTTCCTTCTTGAGTCTTAGTAGTAAACTTAATATCCTACATCATCTCTTGAACATCATCAAACTCTCCACTAAAGAATACATTATCATAAGTTTTAGTAAGTAATGGATCCTTATTAATTATAATCTATAACTTAGAACGCATTTTATTTAACGGAAAATCTGCGTTTTCTTGTATCATCTAGTTCTTGATATACAAGAGTCTATCCGGAAAAGATAAGCAATTGTCAGGATTAAAAGTATAAAATGATGAGAACTATTGCAGCTACTCATTATAAACTAAATCCTTTCCTTCAAATCCCATTTGTACTTCATTGAATTTAGGATCATATATACTTACTTTTGCTTTCCTAGTATTATCATTAAACCATGATTGCACACTCTTAGCCTTAGATAATTTCTATACTTGATTAGTAAAGGAGCATATCTCATTCTTACTATCATCATACCAGTATAAGCCACTCGGAGTGCCTATAATACTTTTGTCATTAGGTATATCAGAACCGTTGGAAGTAGTTACATAATCATATCTGTCCAACACTCCTCCAGTACCTAATACTAATGATGCTTGATCGTTATCAGTAATAAGAGATCTATCCTTAACAGCTGCTATACCTACTGCATCTTTCTACCAGAATATTAACTGATCGTTAAAATTCTTTAGATTAGTTATATCTCCATGAGATGAATCTACATCTAAGTAATCAGCAACCTTGAAACTAGTCCAGCTATCTGTTATTTCGTTAGCTGTCTTAGTACCAGAATATCTAATTCTATTACCTGACTTAAGATTACTTATGGAATAAGTAGAATCTACAGCATACATCTGAGCATCTGGTTGAACACTATAAGCGTCATTATATGCATAATAAGGTTTTTCTTGATTATGACCACCGTATGATCCTCCAGCAGCTGTTAATCCTAAATATGGATCAACGTAATCTAAACCGCCACTTGCTACTCTGGATGCCGATTGACCATACATTAGAGCCATGTTGATAGTAGTTTCAAAAGGAATGTAGTCGGATATAGATATCCCACAGTAAGTATCTGGTGACTGTTTGTCTCCAGTAAGCTACGGAATATAAATAACAGTCTTATTATCAAGTATACCTAAGTAAGTATCTCCTCCAAATACATTAACGTAACTACTAGATTCATTTTCTATTATGTGGTTACTATATGTACTTATATATGTGGAATTACTACGTGCATTATAGGTATTGCCACCGTATGGTATGTTAGTAGTTTTAATGTTCACTACAGGTGTAGTAAATGGAGTATAATTAAATTGCTATATAGCAGAAGCTACTCCAGAGTTAGCTTTAGTAGATAGATTATTAGAAGTAGACATATCTGTACTAATAATATTAGGTACTCCTATATTATTATTACTTCTGTTTATAACTAAGCAATTACCAAAGTAACCTGTCTTATTAGCATTAGTTCCATTGTTCTAATCCTAATTATGTGACACAGATGCATTTAGGTATGTTTTTCCTGCTATAGATGAGTGTTTAGACACTGCGTCGTTCCATTCCAAAGTTTGCATAATAATAGGATTGGTAACTTCAATTATGTCAAAACTACCTCTCACGTTATTACTTAAACCTGTATAATGAGCGACGTAACGCTTGCCAATCATATTAGATATACCATTGAACTGATGTCCTATTTGATTAGTACCATTATCAACAGATATTATGAACATATTATTAAAGTCGTTTGAGCTTTGTACTAAGTCTCCAGCTCTAAACGGGTACATATCATTCTTCTGAGATTTCATTTCTCCACTTACTTGAGTATGTTCTACGATCAATTGAGTTCTGTCAGAAGATATATATGCTCCATAATATTTCTCGTTGTCTCTACTTGTCATTCTACTAGTTCTAGGATCTAAGTACATGCACAAATCACCTCTACATCCTTTGATACTAGCAGCCATGTCATCTTTATTCATATCTATCTCTGGACTTATCAGAGTTACGATACTACTATCTACTCTTTCTCCTAGCAACCACTTGTAATAGAAACCAATAAAGGTAGCCCAGAAACCATTCTTCTGATATGAGTTGCCTAAGAAAGTATAAGGACGTCTAGTGTTTTCAGATGCTATATCATACTCAGCATCTCTAACTGAGTGATACGGGTATGAGACAGTAGCTGATACTATTGCTTGTGTTAACACTGTTCTATCTTCCTTAGTTCTCTTGCATCTTACTATCTGATAAGTATGTGCACCATCTGGATAATTCCTAACATTGAATCTAATACCTATTGGTTTTCCTTTCAATGACTAATCGTCTACATACCAAGGACACGCTTCATAGCAATGTGGAAACTTAATATCCCCTATCCAATACACAGGAGTGGCAATGTTTTTATCATTAAAGAATACTATACCGTACCTGTATATTTCATCTCTGTGATGACTTCTATATTTAGAAGCAAAGTATGGATCTGCGTAGTTTTTAAATCTACTATCAGATGCGCTACCTAAAGTAACAGTTTCTATTAGAGAACCATCTAGTTTACTTATGTTAATCATATTATCCTTAGTAACATTAGTAGTTATAGATAGAGTATTCTGGTACTACTCGTCTAATGTAATATCCGTAGTAATAAATTCATAATCTATATTAAGACCAGTACCACCAAGAGTATTGCTACCAAATTTATATTTGGTTATGTTAGCAGCGCTCATTGCATAGTCTGTCAAGTTATACGGATTTATACAATCGTGATCCTCTGGTATGTTTTTTAGATAAGAGTTTAGAGTAGAACTAGATGGAGTGACATCTATATCCTAATCAGAACTAGCTCCTTTAAGTATCAATCTGCCATTAGAAGTAAAACGATAAGCTCTTGCATCATAATCAGGTTTCCATGTAGCTTCAGTTATATTAGCTGCAAATAGAATATTATCTTTAGCTTCTATGGTCGCGGCTGCAAATGATGATTCCTATGTCTTGTTAAACTCCTCTATAGTTAGAGTATTGATAGCAGAACCGCCTACATCTGTAAAGCTATACTCTCTAACAGAAGTAGATATAGTAGCTTCTTGAAATACTTCGATAATAGGATCTTCTGTATAGTCTGTGTAATGTATACGTATAAGTCTAATACTATCAAATAATCCTTCTGGAATATCATTAAGTTTAACAGTAAAGTTAACACTCTTACCAGAGTTAATATCTTTATTAGCCCCCATGTACTACTGCTAACCTGTTGATACATTACTAGTGGTTAAGTGTATGGCATTACTTACTGGAGAGAAATTAGTACTAGAACCACGAGCATTAAACAATTGGTATGCGTATTGTACAACTCCAGTTTTTAACTATCCACCTCCTAGTGAAGTTACTTCAGGTTGAGTAAGTAAAGCGGATATCTGTATATCTAGTAAGCTAGGATTTTTTAAATTACCTGCACTATCTAGATACGAATTATCTTTACCAGATATGTATACATACTTATCATCCATTATATTAAGAGTCTTTATTATCTACTCTGGACAAGCTATGTACAGCTTTATAATGCCTTCGGATTCATAATTAGCTACTATCTTAATATTAGAGTCTTCTGTATAACCAAGTTTACCTTTTACCACTATCGTATGTTTCAACGGAGGGTTGTTATAGTTATCTACTCTATAGATTCTATTTACATGAGCATCATCTACAGTAATGATAATACCATATTTATCTATGGTAGTAGTAGCTAATACTTTCTCATCATAAAACAGAAAGTCTCCTCCTTCTACTAATTTTACATCTTGTATATTCTACAATACACCGGTACTTCCATCAGTATCAGTTATAACACGAACATTCTCTGCATAACGATATTGGTTATCAGGAACCATAGTGATGTCAGTATCTAGGTTAAGACCTTTTACAAAAGTATTTGTCTGAACATCATTCATTATTACCTCCCTTCTTGTACTTCCATATATAACCTCCTGCTGTTTTATTAATTTTTTTAGTATTTAAAACAGATTGTATTGCAGATTTCGCTATTCCTATTTGTCTACTAGCCTAACCAATAGAAGAGAACGTATTTAACAAAGTACCGTCTAGAGAAAACTACTGTACACTCTTACAATTGCGGTATACTGCTTTTCTAGTACATTTTCCTATGTTCTATTTCTTAATATAACTCCACTAAAAACCGTGATATGACTTTTTATTTTTTCGATGTTCACAACATGCTTTAATATTGTCTGGAAATCCATTTACGAACTTTGCTGCCTCCTTTAAATTTAAGAACTAGTGCAAATACTAACCATTTATATTATAACAAAATATAGGTTTACCATCTACTTTATTTTTATTATAATACCCATATAATTCTATATATTTATTTTCTAAGTACTTTATTGTACTATTGTTATCCTCACAAGTTTCTAATATAATAAAAGAGAATTTATCTAGTCCTATGCTATTTACTATCTCCTATAAATTTTTATTACAGCCTTTATTGTTTTTTAGTGCATTCACATGATACTTTATTCTAGATTTTATATTTGTAGAAGATCCCACGTACATATTATTATCTATGTTGTTTTTTATTGCATATATACCGCAACAAAAATTAGGAATAGAAGATATATTTTTTAATTTATATTCTTTCATGGTACTTTAATTATTCCAATTATACAAAATCTGTTCTTCTCCAGCATGCTCAAAAAAAGTATTATGTTCATCAATTTCTGGATACAGTCTATCCCAAGTATTCTGTATACTCTTAAGTTCATCTACAGTAGGCATCATGGCTTCTGCGTATGCTTGTTTACGGTAGAAGTTCCATGAGTTTCTCATATCATAGTATATATTCTAGTTCAACTATCCTTTCAAGTATTTAGGATAAGACATCTTCATTGCTACATACCAAAATATAGCTTCAAAGTATGAGGGTATATCTGGTATCATGGGCATACTATCTTCATCAGTAGGTATGGCGTGATAAGATATTTTAACCCAACCACACGGTACATTAACAGTAATGTAACCAGGTTTAGTAGAGTACTGTAGACTGGTATTAAAAGTAGCCGGATTACCTATTATCAGTCTTCCGTTATTACTAGGTACAGTATATTGATTTACTAAAGCATCTAAGGTTTGTTTAATATTCTTATCACTATTAAGTATCTCTAAAGCTTCCTTATCATCATCTAGATTAAAGATATTCTTAACCAATGGAATCAAGGCGCTATCTTGTACTAGCATTTTGGGATTGCACCCACTACACTTCTTATATATACCAAAAGAGTTAGTAACCTTTCTCATTGGTAACCAACCACAACTATTCTCAAACGAGAACGCAACTTGATTTAATCTATACAGATCACACGGTAGTTTGGCTTGATAGTCACATATCTTCAGATTGGCTACTTTGTGTTCTAACTATTGAACAGCTCCAATCTTTTCCATGGCTTCAGATATCCACTCTCGTATGTCCGTTATTTTAATATCGTCTTCTTTTAAATCCAAATCAGCTATAATCTTAGCAATAACTGCTTTGGATGATACCATATTATTATTTATCATAATTATTATCTTTGTGATATTTCCATTTAAATCCGTACGCTGATTTGTATTTTCCCTAACAACATCTTTTTATAGATACTCTTTTGTTAATATTGCCCATATGTTTTGCAGCGTCTGCTATAGAATCATATGTGCACATATAAGTATTATCTAATGAGTACATATCTATCTTTTTTCTCTGTGATGCAACAAGGGCACTGGTTTTCATCCATTCTGATTTTTTCTATAGACTTGACTCGCTCCACTGTCTGTTTTTATTACTATTAGCAATTATCTACTTATGAGCCTCTGATATAGCGTGTCCACTATTGTGTATTCCAGTGGTTTTTCCTGCAACCTTACATATATTGTAGTCACCCAGTTCATCTATATATTTCTATTCGATAAATAGCAAAGTATCCTTCACGTCTTCGCAAGTTTCTAATATCAAAAAACCGAAATGTTTCTATCCATATTTATTGAAAGCGCGCTATAATATAGTATTAGAATGTTTATTATTACATAGTTCATTGAAATGCTAACGGTATCTTCTTCTTATAGAGCTGCTAGATCCAATATATTTTTTATTGTTCAATAGATTAACTATAGCGTATACCCCAGATACGTCATCAAATTGGTACTATCCGTCCTACTTGAATTCAAATATATTATCGAATTTCAACATAATCGTGTTCTCTATTCTTAATTATCTATGCTAGCCTTCTCTTATTAGCTCTTGAAGCTACGAACTAATACTTTGTCTTATTAGTAAGTAGACAATCCTTCTTACTCCACAGGAATCTAAACTTGTAGTAATTACTGTGTTCGTTAATAAAGTAAATAGGTTTACCTTGTATCTTACTTTCGTGATAATCTATTCTTAAGCTCTTGTTATCAAAGTTCTTAGGCTATCTCTTAACTATACTTAGATTACCTAGTCTACATGGAAGTTTAAATTCTCTACTGTTCTCCATAACTTCCTCTACTATATACTTAAAGTAATCTTCAACTATATGTCTGTATGTTTTGTAATCAACATCATATACAGTATTTCTCTCGATCTAAGATAAGTAGAACTCATAGAAGTCTGTTATAGTATACGATTTCTTCATTGCTATCTAACATTAATGTTCTACATATCGTCTCTAGAGTTATTAGTTTCATCACTAGGCATCTGATGCATGATATTTAACTCTTTACTAAAGATCATATCTTTAATAACCGGTATCATATGTGCAGGTACAGGATACTCACTATCAGGATCAAAGCACTCATTTAAGTCTGCTGGATTCTCTGCTATGATTCCTATCTCTACCCATTCTAGTTGATTGTCACTACCTTCGATGTACAACCTGTTGTTCTTAATATAAGCTATGTAATCACCACAGGTATACTTTCTGTATCTTTGATATTTCATTTTAGTTTCATGACCTAGCTGAATAAGGTTACCATACATGTCTTTAACATATACTAAACCAGTCCTGAAATGGAAGTCTATTAGTTTAGGTAGTTCTATATTACTCTTATACTCTATCTTACCAGCCACAGTATCTACTTTATCTAAGTGTATACATGGCATAGTCTAGATGTACATTGGATTAATATCTCTACCTTTATCTATATCTTGCTTTATGAGTACAGCTCGATAATTAGCTATCCATTGTTCGATCTATATTCTACTTATATGTTCTGATTCAGCTACAGAACTATTGCGCAATTCAAGTAGAATATCGTCAATAATACTAGATAATGTATTTAATTTCATACTTTGATATACCTCCAGTGGTATCCTCCACATTTAATGTTACTATTACAACTTTTAAATATATTAGATTGATATAAATTATTCAATCTAGATGCTTCTCTCATAGATTTATATACGTCTACTATACTACCATCATCAGCACACTTAGCTATAGGCGTCATATTTTTATTAGTACTCCTCTATGAGTTAGATCTTCTACTTATACAAGTACCATAATTTATATTATATTTGTGAGTACACCATTCTAGATTATCTAAACTATTATTTAATTTATTCTCGTCTCTATGGTTTACACACGTATAATTATGAGGATTTGGTAGAAATGTTGAAGCAATTAATCTATGAACGGTTTGAAATTTTCTATTTCCATATTCATCATATAATAGAACTTTAAGATATCCATTTTTAGATACCTACTGTTTTAGTTCTCTACCTTCTCTAACATAGTTGAATCCGTATATACTCTTATTATTAGGTGGTACAATGATCAGCCTATCGTGACTTCTTATCTTACCTGTATTAGAAGCTTGATATAAGCCTTCATATCCCAGTATATCTTTCCAAATTTCTTTCATTGTTTTTATTTTAATGCATTAAATATACTTATAACGTATTTTAAGCTTCTCTAAGCTCTTTTGTGTGTTGGATAGTACAACTGATCGACCAATATAATAGCGTTTGTCTAAACGTCTTAAAATAAAAAAGGCTAGTATTAACTAGCCTCATTCATTGCATTCTGTATATTCTATGGTAACATCTGTTTCATCTAAGGTGGAACCATATTACTTGCTTGTTTTATTAATCCTTTTAATTCTGCAACTTGTTCTTGTAATTCTTTTATTCTAGGATCTTCTTGTTTCAAATTTTCCTCCTAATAATCCAACTACTTGAGTATTGCATCGCACTTATTCATCTCTTCTTCATACTTAGCTAAAGCCTCCTTCTTTGCTTTGTATTCATTATAATTATTCTTTACCATTGTTATTATCTGTTGTTTATCTGTTGCTATAGTTAAGCCTACAGCTCCATCCGTTACAATAGATTTATTCTCTTCTACAGATAATTTCTTCTATTCACCGTCACACCCTATTGTTATATCAACTAGTTTTTTTCTATTCTAATTCGGTAGAGGAAACTATTGAGGAGGAAGGGGTTCATCATAAACCTTGGATACATTCATTATAGTACCTTTATAATAAGTAGTACTTTTCTTAAACGTTCCAGTTATTTCTAATACATGTATAGGATCTCCTATATTTAATTGTGCAAATGTTATCATAATAAGTATTTGTTAAAGGGCTCTAATAAGAGCCCTCTTTGATTAAAAATTACGCAGTAGCAGTAGTAGGTGGTATAATATGGTTTACAGTTTGAAATATACCATTTGATTTATTATAGTAAATCAGATATCTATTGCCAGTGGATATTTCTTCTGTGGCCATTTGATCACCTGAGCCGTTGATTAGAGCTCTTGCTCCTGTAGAAGTAGTTGTAGTAGGATTTACCTGATTGGCTGTTCTAGTAGTATCAATACTTACTAGAGAAGCTGCTGTTACTGTAGTAGCGGGAGTGTTTACTATATTTAATAGGAACATTCCTTCACAAGGAAGCTGTCTCCATATTCTAGGACAGATACCGTAAGTAACAGTATTATTGGTAGTATCAGTAGTAACATAGATTGTTCTTAATGACGGTATACCAAAATTATCAATCGTTCTTACATTGCTTCTACTAAATGGATATGGATTAAAGGTAAAAAACATAATTACCTCCTTTCTTAATATCCACAGCCACAACCGTCGTTATAGCCGTAACCATTAAAACCGTAACCAGTGAAACCACCGTTGCAGCCATAAGGGTTGCATGTTAAATATGCAGGAACCGGACAAGGTCTAATCTGATTAACGATATTAGCTGTCTGAGCCTGTTGTGAAGCGGACAACTGCAATGCAGCCTTGTCTTCACGTAAGCTATCAATCTTGTTCTGCATTTCACGCATTTCAAGCTGACAGAATTTATCATTGATTATCTACGTCTGAGCGTCTATTTTTGCTCCGATTATATTGAACTTAGATGCGTTATCAGACATCAAGCTGTTGAATCCAGATGTGATAGCGTTCTGCAATGTATTAGTTTGGTTGCAGTTAGCTAACTGGTTTTCATAACCCATCTTAGTAATGTTATTATTTACACCTGCGATAGATTCTCTTACATCGCAGCAGCAACTTGCCAGTTGTGAAGCCAATTGTGCATTACCAGAAGTAATTGCATTGATAACTTGACAACCAGTCAGTTTAGTATCACAAGCAATCTGACTAACACTAGTGTTGATTGTATTTAAAGCGTTCTGTACTGAATTGATATCACAGTTCAGAGTATTTGACAAAGTACTGATAGCTTCCTTATTACCATTGATAGCTTGCATCAACAGGTTAGTATTAGCGTCAGTATTCAACTGAGAAGCAAGTTGAGAAGCTTCACCGCCTCTGTTACCGAAGCCGTTGCCTCCCCAGCCACCCCAGCAGAAGAAGATCAGGATGATCCAGATCCACCACCATCCGCCGTTACCGCCGAATCCGCCATTATTATTCATCATAGCCATCAAAGCAGCAGGGTCCATACCTTTGTTTGCGTTTTGCATTAAAGCAGCCAGACCAGCGTCAAAACCGCGGTCTTGAAGGATAATTTTATCTTCTAACATAATTGTTGATTTTATTTAGGATTGATTTTATTTGATTAATATCTAATGTAGCGCACAGAACGACCACGTTTGAGTTCATCTTCGTAGGGAAACATTTTCTCCTTCTCATAGTCCCTCTCGTCGTATTCTCTGTCATATTCTCTACGTCTACCATATGAAGATCTTCCCATTCTTCCGCCTCTACGAAAGTTACCGTAGGCTTCATCATCGTCATCATCTTCATATCTGCTGTAGTTTCTGTCGAAGAGTTCATCTTCAGCTTCTCTAATCTTGTCGCACATGATATAAACATAGTAATACCACATCTTACCTTCGTCGATATCTTTGTCACATAACCAAGCTTTAGCCAGTTCTACAAAGTACTTAGCGTTGTTAGAGCCAGTCATGTTAACTATCACTCTATAGTAATCAGAGTAAACCATATTCAATGCAACATACCAATCGTATTTGTTGAACTTATCATCAAAACGAATTCCATACTGATTAGCTAAGGCCGAAGTCTCCTCTATTGACCAGTGTTGACCTCTAGAGCCATCCTCGTTCTCCATTTTACTTACAGCTTTACGTGCATGCTCGTCATCAAAATGAGGACCATGCTTAGCTTCATAAGCTTTTGTACGGATTATTCTATGCATATTATTATTGATTAATTTTAATGTTTTGTTTGATTATTCCGTAACTTCAACTATCCTAGTATCTGTTACTTTAATTAAGTCATTGCTGTTATATATCTGATACTTTCTGATACGATCTTTCTTCCAATCAAAGTGTAAGAACCTCTAGAAGCCATTCTTATACTTATTACGATATTCTTTTTTCTCTTCTACGAACAATACTTGAGAGTTCCTTAAATCTAGTATGGCGGTTAAGATTGAGTCTTTTCTTTCTACTGTGATAGTAGTTAAAGGATTTAGCTTTAAGTCTTCTTTAAAGTCTACTTCTTTAGTTATTATTTTAGTAATAGTATCCTTCATTTCTGTATTGATTACTTGTACCTACTAGAGGTTCTTGTCTTTGATCTTTAATTCTTTCTACACTTCCTTGGCAGTCTAAAGTAGACTATCATTTGAGTTATTTAGATCTACCACTTTTAACTGAAGCGTTCTATTATCGTCTCTTAATCTACTTGTTAAACTCTGGTAATATTCGTAATTATTTGTTACTTGTCCTAGACGTTCATCTAAAACCTATATCTTCTTACTCTAATAAAAACAAAAGGCAGTCAAACCAATTATGATAATGACTGCCAATTTACTGAGATAACTCTTAATCTCTGATAACATGTTATTCTGTTTTAAACTCTGGTAATATATACTAGATTGCTAGCGCACTAGATCTAGACATTTTTTCTACTAGTTCTACATCTATTTCATTCTATTTGAAATCATGAATGTAGCCTATTACTATACTTCCAATCCAATTATTCTTTTCATCTGATAATTTTCGTATAGCAGTAGTATAACAACCGTTGCTTGTCATTATAGATTTAATCTTGTTGTCCAGATTAGATGATTCAATATCTTCTATGAATAAATAATCCTGGTTTGCTAACTCTGATACGAAATTAGCTACTGATTCAATCTTAATATCACATAGAGATTCCCTTACTGATGATACTCCATATTTTTTTACTTCAAGCGTAGCAGAGATAAACATCTCTCTATACAAAGGATGCGGTTGAATTAGGTATACTCTATCTGCCTTGAGGAAGTATAACAACTCCCACAATTCACCATATATAGTAGCAATACTACCTGCCTTCTTTATATTGTTTTGATGTTCTTCTTTTCTCCATTTTTCAATCTTATAGTCAGTCATTTTATTCTTAGTATACTGATTATAAGTAAACCAGAGTGCTGCGATAGAAGCTATTCCTGTAAGTATCTGTGGTAAAAACTCTATAAACATTTGAAATATATTAAAAATCCTAGAACAAACTGATGAACTAGGATATGATAATGAATCTGAAAACTATTTATAAAACGTAATAATATATATTAGGTTCTATTGTGTTTGTTTGTATTAATGTATTCCAATAGCTCTTTATACTTTGTCATCTTATTTAATAGATTCTTACCATTGCAATATTTAATCCAACCTATATAGCTACAGATTTTCTATTTGTATTCGTTCTAACTTAGATTATCTTTTTTATTTAATTTACTGATTTTCTTACAAAAGTTTTTCTTAATACTTTTTCTTAGAAGAACGTGTGTATGAAATATCTTGTACCCTACGAAATCTATCCCTCTAGAATCTACTTTAAATATCTACCAGTTATCTTTAAACCTTATATTGAGATTAGTTTCAATATACTCCTTCATCTATTTGAATAACTGTCGTAGTTCTTCCTTATCTTTACCTAGTATCACTATATCATCTGCGTATCTGAAATAGTATTTTACACGCCTCTCCTCTTTAATCCAATGATCGAAATATGTAAGATACAGATTAGCAAAGAATTGTGATAAGTAGTTACCAATAGGTACTCCATCTGCGGAGTCTATTATTTCATCTAACAATGCTAGTAGCTTCTTATCCTTTATCTTTCTTCTTACTATCTACTTTAATATATCGTGATCAATAGAAGGATAAAACTTCCTAATATCTAACTTTAAACAATACTAGGTATTAGCTATATCTTTTAATGCAAATTTAACATCCTTTAATGCTTTATGAATTCCTCGGTTCTTAATACAACTATAAGTACCTTTGACGAAGCAAGATACCCATATTGGTTCCATTATATTCATAATAGCGTGATGTACAATCCTATCTGGATAATATGGTAGCTTAAAGATTTCTCTTTCTTTCGGTTCGTATATCTTATAGATAAAATATTCTGAGGTCTTGTATGTACCTTTTATTAGTTTGTCTTGTAAATCTAAAAGTAATTGCTCTTTGTTTTTATCAAATTCTATTACTTCTGGTCTATGTTGTTTGTGTCTTCTAGCTTTTTTATCAGCTAGGTGTAAGTTGTCTAAACTTACTATCTTATCGAATAAATTATTATATCTTTTCATCTGATAACCCTTACTGAATTTTCACAGTGTTACTAATACAGTTAATAAGTTTGTAATTTTTTACCTAGAGGTAAAGTCTTCTCCTACAGCATCCTTTCAAATTTCTTTCTGTTTTATTATTTAGGGTTCAGCGAACTGACATTAGCGTTGGCATTACTGAGCTCATTGTTAGAATTCACATTGAGTAAACTAGCATTCGTACTATTCTCAGTGTTACTGCTTTTCAACGCCGGAGAACAACTTACCTATATTTTAAATCATAGATTACGGTATATAGGTTAACCGAGAACCGACATAAGCGTCGGCATCACCGAGCCCATCGTAAGAATCCACAGCGAGCAAACCAGCACGCGCACCATCCGCAGCGAGACCGCCTAATAGAAATGTTCTATCGGTTGTATTGCTATTAGTCCAGTTATAATCGCACCAGTAAGTTGTAGTGTTTCCACCATATGTTTCATCAATAGGGGGAACCAAATCAAAGGCAGCATTATATACCAATCTTTTCTTGTAACCTTCAGTAGTTATAGTACTACATTGATATTTATAGTCATTAATATTAGTAGACCCGAATGTGCTTAAGTTGGTATTTAGATAAACGTCATTCTTTTGAGTTTGTTCATTATAATGTACAAATGTGTCTATAGTATTTTTCCATACATGCCCAAACGGATTTTCAATACCTCTATAAGTAGGAACATTATAGGACTTCTAAGTTGCAACACCTTCTGCGTCAGTGCTATTAACAGTAACGGAAGTTATACCAGTAGAGTTTCCATGTTCGTCTGTGCTTCCACAAGGTATAAAACTCCATGTATCAACTCCATTTACTTTAATACTACCTGTAGTAACTCCATCTCCTAAGCCTCCTTGATGGTATCCCTCTGCAGTTAATTCGGCATTGAAAGCTTTCTGACTATTAGTACATGCATATTCAACTAAGTAAAGCACAGTAAGTATTCTATGAGCTCTGTAAGTATACATGTTCCAATTTGTAGTACTAGAGTTATTAGCCCTAGCTCTAGATTGCATAGTAGTTCTATTAATGCTTACTACTGGAGTGATGGATCCATTGTTAATAGATTTTAACACATTGTCTACATTAGATGCTTCATATGCAGAAATATAGAACTTCTCCACATGTTCAGCTTCTGGAATATGAGGATCTGCTGGATATAAGTTCAAATATACAGTAGTATCATCTCTCATACATTTATACCAGAACTCTGGTATTTCTACCATAGTATTTAATGTCATGTCTCTATCAGTACCATCTTCATACTTGGTTCTATCTGTAGCATTAAGATATTTAACTGTTCCATCAGAAGTAATCGTGCAAGACTTCATCTTAGAATGTATAGGAAGTTCTTTATGCCAAGGCATATACCCGGTTCTAGTCAATAATGTACTCTACGGTTCTATAGGAAAGCTAACTCCATAATAGTTAGTAAATACATTAACATCACCAAGATATGCAGCTACAATATTTTTATCTCCTAATTTCATATTATTCGTGAATTAAATATAGTGTTTTAGAATCTTTAACAGACAAAGCGTCATATTCTGTCTAAGTCATAGATACTACAGTAGATACTTCATCAGATGTTACACAGTGACTTAAGTCTACTGTTTCAGATAACTTATCCCATTCAGCAGGACTAGCTACAATACATACATAGTTAGCACCAGTATCTGTTAAATTATATACGTCTCCAACTACAGCTGTAGTAGGAAGCGCATCGAAGTTAGCGACAGAACCTTTCACTCTATATACAGATGCTACTTTAGCATCTACTTGTTCCTTAGTATATGCATTCTAAATGCCATAACCAGACAAAGTAGTAGCTTTATTTGCTTTATTAGCTAGTTCTTTGTTAATAGATTCAATTAGATCATTATCAGTAATAGTACTCCATTCAGATCCAGTCCATGCTTTAATACATCTACCATATGGATCAGTTTGTAAGTCTATCCAATACTGTACTTCTTTGTAATTGGGAGTTGACTTACTAGGTACGAAATTTATAGTTTCTCTCATAGTTGTTCTTCTTTATTAGTCCATTTATCACTGCTTAACAATTTCTGTAATTCTTCTCCTTCATAAGTAGGATACGGATATACTACTTCCGGAGTTTCATCTTCTTCTGTTAAATGTAATGTCGTTGCTGATGGGAATAGTAATTCATAGTTAGCAACTTTCATGATTACTTCAGTTCCGTCTACACTATAACGAAATACTAAATGCATTTCGTCTAGTGTATCTTGTGTTATATCAATCAGCACTTCGGCTGGTACAACAATGTATTTCATTCTTGTATAAATATTGGGTTATTTAAATCAATTATTCCGTCTTTCTCCATTCCGTATTGCCTTCTATACCTACATACTCGTTCAGATCTAAAATCTTGTCGTCTGTTGAGATTTCATCGAAGAGCATGAAGTCGTAGAGGGACATGTTAGTAAAGTAAGCATCATGTTCCGTCCTGCAACCTATGGTTGGAGATACACTACTTCCATTTAGCATGGTATTTGTGGCAACAATATTATGAGTAATATTTCTTAATTGACTTGCTAATATATTTTTATTTAATATACCATCAATGTATGTATTACCTTCATTTCTTGCAGAATAAGCTGGAATAGTATCAGTGTCATCATCATTATACTTGTCAGAGTTCCAAATTGCAAACGCAGTACCTCTTTGGTCATATAGCATACCGTGTCCAATACTACTTTGCCAATTCACTTTCATCAACACCTGCTTTCCGCCAACAGTAGTAGGAATAGTAACAGAGTCGTCTACACCATCAAATTGGTATGAACCATCTTCATTAACTCCACTTCCTTCCGCATAAGCAGAATTGTTTATCTTACCATGATTACCGTGACCGCTAATATCGGGGATATAACCTAAAATCTTATATGAACTATTGGGTATTCTTAATAATCTAGGAGATAAGATTACTTTTGGTTCATTGTTGTCAATTAGATATTTAAATGGCATATTCCAACTAAAGACCATCTCTTTGGCAACAACTCCGGGCTTAATACCCCAATCTAATACTTCTCCATTATATAATACATTACCTTGCCATTCGTACATATTAGGTAATAAGTTAACTACGTCACCCTTAAACCTAGCACCTAGTTTTAGTTTACTTCCCCAACTATATACCTCTTCTGTATCATAATCAATAAGAGTAAATAAAGATGGATACGGCTGAACAATATCTTCGAATCTGATGTATTCGTCAATTGTGATGTTTATCTTTTGAGGGGAGTTGTTGAAAGGAAATTCAAACTTAAATCTACCATCAACATGAATAGAACTACTGGTAGGCTCTTGTCCATTGATAGTTAGATTAGCAACTTCATCCACTCCGTTTGTAGCAACATATATTACTAGAGAGGTATCAGTAGATAATATTGGGTAATATTGACCTGATACAGGAGGAACTGTGCCTTGACCGGGTATTCTAAGCAAATAATTAATAGAAGCATACTCAACATTACTTTCCACAGTGGGATTCCATTGGACGTAGTTTTCATCCTGTTCGATAGTCATACCTATCTTCTGTGGAGATTTACTATCTATTGTGAAAGGAAAACCATATTTCATAGTAGAAGGATTATACGCAGAGCTAGGAATATCAATAGTATTACCGTTGATAACAAATTTAGTTATCCTATCAGCAGCGTTATTCATGGTTATCACTATCCATATTTGACTGTTTTCAGGTATATAATCTCCTGCATTTAAGAATGTAGAAGTTCCTCTTATTACAAATGTTGGCTTACTTGCTAATTCAACACTACTTTTAATAACAGGTCTAAATTCAACCATATTAGGATATAAAGTACCTAACTTATATTTCTTTAGTTGACGCTCAATGAGGAACTCGGACATGGAGTAAGGGAAGGACATGAGAGAGTAGATAGCTCCGTTAAAGAAACGGCTATCGTTATCTCTTGCTGTGCCTAACCACAAAGAATCACCATCAATACCTGTACCAGCAGTTATGTCAAATCCTTGACTCTTGTACTTAGATTGATAAAAAATCTGTCTAGCTAAGTCACTAAAATTTCTATTATTTTCTGCTCCAAAAGAATATGAACGAATGCTATTTCCAGTACTAGCAATAAAGTTCATAATGAAAGAACCTTGTCCAGCAGTATAAGATTTAGATAATACAGGGGGAGTATCAATGCCTTCAATGTTTCCTATATTAAATCTTTCGTAGTCAGCAACCACTGTATAATCCTTGTAAATCGGCAATCCTGTTACCTTACCGTAGTCCTCTACTCCGTCAGATTGCAATCCTCCATCTTCATTAATTCCGCTTTCTGGGGTTTTGGCATAGTTGTATAATGTCATATCATACCCATTACCGGAATAGTCTTTCAGATACCAATCAGAATCCGGAGTATCGTTAGATAAGCCCTGTCTCTTAACATCATACAGTACAGTAGGCTCAACGCATCTATCCAAGTTGTAGTAAGCTATGACTTGATTGATTTGGTCGGTTGTCAGTACCTTGTTGGCGATGATTGTCCAGTACCAAGCAACAGAAGAAAGTTCTACAGCTAAACCATTAATATCAATCCAACCTTGTACTAAGTATTTCGCACTTATATTTTCAACCTGAGTTGTAAGTGATACACTATAATCTTGTTTATCACCTAGTATATCATTAATTATTGAGCATTTCAGACTACTATTAAAGCTATATCCATAAATTCCAGTCTTATCAATTGCAGATACCTCCACTTTATTATAACTTCCAGTAGTACTTGGCTGATTTCTGATAGTATTAGTGTAATTATTAACATTAGGAGTACTTAACTGTCCAATCATACTAACGACAGTTATCTCGTCAGTAACACCCATCTCTGCTGCAGTCTTGGTGGAAGTAATCAGGTCGTCAACTCCGTCCGTGACGAATGCGCCTTGATAAGAAGGGATTTGCTCGATGGTAGAAGTACCTTCTATCTGATAAAATCCAAACCAAGCGTTTCCTCCCGTATACTTAGAAAAATAAGAAGTAGGTATAGTATATATACCACTTTCTGAATATCTTAAATACGTACTTGTACCATCTTCTTTAATATAATTATATTGTAATTTGCTCTGTTCTCCTAATTTTATATTAACTTTAAATGTCGGTACATCTTCTTTCTTATCAACAGTATTAAAATATAAAAAACGTCCTAAGATACTATTTTGAACTCTGTCAGAGGAGACAATTACTCCGTTTGTTTGTATCCATGAAGTAAAATCTTCCTCGTATTTTCCATACCCACTGTTCAGCTTGTACGCTGCGTTGCTAATGATGAACGGATTACTAGCATCAACTAGGTTAGCTACAATATCTCTATCTTTATCTTGATTAGTCTTATCTCCTACAATAACAACAGCTTTAAGTGAAGCCAATACTTCTGGTTCAATATATGGACGATCGCCTTCCATCTCGCCAATCTTCCATTCTCCTAAGACACATGACCCAAGTCTAGTAAATAGACTAATACGAACGTAACTGTTGCTAAAGTTTGTAAGGTCTATGTAATTGGTATGTTCGAAGTATTCTGTATAACCTATCTCACCATATGCTATGATAGTTACTTCAATCTAACCTATATAGTTAGCTGGTTCTTTGTAACTGTCATCAGGACGTAACCATCTGGTTAATCTAGGGAACACATAATATGCCTAAGGATTAATAAATATTGGATTATATAATATTGTCTTCATCACTTACCGATCGTTAGAATCTATTTACGCAATCTTCCATCTCTGTAAGACACATGCACCCAAGAATAATCATATTCGTTAATTAACTAATCGTACGGTAAATTGTCTTTAATGAGATCGAATAACTTTTTATTCTCTTCCTTACTACCACCAGTTATATCGGCAGCTTCTCCTAATGCGTGTTGACTAGATGTTGCACCATTAACACTTCTATTTACTTCAGGACTGCGATAACCTGAAGTAACTATAATAGGTTTACCGTACAATTCTCTTAAAGGATCTAACACATTGTCAACTAATGTATTTAAATTCTTTATTGCAGTTTCATCAGGAGTATTGTCTAGTTTCTTAGCTTCAGCTGTACTAGACTTAGTCAATTCTTTTAATGTAAAATATTTCATATTAACCACAATATCAAACATATAATACCTACTTGAATAGCTTGACCTATAAAGCCACCAATCATTGTAGCAAGCCAATCTAACCAATCCCATTTGTTACCATACTACTTATCTTTAAATTCCATACCTGATGCTAGACCAGCTACGAAGAGTATGGTAAACAAAGCGCCTGGAAGTACTGCGTACTTCAGGTGCTTCATTCTATTACTTTCTTTTAACCATTTAAGCTGCATATCTCGAAGTTCTAGGTTGAGCGTCATAAACTATACTACCAAGTAAATCAGCAGCTAAGTTCATGCCAAACTATTTATCATCGTTATCAATCTCTGTTACTTTAACTACTACATACTACAGCATTGCGTATATATTCTCTAGTAGTTCTCTATCACTTAATCTTTTCAAATCCATATTAATCTACCATATTAGTTGCCCATTGATCAGGTATACTAGCACTATTAGTAATGTTACTCTTCTTCATGAATGCAAATACATTTTGTTTATTAGTATTAGTTAAAGTATTCAACCATGTCCAGAACTCTGGTACTGAACCGGTAGTATTAGTCTAACCGTAGAAGAGACCAGTAACATTAGTAAGTGTCTTATGTTTAGCTTGAGTGAATAGGTTAGATCCAATCTTCTTAGGGCCTTGTCCTTTCCATCCAGCAGAAGAATTAGTACTAGCAAGAGCATAAGATATATTCTGTAGAATATAATTGTACTAGAAAGTTGTATCGCTTAATTGTTGTACATCATCTGCTGATCCAAGGAATGTTGCATCATAAAACAAATACGATATATCCGTGAGAGCTAAACACTTACTAAGTAAAGTAGGAGGTATTACTACCTTAGCTGGTACGTATATTCCTCTGAATAAACCAGAAACGTTTTTTAATGCTATATTGTTAGATAACATATCAGAAGGAAACATTTGTCCATTACTGGTTTCATTCTACCAAGTGTAAGGAGTTATACAATAACAGTATGCAAATACGTTACTTATGTTAGATATATTTGGAAGATGTTTAAATATACGATTAGGTATTCTACCATATATACCATAGTTATATCTTCGCACTCCACTATCATCTTTTCTACCGCTATTATAGAGAATATTCTAGATATTAGTACTAGCATTATCTTGACAATATTTAAATAAGTCAGAAGGAACAATATAGTTCATACTATCTAATCTAGTCTATCCTTGAGGATTCATAGGATAACGCATGTCATCTTCATTGAAGAACTCAATTGGTATATTTGGATCTATACCCGTTATTGACCCAGATTGTATATTACTGTATAGTTGACTATTCTATATTAGATCTCCTAAACCATATATACCATCATAATAATCTATATTCCATATTTTTTTATAAGGACTATAATTAGGATTCCTTATTACTCTGTGTATATCCTTATTCGGATTATCTATGTACTATGGAGTAGATCCAGGATTATTGGGATCATATACAGGATTAGGTATTTGATCTCTAGGATCATATGCAGAGTTAACTATATATTCACTTATGTTGTATTTTTCATTAGATATAAGCAGATCACCAGCATCCTCAATTGTATTCAACTCTACTTGTTTTCTAATGTATCCTTCGGCATTAGGACTATTGAAGTTACCCAATGCGTAAGACATATTAGTTATAGTGTTGTTAGTTGCTTTTATAGACTCATTGTACTCTATAGCATTAGGTAACACAGCATCTGGATCATGAGTACCATCTTCTTTAATACCAAAGTTTTCAGTTATTCCTAATCTAACAGCGTCTTCGTGACTCCATCCTGTAGAAGATCTAATCATATCTTTTTCCATGTAGAATAGACCATATGGTACTCCGCCTTCTTTAGAGTATCTACCGCTATCTTCATAGAAAGCATACGCAACATTTGTGAGCTTACAGTTAATGAACGACTTACCTGTCAATTTATACTTAACTAACTAATCTCTAAATACTCCAGTTATCTATACTAAGTTAGTACAGTCTTGGAATATGGTTCCCGGCAGTTCGTATATTACTCCTGTAGAATTAGGGACAGTCATGTTAGCAAAGAAACAAGGGCAAGCTATTAAATTGATGCATCCTTTAAATACATCATAAGGGTATATCTCATCTCCTTCTCTAACAAATATCTTATTTAATCCAGATCCAGAGAAACATACTGCAGAAGTTCCAGGAGTTATATTAGTATCAGTAGTATTACCTAAATACTAAATAGTAGTTTTAATCTATCTAAACATACTATTGTGAATAGGAAAATACACCTTGTCTCCATCGTTAGATGCTATGTGAATAGAACCTAATATCTACTATATCTTCCTAGAGAAAAGATCCTTATTATCAAACTCTTCTCTACCCCCGAATAGATTAATAAGAGATCCTTTACCTTTTAAGTCCCTAAAACTCTAGTTGATACTTATTAACTCTTTGTTATAAGCAAATAGCGGACTATATGGTGTATTATTTTCGGTTTGTTCTGTATCAAAATTAAACCAACAACCATTAAACATATTGCCTATTGTCTATAACTTAGGCAAATATCTTAACAATTTAGAAGCTCTAGCATAAGCTCTACGACTTTCTATATTATCTGAGGTGAGCGTTTCATTACAGTTATCAACTATAATTACATTACTGTTACCGTAGCTAAATAGATTACTTAGGTTATTTATCTGTAATGTAGTATCAGCACTTACGTTATAGAAAAATAAATCGTCAATATAAAACATACTCCCATCAGATCTAAACATAGAATTCACGTTTGTTATACTCCTTAGTGGACTAAGTATTCCATCATATTTAGTAACAATATCTCCAGTATGAGTAGGGCTATACATTGGACCCCCTATCTTAGTAGCATAAAAAAGAAGTACAGCACTTACTACATTACCGCAGTACTTGAATGTATCTCTGCTTAGTGGATTACTAATGCTAGTCACTATATTAGAACAACCGTAAAAAGTACTATTAAGATACATGACATTGTCACACATATTTAATATGTAATAAACGTCGTATAGATTTACTTTAGTACCTTGAAAACAATTACTTATATCTGTAGTATTAATAGTTATATTAGTTTCTAGATTCTAATTACTATTCCATTGCTGTTTACCTTCTGTAGTATCTGTGTCAGGTCCATACCACTATCCCCGAACAGGTTTAATTGTTTCATCATCTAGTACATCATGAATAAAGAAATTAGGACATGTACTAAATACACTAGGACCGGTAATGCTTATATGACCAAATACTCTCTTTAAGCTAGAGCAGTTATTAAAAGTAGAACTATTAACTGAATAAGGATTAGTTTTACTATTCTTAAACTTAATATACTTAGAACTATTATAATGTAAGTATAGGTTGTTAAAAGTAAATGGGCTCAGGTCCAATATAGTTTCACCAGAAGCAGTTGTAGCTACAGGATTATTACCATATTGAAATGCGCATATGTTACTAGATGATATATTGAGAGTCTTTAACTTACTAAAGTTAGGAGCAAACTCTATCACATCATAAGTATTGGTGTTATCTAGATTTAGTTCTTCCAAATTAGGAGCACCTACTAAACTTATAGATAGATTGGCATTACTGCAGTTGGATAGTGTTACGGACTTAAGAGCATTAGCATTAGATACATTAAAAGTAACTAGCTTATTACAATTAGGAGCGTATATTCTTTCTAACTTAGCACAACCAATTATATTGATAGTAGTTAAGTCACCTAGGTTACGTAAGTCTAATTCGGTTATCTAGTTACAGTTACTTACCTCTACTGACTGTAATTTATTACAACCTGTGAAGTCTACTTTAGTAATAAAAGGTTGATCAGCTAAAGTTACTCTCTCAATAGTACTATTGGTCAAAGTAATAGAAGACAAAGCTGCATTAGGTAATGCTAGAGATGTAACACATCCATTAGATATATCAATAGTCTTTAATTTGTTATATTTCTGTACGTCTACTGGGAATGAATTAACACCAGAGTTTCCAGACCAAAAACTAGTATTAGATAAGTTAATATGTCTAATGTCAGACATAGATACACCGTTTTGAGTCTTAACAAATATAGTAGCGAAGTCAATGGGATTAGAAGACAGTGTACTAGTATTCTATATATCTATCTCAGACATACTTGGTAATGACATAGAAGTCATGAATCCTTGAAAACGGATCTCATCTAGTCCTTTCATATTACTGATCTCTGACATGTTATTGACAGTAATCTACGTATTGAAAGAGGACAAGGATGGGAGATATATGTCTGTATCAATATTCTCTTCAATATAATATCTAGTTTCACTACCAGCCGCATTACCGATATTTACAGTAAGTATAGCTGGGCTGTTCATCTTAATAGTTAACTTAGAGTTGTTAGTCTAAGCACCACCACATTTGAATGAACCTTTTTCATTATATGGATAGATGATATTGTTATTAGCAAATAAGAATACACCATCCATGAACGTTAGACGTTTCTTCAACCAATCTCTAACAAAATCATTACGTGTACCGTGCAAGAACTCTACATTTGCATATGACGCTGGACTATCGCTATCTTTCTAATACTTAGTCAGATACTTAACACGATAGTCATAGTTGTATAGAAGCTCACCACAGTCTTTAGTTTGAGAACTGAAGTAATCCTCTACGAACATAGAAGAACTTGTTAGAAGCGAGCTATTCGTTCTCCAGAGATCCCATAGACCATTATAGTCACTACCAGAGTATACACCGGTACTTATGAATCTACTATCTCTAAGTACATCCCATAATCTACTGGAGTATTCGTCATATCCGTTGTTAGGGTCATTCTACTTAATTATTAATGAGTTAACTCCAGTAGTAGTATCTGCATTACTGAAACCATCAATATATGCTGTCTTAGCTACATTCTACTCACCAGTATTACTTAGACCATTAGCTGTATCCATATCATAGAAACAAGGATACCACTTATTCATATTAGGATCAGTGGTAGATCCACCAACATTCCATGAACGTAATACCATGTTTTTACCTAATGAGTCTACTAAACCAAATACTACACATATCATGAAGTATGAATACGCATTACGTATACTCAATCTTAAAGTAAGATCATCAGCTAATGCTGACCATGATTGTTGCGCAGGATATGTCGCTCCAGTTTTTTCATAACCTTTATTGATAGTATTCCACCTATACTTATCTATTTCTTCACCGGTCATACCAGCTAGAGTAGTAAACAGTAATTGCAGTCTCTACCATATATTGTTATCGGTTACAGCTGTAGCATCCTAAGTAGCACCATTAAACTTGAACTCTCCTACGTGTTGGATAACAGTTAAGTCATCTTGCATAAACAATGCAGTAGGTTGTATACCTTCAGCTGTCTCTATTACATTGGCATTATCACCAAATTCGTACGAGTATATCTACTATTGATTAATACTACCAAAGTTCTCATTTACTTTATATGCTTCGTACTTAGTTACGAACGCCGGAAGTGGTTGATCAACATACTCACCTGTTACATTCTTAATCTTAGTAGTAAAGTTCTTTAAGAACTTCATACCCATATTGTAGTATGCTGCACGACCTAAGTTAAATGAGTAGATACCAAGCATTTCTTGTGTACTAGTACCATCAAATTGAATAAGTAATATTACAGGGAAACCCTCTAGTGTATGCTTAATAGTTACATCGGTATGAGTCTAACTTGGAGTGATAGAGTCTACAGGACGTCTAGCTTCAAGTTCCTGCATAGGTGGTGTCTTATCAAACAACACATCTGCATTATCATTAATCCACTTACCTATAGAAGCATTGTTAGCATGAGCACTATCTACTACATCTGCTTTTAGAGTAAACTAATTTTCTGGCATCCATGTAGACTTAGGCTGAAATAACTCTGGTCCTATAGTTTTACCTTCATCATCGGTAAGTACTTTGTTAAATGCTATCTCTAAGTTTTTACTTCTATAACCGGTAGATGATGTACCCTATATTTGTATAGACATTTCTGTAGTAGATACAGCTGAACCACTTGATGATTCAGGATCAAAGTAACTAAATGTACAACCATTATACATGGTAGTATTAGGACCAATGGCTTCGTATACCGCTTTAGTAAAACCAGAGTTAGAACAGTTTATATATACTACTGGCAATGGTGGTTTCCTATTAACATCACCAATCAAACTATTAAAGTTTAATTTCGCGTATGTACCAGTTGAGTCATCCCACAAAGTTGATGAACTGCTATTCTCTGTAATACTAAAGAAGTTTTTCAGTTTAAGATTATTGTATTCTACAAAGTCTACTGAACCCGTACTAGTTAATGTAGATCTAACTCTTGCATTGAGAGCATTGATAACTATCTGTTTATCGTTCAATGGACTTCTGAATAGATTCATTTCATAGAACTCTACGTCACTAAAGTTAGACGGCATGTCGTTTTTATAGGTACATGCTAAGTATATCTTACTTGAAGTATTCCATGTGAAGTTATCCTTAATCTCTCTAGCTACATTCAATACACCATTAACGAAAATCTTTACTTCTTTATTACTTTGGTCTACAACAAAGTCTAAAGTATTAACAGTATTCTATTGTATCTTACAGGATATACTTTCTTTAATAGCGCCATCGGTATACTTCCATATGACATCCTCTAGACTTACTATGATACCTTCTTGGAACTCTCCATCAGACGAATAGTCTCCAATGAAGAATACAGTTCTATCATTGTAAGGATGTAGATCTGACTTGAACGTAGTAGACAATGTAAACCCTAATCTGGACCAGTTATCATTAGTAGAAGTAGCTGCTGCGAATGGCTATAGATCAACCACTGCATATGCCTCACCAGATAGTCTCAACTTACTCTAACCGTTCTCATTAAGGAAACCAGATAGTATACCGTTGGTATCATATACTCTTAAGTTAGTAGTAACAGACTATTCTTCTTGTTGACCTGGCATAATGAAATTAGGCACAACACTAGACCAGACCTTAGCAGCTGTCTCCTGTGGGAATGTAGCTTGTTTAATGTTCCATTGAGCATACATTGTACTGTTAGGATTTTGCGTAGGTATAAGACTTTGGTTAGCAGCAATAACATTACATCTAAGAATAGTATCGGCAATAGGACTACCTTTCTCAGACCAACATCTTAAGGTAATAGTATAATCTCCTAAATAATTTTCTTCTTGTGGTATAGACCAACTGAATACTTGTGCTTTACCTCTTAATACATAATTGTTAGAGTTAAAGTTAGTTTCATCTGCATCAAAAGTACCTATGTCTGTAGTAAGTGTTCCTCTCTATATTCTTAGAGCATAATATATAATAGATATACCAGCTAAGTAAGGAGTAAAGGAGAACGATATATTACCTGACTATGCAAATTCAGTTGGTTCAATGCCTGCTTCTATATCAGCCTAAGTAGTAATACCATCTACTAATACTACTAGAGTCTCACCATCTTCTACTACTACCTTATTGGTAACCGTATCAGATTGAATTATCTGAGTATCTACAGAAGTAGTAGCTTGAGCAGATATAGTATAAGAACTACCAGCTGTAGGTGTAGCCCCGTCAAATAAGTCAAAGAAGTTTACATCTAACAGTTTAGGTTCAACCGAAGTAAACTTTCCTACAGAATAACTCTTAGATATACCATTAGTAGTATTAGTAACAATTAGAGATGTTTCAGATCCTAATACCTTATTAGTTATCCTATAAGTGATATTATAAGGCAAACCAATAGTTGCAGTTACTGAAGTAACAGAAGATGATAAACTAATAGATGATTCTACTACAGTAAGTAAGTAGGGACTTACGGATAATCCTTCTGCATTCTCAGCAGTAACAATAATACTGTGACTAGCAGAATCAGTATATTCAGCTATATTAGGTATTACTAATGTTCCTTGTACAGAAGAATAACCTATTTGATTAGATATAACATTATTACCATCCAACGATACCGATATGCTATACTTCTCATTTGGTTTCGTAGATGATATTAAATAGTTAAGTACAATTCTAGTCTCAGTAGAGTATAAATAATGTACTCCTTCACTAGTAGTAATATTACCATTTGTGAGTCGGATGGAAGCAGTGGAACCTCCACTACCTCCTCCTCCACCTATAGTACCATTGATTACTACCCAACTTAGGTTTCTCTTCGTTTCTTCAACCTTATCATCCATATCAACTAATACCTAGTTAACAGACTTATAAGTCTCTCCCTCACTTAGAAAGTGAGGATCGGTAACCATAATACCAGAGGCGTTTCCAGAAGAGATTATATCCCAAGTGCCAGTAGATTCATTATACTTTTTTAAATTCATTTTGTTATAACTATTATGTCATTACCATTGTTAATTTCTCCATTACCACCTATAGCTGTAGGTGGGTTGCTACTACTAGGTATATTCACATTATACTTACCTGCTTCTGTAAATAGATAGTTAATCTTCTTAGTAGTGCATTGGATATTATTAGCAGATATCTTATAGATAGTGTAGAAAGGATATCTCTGTCCAGCGTTTACTTTAGCTGTGATATCTGTCTAACTGGTCTAAGTAATAGTAGCCGGGAAGAAATAGTGATCCCACGGAGTATATGGTGATGGTAGCTCTTTATTAGATGTATGCTTATAACCTGTAGCTTGATTAGTAATATATACCGGAGCAGTAATCTAATCTACTAATTCGAAGGTACATAGATGTTTCTATGTTTTATATGCATCATTACCAATCCAGGTTGATGGGAATAACTGTCCTGACAACTGGCTATCAGAAGTATCTTCAGCTAACGTAGTAGTACCAAATGACTCCTATAACATAGCTTCTGTTACTTGGATAATTGGTTTCATAGTACTATTAGGATTCTCCTTCAAGGGGAACGTAGCTGCATAAGTATGCTTATGACCGCCGATAGCTAATCTAATATCATTGTTCTGACAGAACTTACTGAACCAATACTTATCTTCAGCTAAAGTATTATAGTTTAAGTGACTACCAGATCTCTCAATCTTAGGATTCTCTACATTATCCCAATAGAAGTTACTAATTACATTCTAAGTGATTATAGTAAACGGTAACTCATGAGTAAATGCTATCTTCCAGTTCTTATCAGAATTCTTATCAATATCATTCTAACACCATGTTTTCATCTTAGAATACACTAGCCCATTAGTACTCAAACCGTATACATTCTTTTCAGTACCATCTGTTATCTCAGAGTTAATAGCCATGAAGTGAGTATTACCATAGTTGAATGAGTACAAAGAGTCTATGAATATTTCCTTATCTTCTATAGTAAAGATGGGGGGATTCTCCTCATCTATTTCAAAAGTGTAGAAGAATGATAAATTCTTGGGATTAATTTTAGAACTATCACCACCATTACCCAACTGATAAATATTAGCAGGGCATAAGTCATTATTACCAATAACAGGCATTTCTTCAAAATCTTTCATAGCATGTCTACCTGTATAGTAATCAATCCATTCATTGACACGATTACCATTCTGTGTCATATCTCCAGTATTAACTGTGAACTCCATCTCTGGTACATTCTCTGCTATGTATTCAGCAGATGATTTCCATATTTGATATTCATCCCATCTGAATCCTTGCTGGTCAGATACTTGAACAAAAGTAAAATCATTGCTTACTTCTCTAACTGTGAAATGCATTACTTCGCTTTCATAGTTAGCATCTCTTACTACTTTATAGTCATAAGTACCGGCACCAAGATTCTTGATTATAGCTTTGTGCGTAGTAAATGCAGTACCATCAGTAAACTCAGATCTGATTCTATTATAGTATTTTCTATACCCTGTTTCATTCTTGAATGATTCTACTTTGTTCCAATCACTATCTGTAGACTTCTTATACCATAAGTATTCGTCATGGTACTCTGTGGATATCCAGTTAAAACACCTAGTTGCATTAGGAGCAGTAGCTTGAATACCAAATGTACAAGTAACATAATTAGGTTTAGTATCGTCTAGTTTAGTCTTATTATAGAATATATCTTTATGCTCATAAGTTGCCTTAGGAGTATAAGCTTCTATCATAGGAATAATGTCTTTAGTAAGATCTACAAAGTACCAATCATTGGCATTATTTCTAGCACTAAGAGCTTTAGTAGCTTGGCTAACTGGGTCCATACTATAATACTTAGTAAACAATCTGTTAGAGTTAAGATATGCGTACGGACTACTTTCTTTAGCGTCAATAGTATCTGCATCGCCAGCATTTTCTTTATTTAGACCTACTAAGTCTATATAACCTTTACTTACTTTATAACTACCCCCTACATTACTATATGGAGAAGCTACTTTAGAAGCAGTATCTCCCCAAGTAAGATAGAACTTAGCTTTGGTATTATCAAACTTAATGAGTTCTCCATCCTTAGCATACCACTCCATATCATAACTATTTACTTTGATACGCGTAGTATTGGCATCCATAACTGAACATTGTGCGCCTCTAATAAGGAACGTCTCTCCCTTCTTAATTAGTCCTTCAAGAGGAAGAACCTCCCAGTTAGTCCCGCCACTAGAATACTGTAATGATAGACCGTTAAGATTAATGTCAGCGTCAGTTAGATTAGATAGTTCTACAAAGTTATGAGAACAATAGTTATATGAGTGTTCATCTGCGGTTAATCCACCACAATATAAACTGTTAATGTACAATTTCTGTAAATACAGAGATGTTACATACACCCAACCTGTAGAAGGATCTGTCTGTCCTCCTGTTGGTTCTGCTTGTGGTGTATCAAGTTCTTTCATGTATATAATAAGCTTACCATCATTGCTTACTTTAACACGGTAAGTTTGTCCACTAGGTGCTACAAATCCAATGTAGTCTAGTTTATCTAAATCATCTTTAGTCATGCCTTCGTCTCCTGGGTCTGGGTCTTCACCTCCACCACCACCAGATTTGTTAATCCAGACTAGACTTCCTTCACTCTTAATATAAAGTCTTTGGGTATCGGTACACCACAATAATTCGTTATTTAAAAATTTATCTTGGTTCTCTAATAGATCTGTATATTTACCAGCCTTAATACATAGATGTTTAAGGTTAGGTATCATTTCTTCTGAGTATGCAGGGTACTCTGGGTCTCTAGCAGTATTGGTTCCTATATATCTTAGATTCTACTCTTCGTATTCTACAGGCTATTCCGGAGTTACTTTTGTAATCTCATCTGCTGTATTATTAGTAAAATCACCAGAACTTAATTGATTGTTAAATGCATATTCATATTTTCTTATAGTTTTTTGAATAGCATTAACAGCTTGAATAAGACTTTGTAAATCCTCATTTACATACTCTGGTATAGACTTTTCTGAATCATCTGCCCATATGTCATTAGTATCTAAAGGTGGAGTATCTGATATAACAATGTTCGTACCACTATCACCACTCCCACCTTGTACTATTGACCAACCTCTGTTATTATTTCTGTTTTCCCAACTAGTTAATCGGTAATAAGCCTACTTATCCTGTACGTACCATTCCTAACCTATAGCGTCATTATTACTGTTGTCTTTACTTTCACTAAGTATCGCATCAGCAATATTATATAGATCGTTCGTAGTAGGTACTTGTTTATGCCCAGAAACCTATGTTGCATTAATTGCTCCATAGGCTTTAGGGTTATTACTACCAATCTTCGACGGGAATGTGATTATACTTTCTGTCATTTAAAGTTTAGTTTAGCACTAGTAAATGCTCCTGGATTATCAGAAGTATATACTCTCATTGTTAATTTAAGTCCAGTATCTGTTACAAACTACTCTTCACTATAATTGAAAGCTTGAGTAACGTTGTATGCATCATTCTAAGTAATAGTAGTTAGCTTAGGAAAGTTACTAGGATATTTATATACAAAGTATTCATTGCTACTGGTAGTAACATTACTTATAGTTATATTCTAGCTAGATACTAATTGTTTCTTTAAGCTGTCTTTTACTCCATAATAAGCTGGATATAGGAAACTAATACTACTTGTAGCGGTTTCTCTATCGTCTCCTGTTGCAGGTACTAATGTACCATCTATTATCTCATAACCAGTTTTAGGAGCTTTTAACGTAATATAATAATTAGTATTTGATAATGTTTCCATATCTACTAAGGAAGATATTTCACCATCCTTAGTTAATTCATTAAATACGTTGCTTTCCATATCCTCTGGATCTTTATAATTCTACTTAGACGACCACATATAAGTACCACTCCATTTATATTTATCTCCTATCTCAGCATTTATAGATAAGGAGTTACTACTATTACCAGTTCTAGTGTTAATCCAAGTAGTCATAAGTGTTGGTTTAACTAGCGGTATATTAGTTTCCATATCACCGCTACCTCCACCTTTGACTTCACTCCACTGGGCATTTTGTCTAGCGTACTGTTTACCATCAATAGGCGCTTCTTCTATACCGCCACCTTGCTGATATATATTGTAAATAACTCTACCGGTATAGCATTCAGGTTCTGTATATGGAGTAAACAGATTGCAGACAGTAGCTAAACCTAGAGGTATATCTGTACCTATTTGTCTCTAACAACGGCATATCATTGCCTTTAACATCTACCTATCTTGAACAAAGTCTACTTTATCTAGTAGACTTGTTAGTTCATTAATACAGATAGATGTTAAAACATCTCTGTAGTTTATCTTAACAGAGTATCTTAATTGTTTATCTACTTTAGTAATCATTATCCAAATTTTATAAAGCTAGCCGTGAAACCTGTAGAATACTCTATCTATAGAGTAGAAGCAACTCTATTATTCAATGGACAAACCTATACTAATTCATTGGCTACTATACCATTAGTAACGTCATCAAAATCAATCAAAAAATTATCTGGCATTTTGATTTTAATTAATTTTACCGCAGCAAATTTATTCTCTATTGCGACTCCATGATAGTATTTACCATTGTACACGAATCCCTTAGGCATTCCTGTAAAATTACCTGTAATAAGGACTGTTCTTAGTGTACCATCATCTATTCCTGCAATGTTAACAAAGGTATATTCAGACCAGTATTTATCAGGATTAGTAGCACTAACGAACCATCCTTCTGCAACACTAACGTGTCCATAAGAACCTTTACCGACCGTTGCATTCGCGTCTCTCTTCAGAGTTATAGTTCCACCGGAATTATTTATAAAAGCCCAACCGTCATCGTTTCCAGTTACTAATTGTGGCACTGATTTATATGCTCCTTTAACATATGCAGAGTTAGCAACTAGTTTACCTGTTTTACCATTTACATAAAAGTTAGGTGAAAACGATCCACCATCAGGATTTGATGGATTAAAGTTCTCATAAGCATCCGTACTAGCTCCAGAAGAAGTGACACCTTGCTGGCTAAACATATAATTTCCATTGAATACAAAACTACCTAACGTACCATTATCTGCTATTAATAACTTGGTGTATATTGCGTCATATTGCTCCATAGGTATCCATGTGGCATTGTCTTCATACTAGTTGTAATTATCCTCAGGAGTTTTATTTTCATTAGCAGTACCTAACCAACTAGTTGTTTTATTCATTACCCAATAGTTTTCTCCATGTAGTACATATGGAGCCTTAGTATCTGTAGCTGTATATGTTACGGTAGCATCATATATTCCAGCCGGGTATACAATTCTACCGTCTCTGCCATCCTTACCATTAACGCCATCTGATCCATCAATACCATCTTTTCCTTTAAATAAACTCCAAGTATATACCATAGGATCTGTACTCTCAGTAGCTGTACTATTGTTTACAGATATACCAATATACTTGGTATTGTCATTTGGTATATCATAAATAGTACTACTAGATGAAGTAGGTAAGGTATCAGCATACTTAATCCATGTGTATAATGTTTGACCGTCATCACCTTTTGGACCTGCTACGCCTTCTTCTCCTTTTATTTTAGACCAAGTATAATCACTAGGATCGTTAGACTCTACAGCTGTATCTTTATTGTATGCTAAACCAATATAGTCTTTACCATCTGGGAAGTTACTTATACCATCACCACTAGCAGTATCAGCATATCTGATCCAAGTATAATAAGTCATACCGTCTTCACCTGGATCACCTTTAACTCCTTGTGGTCCTTGTTCTCCAGTATCACCCTTATCGCCTTGGTCTCCTTTATTCTTCTACCATTTGTATACTAATGGATCTTGAGGATCAGCCACATTATGATCTGCACAAGTACCTATATAAGCCTTATTAACAGAACCAGACACTGTAAATCCTATTACTTCTGTTACTACTCCGTATCCATTAGTAATTATACCGTCTGCAAATGCTATATGTACGTAAGCTGAATCTCCAGCAGGACCTTTGATACCACCTACGTTGTTCCATGTTAAACCATCCCATACGTACAGATCTCCATTTACTACGTAGGCATCTCCTATGTTAGCGGATTCAGGAAGTTCTTCTACAGAAGATACACTACCCTTAATATTAATGGAAGTGCCATCAGCACCATCTTTACCAGGTTCTCCTTTCTCTCCCCATTTAGCCCATAAAGCAGGAGTACTAAATTCACCCCATGTATTGTTTTGGTACTTTCTTTGGCATACCCATTCATACATGTTATCTGCATTTACCCCACTAGGATTATCGGTCCATCCGCTTGGTACAAAATCATCTTCCTGTGATACATCGGTAGGTCTATCAGGTGCTTGATTAGTAATAGTTCTCTTATAAATATACTCTACACCATCACCGTCTCTACCGTCTGATCCCCATTTAGCCCATATAGTAGGAGTACTCCAATCTGACCATATACTATCTGTTTTAGTTCTAACACACATCCATTCATATTGCATAGTAGAACTAATGCCTGATGGATGATCTGTCCAACCAGCTGGTACATCTCCATCTACATTTGTACTAGTAGGTTTATCAGCTTCAGTAGGTTGTCTATTAGAAGTACAATATATGAACTCTATAGATTTACCATCCTTACCGTTTTCCCCGTCTTCTCCTGTTAATCTTACTGGAGGAGCCCATACACCGTTAATTGAACCTGTTGGTAGGAATTGTGCCCATGACATCCATATAGTGCCTACTAAATTAGAGTCTGTAGTATACCAGCCTATAGGCGGAGTGAATACGTTACTATCTGGATCCCAACTACCTCCTGTAGGAGTAGTAGGAGTTATTTCACTAGATGTAAATATAAATGCAGTAAAGTTGGCTGATATACTTTGTCCAGCATCTCCTTTATCACCTTTATCTCCCTTGTCACCTTTTTCGCCTTTCCATTCACGCCATTTACCCAGTGTCTCATCTGACGAGTTACTAGAGTTAAATTTATAGTGTTTATTAGTAGAAACGCAATAAGATATATGTCCTTCATCTATATCACTATCTGGACAAGATTTCATGTCTTGTAATGTAGTGAACTAATCTCTTGCGAAATTAGGCAATTTACTTCTGTGATCAAAATTATCTATAATCTGTATCATATATCTTTAATTAAATGTTATCTTGTAGTTAGTTACAGTAGATGGAGTTTTAAGTACATATACATAGTACATCTCATTGTTAACCGCTACTTCTGTACGTTCATAGGAATCATTAAGGTTTTGGTTGTTATAATCCCTAATGTTAGTTAATATACCAAATGATTTAGGATATGCATAACAGTTCTTCTAAGCGTTCTACGTAAATGCAGGAGTAGTATAAGTCTTAGTATCTTTAATAATGTCACCACTGGATAGATTCTTAATAGAATCTTCCGTAGGTGTGAAGTTACTTACTACTACACCAAAGTATGAAGGATTAACAAATACTGCTTTTGCAGTACCGGTATACTCTACTCCAGCTTTAGTGACTACAACATTATAAGTAGTATCAGTAGATACATCTAAGTATGTCTTACTAGTCTGATTAGTAGCAATGGATTCACCGTTAATCTTAATATCATCAGGAGTATCTTCGGTAGATCCCTGAGTAAATGTCCATTTAACTGTTACTGAAGTAGTAGTACCTTCTTTGTATACTCCACCTCCAGTTACGGTTAATTTATAAGGGAACATAGCTTGTTCTAGTCTATCTACTCTAGCTTCTAACTCTGATAGATCTCCACTACCAGATCCAGATTCCAACCATGTACCATCAAAAGTAGCATCACCTTTACGCGTAACAGTACCATATGCAATAGTATTTGTACCGGTTAACGTACCTCCGTTAATAGTACCACCTTTGAAGTATATCGCACAGTCCTCTGGCATAATTATAGTTTCACCTCCCAAGTAGAAGTCATACTCAACTACATACAATGTATGAGCTTCGAGATCATCTTGAGTAAGTACATTATTCTTTCTCTTGCGCAGTATCTTATAACCCATACCACTATTCTCTAGTGGTTCATACTCCTTATCAGCGAACTTAATACGCAGATTCTCATCAACCATTAAGTCCTCATTATCAGCTGTAATTATACTTAAAGGCTGCCAATATGATCTATTATCAATACTAACATTAGCAGGTACGTCCTTAATAGATATAAAAGATCTGTATGCTGAGTCGTATACTAAGCATAGTCTATCGTAGGATCTAGCACTATCGTGTAATCCATCTGCTGTTAAGGTTACTTTACCAAGTAATTTTGTGTACTCCATTGTAGAATAGTTTAGTATCAGGTTTATTGAAGTCTGTTACATTATCATCATGAAAGGTAATCTATTGATCTGTCATATCTACTTCTACAGTAGGGTAATCAACATAATCGGATATCAATACTAAATTACCTTTATAGTCTACAGTAACAAAAAAGAATTGATCTAGAGGACGAATACATTCGTTGTTGCGCCTGCAACATTTACAACGAGCACACCCCGTTAATACATTTCTAACATCCATTACCTTCGTTTGTTTTACTAACATTAACGCCCATTAGACGTGTCAAATCTAAATAATACTGCATTGCTTCTTTATTATGAGAAGTAGCAATAGCCTATTCTAACAGTTGTCTTTTGAACACTAATATCATTATTTTCTACATCTACTTATCATCTAAGCAAGTGTTACAGTAACAATGTAACATCTTTATCTCAGCATTATATAACGTATTAGGATCGTATACGATTCCGTCTATGTAATCACTTACATAATTCTCGGTAGTACAATACATCTTGATATACTTCATGTTACCATCGAAGCTACTAATCTTATTAGATGTAATACTAATTTCATAGTTATATACAGTAGTTACCAATTCTGGCTCGCCTTCTTTAACTATCTATCTTACTGTAATAGTACTATTAGTGCTGTCAAACACGTAGTCTTGGAGCTCAGGATCGTCACTGTACAAATTGTCGATGTTACTACATTCGTTTACATAAATAGTATGATCTATCTAATCTCCAACGATAGATACATCTGATACTACTTCGAACTTAAGTATATCGTCTTTTATATTTGCGTTTACTATTTTATTCATATTATCAAAATAAAAAAAGTGGAGTGGGAAGGAATAATCCAACCCGCCCCACTTCGTTATTACAGTAATTTATTATTAGGCTGCTTTACCAGAAATAAATGCTTCGATACCTTTAGCAACGATAGAATTAGCAAAACCACTTGAATGCTTAACGTACAATTCAGTAGTAAGCGGAGTAGTTTTGATATACTGGTTATCATTACTTAAGTACAGGTTATCGTTTTCGATAGTAATGTAATCGTAAGTAGCACCTTCTTCTACCATTCTAGCCTGTTCTACTTCAGGATATGCACCAGTAAATACATGACCTTGGTAACCCATGAAGCGTACTTCAGCGTCACGTACTTGTTTCCAGTAACCTTTACCCGGTGTACCAGGAGTTTTAACAATAGTAGCACCTGGAATAGCCATCGGCTGATTGCTCAACAGAGCACCCGGAATAGTAGTATAAAGAGTAGCTTCCATGCTAACTACTGAGTATTCACTCAAAGAGTAAACGCCTTCGTTATCATCTTTTTCCATTGCAGTCAAAGTAATAACAGCAGCAGCAGCTTGAGCCTGAATTCTACGATTTTTGTGTTTGTTGATTTTCTTAACGATAGCAGCAGCTAAATCCTCAGCATCAGCAGAGTTAGCGTATACTTCATAAGTATGGGTAAACTGACCCGGTGCTTCATAGATATCTTTGTATACCATTCTCAGTACATATCTGTGACCAGCAACGATCTCAGCATCAGTAAGAGTGATAACAATTTTATCTTGAACAGGAGCTACATATTCGCCAATTACAGCAGATGGTTTAGAAGCCTTCTGGATTTCATTACCGAATTTAATGTTAGCTTTCTGTGCAACTGTACCATCCGGCATAGTTACATTGATCTTATTCTGAGCTACACCTACATACAAAGAAGTAGCGTTTGCTGCATCAGCAGCTGTTTTAATGATAGCTCTATTCTGGTCGAACAAAGCAACGTCGCCTGCTGAAAGTGCATCAGCTGTAGTATATGATGCGGGCAGGTTTTTACCGATTAGAATATAATCTACATGTTGGAGCATCTTAATTTAATTTAAAAAGTTTAACAATGTGCGCTCATGTCAACTTAAGTTCATCTTCTACTTTCACTTAGATTTCCACGTCGATGAACGCTTATTAATCGTCAGATCTATCTGACTTAGTTGAAGCAGCTTCTGATAGATATAGTCTAACCGCAGCATCAACAATTTCTTGGTGAGTTACTTCAGGTAACTCTGTGTATTCTTCTTTCAGATTACTACCTAAATCTTTAGGATTTCTTAAGTAAGTTACAATATACTTAGTAATACCATACTTACCATCGGTTATCAAGACTATTTTGTTCTCCGTATATAAGCGAACAGGTCTGGCTTGATTGTGGTGCAAGTGGTATTCTGACAGACTGTTTTCTAGAATTCTATCTACTGTTTCTATGGTAGCTTCTAATACGTCTCTTGTCCTAACTACTAAGAGTGGGCAAGCATTAGAATAAATATCAATATAAACTTCTTCACCTACTGTAAACACATAATCTTCAGGGTAGTCTGTTAACCATCTATTATCTTCTGTACTAAAGTCAGACTTAGTATATATCTTCTTACTTACTAAAGTACGTAGTTTATCTGTTATCTCTTGGTTTTGTTGAAAAACTCTATATAATGACTTAACATATTCATCTTTACTTCTGTTGATATAATGAAATATCATATCTGAAGTAAGCTTAATAGTAGTGTTATATCCTGGAACTATACTCTACAACTATCTCTCGAATGCTATTTGGAATTGTCTTTCGGTCATAATTATTCAGATAATTGGTTCAACTATAGTTTGGTTGATGTTCTTTGAGATTCAATATTCTCTAATGCTAATACTACAGCTCTATTGATTATCTCATTCATCACATCATCTGGTAAGTCTAATTCGCTATCAGGCTTAGTATAATCAAATGGTGTAGGTCTCTTGATATAAGTAATATCAACTGCATATTTACCATCAGTAGGTTTATACTGATTCTCTTGCATCATGATAGGATCTACATATATGAGTAAATCATTATCCTCTAGTACGGCAACTGGGAATTCCACCCATGGTATATTATTATATGTCTACTTAAATAAACCAGCTGTATTGTGATCCACTAGTAAGCAATTAGTAGGGTAATTACCATATTTTAATTGAATACCCCATATAGTGAATCTCTCTCCGTTATTATGCACATTCTCTAATAAGAACTCATTATACTCTGTGTTAGTAGCAGATATATTCTTATCTGTACGTACTAGAGCATCTAGTTCTGAGATTCTCTATTGAGATCCTTCAAAGCCTATCTTAAGTATATTGTTGCCGCTTATCTTATTACTTAAGATCTCAATCTAAGCTTGATTAAGAAATAAGTCTGTCTCCTAAGGTAGGAATGCAGGAGCACCACCGAAGGCAACTCCCTAAGCATTCTTATCTAGGATAACTTTAAACTAAATATGTGCAGTACGGTTATTCATTATTTAGACTTAATTTCATTAAGTATTGCCATCTTGATATCACTGTTCTTCTTGTCTTTCAAGTAAGCAATAACATCTTCAAGACCATTACCAATCAAGTCAGTACCAAAGTAATAATTAGCTCTGTTCTTTCTGATAATGTTTTTAGAGATAGCTTCTTCAATTACGAAGTTAATTTCTTTATTAGGATTATCAACCCACTTCAACATGAAGTTCTTAGGTGACTCTTCAATCTTCTCTCCCATCTTAGCTTCTACAAGCTCATTAGACATAGTATCAGATTTAATACCATAGAGTCTCAAACACTTACGCATATCTTCAATAGACATCTTATCCATCTCTCTATATGCTTCACGTTTAGCTTTATTGATTCTATTAGTTTCTTCTGCCTCATTGTCACTGTTAGTCATCACATAATCAGTAGAAGGTTTAATCTTATTAATACCATCTGCTACTCTTTTATGACTCTTCAGGAACAGATATTGAAGTTCATCATAAGGGTTTTCTGTATGCAGTATAATACCGTCTCTACCTATCTTGCAACCGAAAGTTTTCCAAAACTCACTAGTTGATGACAGCTGTCCTTCTGCATAACCAATTTCTTTTTCTAGACGTCTAGCGTTTTCTTCTGTAAGACCTGTGTAACGGTTACCTGATCTTGTCCAATAAGATCCAACCCAATCAAAACACGTAGGCCATTTAGTAATACCAGTCCAAGGATTACTTTTAATAATTTTAACGATTACTTCCATAATATAAATATTAGAATATCCAGTTATAAGGGTTTGGGGCCCGAAGGCCCCTAGGTTACAGAGAAATTAACTCTTACTCTGCCTCCATGATAAGTTCACCGCAAGCTCTTGGATCTCTCAACATAATACCCATTTCACCAAGGAAGTATACGGTATAACCGTCCTTACCATTAGATCTCAGAGTATTCTTAGAGTTAGCATAACCAGACGGAGCAACAGCACCACCAGTATACCAAGTTACGAACTCACGACCTTTACGAACTACTTTTACGATGTTAGCCTCACCATCACGTCTACCAAGATCCAGGAATGTTATACGATAAGATTCCAGAGGTTTCTTAGTAACTGGATGTAACTTACGGTTGTAAGTCAAGTCATCGTAAAGTGGGAAATATTTCAGAGTCAATTCGATTCCATTGGTCATCTTGTAAGTCTTGAATTGACCACCGAAAGTCAAGTTATCACCAGAACCAGTTACGAATACTGTATCAATCAAGTTCATGTTAACAACTTTTTCTTTCAAGATTCTGTCGAATTCTCTCATACCCATTTCACCAGTCAAACCAACAAACTTACGTTCGTTAGTACCCAGTACATTGTAAGAAAGATCGAACAAGAAATCTTCCAACAGTTCTGCTGTCAATTCAGTGTAATAACGTCTATTTGATGGAGCAATCTGTTCCAGCAAACCAGCACCAATAAATACTGGACGACCGTTAGTACCTTTCAAATTACAAGAACCATCTTTGTTTACATTGTTTTTCATGTAAACCAACATTCTTTCACATCTCTTATACCACTCACGCATAGCAACCCATTCCTGATAGTCTGCCCACAAGTAAGAAGATTTACCTGTTTTAGGATCTTTCAGTGCGATAGCCATAACCGTAGAATAAGCTGAACCAGTAATATCATAGTTAATACGAATTGTCGTCAGATAATTACGCATTTTGAAATGAGTATTATAGTTCAGGATATCACCTTCTTCACTGTATTCTTCTACAGCAGAAGCAAGACGTGATACTTGGCTACCAGGAGTCAGCAGGTCAGCAGGGATATAAGATGAAGCTTGTCCGTCTGCTACGAAGCAAGTGTAAACCCAAAGGTTACCATCTTGGTAAGGAGCACCAGCTACACGTACTTGGTATTCTTTATCATCAAATTCCAAGATAGCTGTAGGACCGAACCAGTTATCTTCAAGCCACAATTGGATAGGAGTATTACCCAGACCCGGAGTAGAATCAGAAGTAATAGCAGCACCGTTCCATTTTGCATCTCTAATTGTAACTGCTCTATCAGCATCAATCATTACACTCCACTCCCAGCTCGGTTGGTCAATCGTCATAACGTTACCAAGACCACCTGTCAACATATCCAGGGAAGTGTTGTAACCGCTATCCTTAGTTCCGAATACATAAGACAATACGGTAGCAACCTGATATGGGTTCTATTGCGAAGCTGCACTGATTTTAGCAGTGTCAATCAAGTCTGAAAACCATTTACCTTTGTATAAAACTAAGTTATTTAGAATATTATTATCCATAAAATACTAGTAATTTTAATTTATTTAGTTTATTATTAATTTACACGCAACTGCTGCGCAAAAGACTTCCACATATCTATATCGCTAGTGTTGTCCGTTTTCTTCGTCCTTCTACTTACTCCAGTTTTATTCAAACTATTTTTGAACTTACTGATGGCGTCACTAGAACCTTCGTTCTTCGCAGCTTTAAGTAGTGTATCGCCTTTCATTGTAAAGTAAGCAGACTCGAGTAAATTCTTTACGCTCTTGGACCAGTCTTTCTGATACTGTGTCTTACCATCAGCGTCTGGCTTAAAGATATACTCCAACAGTTGTTTTTTATCCTTTTCTGGGATTTTAATACCACGTATATCTTGCATGCCTTTTATTTCGTTGACAACGCTATTAAAATACTCCTGTTGACGCTTTGCAGCTTCTCTAGCTTGGTTTTCTTGATCTTTCAATAGCTGTTGTTTCTTGTTCTCTCTAATCTCTTTTAAGGCTTCTAAAGCATCTTCTGCTTCATCTTCAAGTAACCCAGCATCTTCATACTTAGTAAGTTTCTTATCAATTTGCTTATTACTATAACCTTTCTCTTTAAGGAATTCTTTAAGGATAATCTTCTGATTCACTTCATTATCTTCAATACTAAAGTCTTCCAGATCAAGTTCACCATCAATCTCAAAGTAATCTCTCAAGTTACCACCATTCTTTACAAAATTATCCAGTGCTTCTACTTCTTCACTAGCATATTGTGGCACTGAGTTCTCTTCGATTACTGCTTGAAAATAGTCTACTAACTCTTCTGGTGTACTAGGTACTTCGTCATCGTCACCCATTTCCCATCCGAATTTCTCCGCCATTACACCAAAAAATGCACTTACTGCATTACTATCTGGTTCATTAGTTGGTTCTTCAACTACTTCTTCTTCGATCTCTTCTTCAGATTCTGATTTCTTATCTTCTTTCTTACTTTCTTTTTTAGGCTCTTTAACAGGTTCTTTAACTTCTTCTTCCTGTTTATCATCCTTTGTATCCTCTTCTTTCTTAGGATTACGCAATGCTTCCAGCTCCTCGTCTGTCATTGATTCACCTACACTATCTAGGATATCTTTGTTTTCATCATTGCCAGCGGGCTGTGTTTCTTTCTTAGGTACATTAGCTCCTGGCAGGAAGTCTTCAAATACTTCAAAACCGTTTAATGTAATTTCGTCCATAATTATATATAATTAGATTATTTTTTCTTTCTTCCTTTGTGTTTCCACTTCTTAGCATTCTGTGCAAAGATAGCACGTTTGCGTGTCAATGGGTTCTTACTATGAGTAAGTTCTTCGGTACTCTTACCGGTTCTCTTCTTTAAAGCATTGAACTTACCTCTATTCTTCTTTTTGATATGTATACCACCGTCCTTATAACTAGGTATCGGATATTGAGGTAGTATCAGTACTGTGTCTATCAGGTCGCTCATATTGTTTTTACTATTTGATAATTCTCAATAATGAGAGTGTTTATTATATTGATTAGTTTATCTCTAGGAAGTTCTTCAATAGCTTCTAGCATCATTTTTTGATATTTACCTATTTCTGGACACAATTCTGGATCTTTATCTGGATCGAACTAAGGTTTTCTATTTACCTCTTCTAAGTCATTTTGAAAATAGTAAGTAGGTTCCCCAAAGCTCTCTTGGTACTCGTGTTGCCTCAAAACAGCTTCTGCATAATACTAGAAGTCTAGACCGTATATGTCTTCTGTAGTTATTCTCATTCCTAATTATTTGAATATACAGCGGCTGCACCTACTCCTAGTAAAGGTATAGAATTAAACCACTTAGTATAAGTTTTAATACTTTTAAATTGTTCAGATGCTCTAAATATTCCTTGCATTCCATCAATGCCTTTGATCTTATTTAGAACATTTTTCATCATTTTATCACTTACCGTATCACCTCTGCTATCTATCATACCATTCTAGAACATATACTCTCTTAATTGATTCATATGAGCTTTCTGCTCAGATGGATTAGAGAAATATTTATCACGGCTATCGACTTTCTTGTCTAAGTCTTTACTCATTTGATAGAACATGTTATTACCGGCTTCAGCATTTAGATAGTCTCCCGTTTGTAACATATCCATATAATGACTCATTTCATGTTCTGTCACATTAGGTATTTTATGATCTATTTTACTGATTCCATAAGTAAATTGATCTTTATTATGTTTAGTCATATCACCAGCTTTAGCCATACTTAGTTGATCATCTAACAGTTTTACATGCGGTAAACTAATGGGATCTAGATTGTAAGCTAAGAATGCATCTGCATAAGATGTAGAATAGTCTGTACCAAACTGGTTCTTTACCTACTCAGCTCTACGTAAATAAGCTGGATCATCCATCAGACGTTCTACTGTATTATATACCTCGTTTACAGTTTTAGTTCTCAGAGCTAATTCTTTACTTTCCTATTCGATCTATTTATTTAGTAGATCGTTTGTTAGATTTTTATTTACTGTTGGAACTGCTCGTTTAACTCTATTTACTGAAGACGGTACAAATGGTAATACACTAAATAGTGCTAACCCTGTACCTAACCAATCTTTATTTTTAGCAGAGGAATAGGCATCATATATACTTATAGCATCACCAACCGGTGTAACGTTAGCAGCATCTTCAATATCACCTACAGGCTTCAATCCTCTGACGAATGGTTTCCCAGTGAATCTATCAATTTCATCAGTACTATTGTCATAATAATCATCCAACTGACTTTCAGTATACTTACGACCATATCTATCCTTATATAACTTACCTTTATATGGTTGAGGCTCTTCAGGTATTACAGGTTTATTAGATGGTGGTATTTCTCCGCCATCTGCATAAGCTTTAAAGTCAAAATAAGTCTTACCGGGATTCTACTCCCGATAAGTCTTAAATGCTTTCATCCTTTGTTTAAACGCGTTTCTGTCCATCTTTCCTTAAAGCTACCAATTTTAAGATACTTCAACCAAGAGTAATGCTTTCTAGTTTCAGGATACGTGTAATCATCTTGGTTATTATATGCTTCTTCTTCAAAAGATACATCGTGGTAAACAGTACTTTGTTTAGAAAATAGTCTGCATAATCTTATAAGAATGTATTCAATGCCATACCATAGATAGAATGGTATCCATAACATCTCCTACATCTACTTGAGATGAATCTTCTCATGGTTGTAGGACTTAGCTGATATTTTACTTTTATCTCTAGTAAATATCAAACCAAACAGGTTAATGTATGAGTAACCCTTAAATGGTATTAGTTTATTCTGTATTACCTTCATCTGTAAAATATAATTTTAATAGATTCTCTAAATACTCTTTACTGTTACTAAGTTTATTCAATACTACAGAATATTCTGATTTAGTATCTATTACAAGTAATGATACCTTTACTTTTTGTTCTTCATCACGTATAGGAGTGTAATCTGTAGAAGCAGCACTCCACGCTATACTATATCCAGATTTATAATTTTCTGGATATTTAGCAACTAATTCTAAACATTCTCTATATTTCATTACTTCTCTCCTGATACTTTATTGCGTAATGCTGTACGAGCCTTTAGTCTTTCACGTTCCATTGCAGAATCGTCCTTCTGTTTCTGAATATCTTTCTGAGCCTGTAACTTCTGTTTTTCGAGTTCTATCTTCTTATTCTCGATATCCCTTTTAAGATCCTGTTCTCTCATCTTAGCTCTAATATCAAGTTGTTTAGAAGCTTCGTCTGACATCTGTTTTCTCTCTTCTAATGCTTGTGCTGCTATTTCCATAGGATCTGGTATACCATTGTCATTCTGATCCATATCCTCTGTACCTCTATAAGCATTAAGCTGAGCTACCGTGATCTTCGTAGCATTATCAGCATCAATCTTATACTTCTCAAGATCGAGCTTAGCTTCTTCTATCATCAACTCTTCCTCTCTAACTTCATTTTCCATTTGAGCCATTTGCTGTTCACGTTCAGCTTGAGCTTGTTCCATAGCCTGCTGTTGTTCCATACGTTTCTGCTCGATTTCTTCTAATCTATTCTTGATCATATTGACATTATCCAAAGTAATAATCTCAGCTATATCAAGCAGGCTAGCTCCATTCTACATAGCTGGCTGCATTAAATTCTTCAATGCTTCGAGGTTCTGTTGATTCTTAGTAGTATCTTCTACAAATACATCTAGATCTTCGTAGAACATCTAATCTGATAATGTTATAAATGCTCTAGTTGCATCATCAAATACATATTGCAACGATGTTTTAGTATCTTTCCATGCATACCTAGCAGTATTAAGTAACATTACTAATGTCTCTCTTTTTACTTGATTATGTGTCCAGAACCATGGTTCAGTAATATGAGCAGACTGTATTACGGATCTCTCTACATTACCTACTAACTCATTAGATGAGATAGCTCCTTCTCTCTGTTTAGATACGCCGGTAATCTCAGACAACATTGATTCAATCTTATCCATCAGCTTAATGTATTGATCTATAGTATTAGCCATAGTAAGATCTAAAGCTGTAATTTGATTGAACTACGATGGTTTGCCTCCCTCTCTACCAGGTATATCCCAACCTTCTTCATAAGGATTAATGAAGTTAACTCCTAGTGCAGATAAGTAATGCATCCATTTAGCTACATCAATGTTCATAGATTTAGGTATCTAAGTAATATCCATATTCACTACTTTACCTTTATCTCTAGCCATTGCTAACTCTAGTCTATACCACAGTACTATATACATATACTGCAACGGCTTCATCATACTTACTAATGACCTAGGTCTACTATTAGTATTATTGTATATCACACCGGTATACGGTAATCTTTGTGCATTAGGATTATCAGCTGATACATGTTGGTATTCAAGAGGTTCTATACCAAAGTATAAGTCTTCACCTGCTCTATATCCTTCCCACGTTTCAATGATCCATTTCCATTCTACACTAATCTCCATACCAGTTACATTGTATGACTCGTCTACTATATACTCTACTGGTTCTCCAGTTTCAGGGTCAGCTATAGTTACGAATGCAATCTTTCTAAACGACTGCCAACAACAGTGCCATACACTTATACTACTAGATGAATCAAATGGGTTAGTAGTAAAACCGTTAATGTTGTGCATCTTGAAGTGTGGGAAGTCCATAGACGTCTTTCTTACTTCAGGGTTAATACCACCTTTAGCACCATCTTCCATCATATCTAACAACTGATTTAACTGTTTTTCAGACAGTTTGTCATAGTATCTATCATAGATATCTGTAGCTGATAGTTTCATCTCATATACGCACCATTGTGCGTCATGAATGAACTCTAGGTCAGATGTATCAGTATCATAATCAAAGTAAAGAGGATTGATACGTTCAAGGCAGGGATTACCATTCTATATTCCAACATAGTATACCTCTTCACCACCTATCAATGCATCTTTCCAACCTTTATAGAACTCATGAGTAATGTTCAACTTATTCTTTAAGTAATTAAGACTATGATAAGCAGTGATCTCTGCTATATCCTTATAGTCTCTACTCATGTACTTCTGTATTTGTTCAGGAGGCATAATCTCACCAGACTGTAAAGCTTGCTGATATCTTGCCTGCTCTTCTGGTCCTAACTTACTCATGATGCTAGCTTGTATATAGTCTATTAGCATCTACTTAGCTTTGTCTTGCATTTCGCTAGTAGCTATATCACTAGTACGTACCACTCTAAAGTTAAATGGTCTTTTAGTCTCCTCACCAAGTAATAAGTCAATTTTAGGCTTGACAATATTATAATCCTAAGCCATTGCAGGGAATCCATCTTCCTGCTTAAATGGATTTGTAACATACTTTAGATCCTTCTCATTGTATATACTATTATACAGATCGTAGTATGTCTACATTTCTTCCTTGCGAGTTCTGTTATTACCATTTCTAGAGCCACCCATGCTCTTTCCTATTATATAATCTACGCAAGACTCTCTCCAATCTTGAGTCTTCTTAGACATGGGTAACTTCTAAATAGGGAACTGATTAATATTCTTCATAGTTAAAACATATATGCTTCTAAATTATCTGTGACTTCATCGTCATGAAACCACGCTTGAGTAAAGATAGGACCTTCAAATAGTACCCTATTCTTATTCTCTTTCTTCTTTTCTTTAACCTTGAGATTATAGAGCTGTTCTCTATAGATCATTACTTGCATCAACGCCATGACCCTATCGAAGTTTCCTGTGTCATTATAGCTTATAAGTTCTTCTAATAGCGGCTCTGATAGTATGTTATGTAAGTTCTTTTTACCGGGTGCTTGTTCTTCATTTAGCCAGTCTTTGATTAAGCCTTCGCCCCATTGCTTAATCTATTTATTCATGTGACAACCCTTTTTTCTCTATACTTTGGAATTACCAACTATATCTGATATGATATCTGGTTGATCAGCAAGTAAATAGTCACAATGCTTAGCTGTGAAGTATGGGAATAGACCTTTACGCTCATTCTCATACATTATTCTACCATTGTAGTATATTGCTAGTTTACGCAGGTTTTCGTAGTATTCTTCTGCTGTCTAAGGCCTTCCAGTGTATTCAGCGACTATTATATCATAATAGTTCTCAAAGCTCTAGAATCGCTTGTAAACGAACGTAGAGCCCAATGAATTAGTACCTGACTAGTCATGGTCATACGGGTCTACCCCAAGTATGTACAGACCTATAGGGGCATCTGGTACTGGGTGTTCCCATATTACTATCGAACCAGTTGGGTCATCGTCTCTCTTCAATGGGTAGTGAGTTATGTCTCCTAACTTCTTGATAACCCATTTGAGGGATCCATCCGTATTCCATACCAAGTCACCGACCTACTTATGATTACTTAGATGTTTATTGATCCTAATCTTGGCTAATTGCTCTTGTAACTCCTTCTTAGGGAATATGTTACCTCCGAACTCTAAACATGCCTCCTAGGGCGTTATACAGTGTTCTGCGACGTATCTATCTACTGCTACGGAGTTAGTAGCATTCTCTATTACTTTTTTACGATCTGTTAGTATATACTCTAAGGATTTCTTACGTAATGTGTTACCATCTACGTCCATATATAGACGGTTACCTTTATCGTCACGGAAGTCCATGTTAGTATACTACGGTATAAAGAATCCGCACTTCTTATCAGATGGAGTCTCATCCCATATGTTATCAAAGCCTAGACAGTTGTAACCATCTGGGTTATAGAACATATCTTTAAGAGTTTCAAAATGGCTATCTTCGTCACCGCCAGTACCGAATGCAATCATAGTACCGAATGCCATACCATCTTGTTCTACAGACGGTCTAGCGATCTGCCATGCCGCGCCTAGTTCAGAGAAAGAACCAGCTTCCTCAAATATAATAAGTTTACCTGCTTTACCACGTACTACGTCTGGATTATCTTTCAAAGTAACACCAATAATCTCTGATTTGAAACCTAATTCAATCTCATTACCGTACTCGTCTTTAGTATAGAAACCGGCACGTTTACGCATCTAAGTATTCACAGATCTCTTCTTACCCCAGGCTGTATTCTTGTCTATAAAGTCCATATAGTCCCAAGCCTTAGTAAGTATACCGTCCTCAGTAAGGTATTGCTTGTTACTAGCATAGATGTATGTCTTACTACCTGCAAACAGATAGTAATTACGACATGCCATAGCTGCATTCTTATATGAGTAACCTTTACGTCTACTCTTTAATGCACATAAGTGTTTACCTTCTGTTTCAGCTTGTTCTACTGCCTAGAAGAAGTAATAGTCATAGTCATAGAAGTCAGGAAACTGTAGATCACGTGTTTTCTTTATTGTAGTAGAACCATCTGGATTAGTAATAGTGTTATAGATGATTCTCTGAATAGGACAGAAGTTTAAATAAAAATAGTTATACCCACTGATAAAGTCTCCATCATCAGCAGTATAACCATACTTACATCTATCCATCTATTCATCCCAGTACGCGAAGAACTCTGAAGTTCCTTCTGGGTACTAACAATAATGCCCAGTAGCTAAATACTATAGCGCTGGGCCTCTAAACTTGTCACTATTTTTGATCTATTTCTCGAAATCTACCATTACAAAATAACCTTATAGTGTTTTGGATAAGTCTTATATAGAGTAAATTCTTCATTCAATATGTAATGTATGGTACCTTTACTAGTTATATTATATTTACTCATTAATTGTTTATAAGTGTATCCGTTCTTCCTGTCCTCTCTTATACTTTCGATGACTTCCGCAGAATATTTTCTACTTATTTGACCACAATTTATAGATACTAACTCTCTAGGAATATCATTCTTATTGTCCTTAATTGTTCCAATATCTATATTATCGTAAGAATTATCGTATCTATCTCCATTTAAATGTCTAACTACAATTCCTTCTTTATAGATCTCATCTCCAAATTTTTGATATGCCTGTAATCTATGTATCATACAATGAACCTTCTTATTTTCACTTCTAGGTCCTATTCTGATATCAAAACTGTAGTAGTCTCTCTTGCGATCTTTGATCTTACCTCTTACGTGTACTCCGTTTCTGTTTAAAAGAACTCCTTCTTTTGTAACAGTGTAACCCTTAATAAGGGCTAATTCCTCTGGTTTTATCATATTGTGAATTTTAATTGGTCGGCGTAGTAGGAGTCAAACCCACCCGGTCGGCTTCAGAGGCCACACGGTTTTAGAGACCGTCCATGCAATCGTACATCATACGCCGAAATATGCCGGGGAATACTTATTGTCCGTCCCCGTCGGACCTTTTGGTTATTAGAACCAAGATTTAATTCTTTGCCACAATGAAGGCTTACTTGCCTTCATTATTGCTTCATGTGCTTCATTAATATCCGCCCAAGCTTTTTCTGAACCCTGCGTAGCGTCTATTGTAATAATCAATTGCTTTTTCATATTTAGTTCTATTTATAACACCTATAACGTGTTGTTTAATTCTGGTTATTTTTTACTGTATTATTTTGCCAACTCATAAGGATTGATCTTAGAATCACCCTTAACCTTAGATGTCGTAAGCTCTTCTGTCTTAACTGCTTTCTCCAAGAAATCTAAAGTAATATAGGACCCTTTTACCTTCTCGAATCCAGCCAAGTACTTCTCGATCTTCTTTTCATCTAGCTCCTCACCTAGAGATTGTTCATAGTAATCGCTAAAACTATCTAGTTTACGACGCATATTACGTAACATCTTAAGTAGGTTAGTATCGCAGAATTGCTTATATTGCTCTTCGCAGAGCAGTTCATCATCAGTAAGACTATAGTTGACGTCGTTGAATAATTCTTCTTTGAGCTTAGTCTCTATAGAATCAGAGTTCATACTGAGTACATATGGGCTATCCCATTTGTTCTTCAATACTATGTAACTGATTACTTTAGTAGCGTGCTCTTTGTCTGCCTTATCGGCATCCCATATCTTTTTAAAACATGGGATACCTAAGGCGTCCGAATGAATTATTACTTTACCACCAAGTATATCAAACAGCTTCATTGTATGTTTTGTATTCTTCAGATTTTAATCCTTCTCTAGTTTCAGTGTAGAACTCGTCTAGATCATGAACTGTGGCTGGATCACTAATAACAACTACTTTACTTCTAGTATACCCTGCTTCGTCATATGCATTAAATACGGTCACATAACTGTTAGGCTCTACATCAATTATTTCATCATCAGTGATTACTTGCCCTCCTTTATCTACTCTTGCTACTCTATTAGTAAAGTAAAGGTCAATGGGTCTTCTTACTACGTTGGTTTCAGTATCAAATACTATAAAACCTGATTTGCTTATAATTATCTTTTCCATGTTATTATATTCTATAACCTAAATAATCTTCCTTAACCAATCTCTGGAGTATCTCCTCTGCTCTCTTCAGAGGCACATTCGGGTTCACATACTCCCGATTCGTCCTGTATCTGTGAATTATCTGTTGAAAGTTCCGGATCTCCTTCTACAGACTCTCCTTCGTTATATTTCGCTTCATACTTCTCAGTTAAACGTTTGCAAATAGTATCAACTTCAGTAGCTCTATCGAGCTCTTTTCCCTCTTTACCAGCCTCAACCATTAAAGTAGTCAATTCATCTATCATATCCTTAGTAAAATCCTCGTAAGTAATAGTACCAGCTGTAATTACCTTATCAAGTACTTCATATAGTTTCTTAATATCTTTGGAAGCCTTGTCTGTACCTAACTTATTAAAGTTGTCAAGCTCTATCTTCCACATCATCAGACTCTCTTCGTGTGTCATATTGTTTTAATTTTATTATTGTTTTACTAATGCAACCAGCTATCCATCCAACTAAGTAAGCGTATTGCTCATTGTGATTAGCGAAAGACTGTGTATACATGCCTAATTCATCAAATATATAATCTGCTGCATGTACAGCCTCGTGTGCTTCATCTCCACCTTGTAATGCATCCCAATCTAGTATTATTACTAGAGCTCCTTTAGTTCTGTCAGATTTCTTAGTAACCGGAGCTGTAACTAATACTCCTGTTCCATGCTCTGATTCATAGAGTAAGCTCTTGTAACCATTTGGATCCTCTTCTGAAGTATCTTCCATCTTATTAAAGATGAATATCTTATCTAGTCCTTCTACTTGTCCAGCTACCCACAACATTCTAGGGTATATTACTGGGTCATACGCATCTACTTTTGGCATCTTCTTCATAACGTTTCTTTATCTTTATTTTACCTAAGTAAGCAAACATGACTGGTTTAGGGTCTAAATTACTTATAGATTGATTCGCGAACTTAAATGGACTGTTGCATATTACTTCTATTACTTGATATGGTATATTATACTTATTACTTAATTTAGTATATATACTCGTCTAGTTTCTCATTCCAGTCAACTTTCTTGTAGTATTTACATTTCTCAACACTACTGTCAATATTTAGAGTATTTGGTCTAATCAGGTTAATCACAGTAACTACTTCATTCCAATCCTTAGTAGAAGCTAAATTATATGATATACATCTTAGTTTGTTACTCTCTGATTTACTATACTTTTTGATGGGTTCATATACTATAACATCAGTAAGTGCATCTGAAGTAAGGAGCTCGGTTCTCTGCCCTACTACAGAGAACCTGTTGAATGCCAATGCTTTACCCCTTAATTTGTGCCATAATCTGTTTAGTATGTTATAGTCTTTCCAAAGTATGATTGAACCTGCATCAATTAGCAGTGATCTCATCTTCATCTTTCTTTACTTTTAGTATTATTGTTACTTGTACTCTATCTCCGATTATCTCTGGAATCAAAGCTTTATTAACATGTACTTCATTCTCTCCTCTACCTTTCTGTAGTATACCCTAAGCCTTAAACTTAGCTATGTACCTACTTAAATTATCCGGAGTAATGCCTAAAGTACGATTAACATACTTTCTATTCTCAGTAGATATTACATTCCTATCAATGTTAGGGAGTCTAGGAGTGTTAACATCTAGCTCTATTAAGCAGGCTAACAACTCCATTTCCCTATTAGTTAAGTCAAGTATACCATTAAGACTTTTTAAGAATTCCATTAGTAATTCGGATTTAGATACCGCTTTTACTAATTTATTCATTGGTCAATTCGTCTTTGATTCTAGTTAATACTTTAGTAAGATTGTAATAAACGGTTTCAGCTTCAACCTTAACACACGGTTGAACTTCACCTTTATCAGCCTTTTTCTTCATCTCTTCGTAGTCCTTAGCATAAGTATCAAGAAGAGTGTCAATAAACTCAACAGTTTTATCAATCTTATTATCTCTTGGTTCGATACCAACTGACAAAATACCTTCACTGTACATGTCTTCAGCTGTTCTCTCATCAAGCATTGCAGATCTAAAACCATTCTCGTCTTTTACATCCATAGTAAAAGCACCGAGTTCTTCATCCCAAGTAAGGCTATCGTTTGCTTTGAAAAAGCCAAAATCTCTATTAAAAGTGTACTTCATATTAATCTCTATTTTTATTACCGAGTCCCCATATGGCAAGCCATATCATGGAAAAGCAGAGACCCACAACTATTAATTTTTCCATATGCCTAATAAACGCTAGAATGTTAAAATTGTTAATAGCTTTTAACATTTGTTAACAATTAATTGATATATAAAAAGAAAGCCCGACTTTCGTCGAGCTCTCAATCTTTATATGAAAATGAAATTTAGGAATTGTATCTTATTTAACGGCAATAAGATCATAAGGTTTCACTAACTGAGTATCTTTTACTAGGTCAAAATACATTGCAAATTTCTTATTATAAGCAACTGTATCACCTACTTTGAACTCAACATCCTTTAGATGTGAAGGAATCTTTAGTACGATACCAGTAGCCCAATCAGATTCTACCTCTTTTATCTCTGTCTTAGTATCATACTCGTTAAATCCTTCTTCATCTACTTTACCATTAGGTACTTGTTCTGTAAACTCCTTAGTAACCATAATTGCAGGCAGTGGTTTAACCAACACATCCTTTAACATATTCCACTTAATGCCGTCAACTACTGTTTCTAGTACTTTATCTTCCATAATATTTTAACTTAGTTTATTCCCTTATAACGTATTATTTACTCTGTGGTTCCGCTTTAATCAGTATATTTCCACCATTAGAAGTGCAAAAAGTAATAGCTCTCTAAGGGCACTTCTTACCATTAAACTCACAACCATCACAAGAACCTCCTCTAGCCGGTTCTATGTAGTAAGATGTTCCAGCTATATCAACCGGAGTACGCTCTTTAATTATCTCTGCTAGTTCTGGATCGTATATTGTCATAATCTTTCTTCTCTAAAACTATTCTATCCTTGGCGTCTATTACAAAGTCATCATTTACTTCCCAGAATAGATTATTGTCATAAATCATTATCTCTGTATCATCATCCATGTGATACTTACTACACAATTCTAATAGTTCTTTCAGTGTCATTTTACTTCTACTAATATGTAACCCTGAGTACAGTAATCGGTTACTTTCTTAGTACATTTACCTTTGCCTACTAAGGAACAACCACTACAACCTAAAGTACTTCTCTCAGGTGCTAAGAAATACTTCTTATTATCATAATCTATATACTTACCAGAGTAAGCTGTATTGTTATTTATCTTATGCATAATCAACTGTTAAATATACCTATATCAAACATATCATCAGGAATATTGGCGATATAAATAGATACCGTTACTCCACCAGTAGTCCTAAAATCCATAGTAGACACATCTTTAAACTTAATATCCATCTGTTCTACTATCTTACTAAAGGTGTTTTTACTAACGTATACACTTACTTCTTTAGAGTAAGATTTCAGTAATGGACTTCTAGATGATAATTCTGCATCTACTGCATTCTCTATTAACTGTAATAACTTATTTTCTATCTTAATCATAGTTATACTTTAAAGTAATAATCTAAAGTAAGAGTAGTTGTATGTTAAACTAACTATATACTACTTACTTAGTAACCCCCTTACCCCCATATAAACGTCTAATACCTGTGTTTGGTTACCTATTTGTTAACAATTATTAACAATGTTTAGAGCTATTTAACAGTGATTATTTAACATTATTTAACAAAAAAATTATATAAAAATTTTTAGGGGAGGTAAAATTTTGAGAGAGGGGTTGCGTGTTCGTGAAGCTGCAACAGAATCACTCCCCGATATATGGATACGGAGGAGATACCCCCACACGTGCCACGTTGGTACGGTTGTGTTTCAGGTATCTAAATATTGAAGTGAAGTGCCAAATAACATCAATGCTAGAGTACGAAAT